AGCATTTTCTCCGTTTCAATCCTTTTCTCTTGATTCTACCACGCCGAGCCGTTATAATCAAGTGCTAGTCATCATACTTTTGGTACATATCTTCATATATGTCTTTATATGTCGATATATCGTTTATAATGAGGCGCTGATTACGGGAGAATTTTTGGCGGGACTTCACGTAAATCTTTATATTTTCATGTATTTTCATCAAAATTGGTGTAAATTTTGGTGTAAATGAAGTCCGGTTTATTACCCTGTAAACGACTGCTCTGCAGAGGTGGTTTTCATGTCGGAAATCTTGTAAAAATCACTGAATACGGATTGCTGTGTTACGTGCGTATAAACGCCCAGTGTCATTTCTACGGAGGAATGGCCCATGAGATACTGTACAGTTTTTATACCCATACCGTTGTTTATTGCGTTCGTGCAGAATGTGTGACGCAGAATGTGCGGCGTGATATGCGGCATCTTTGGACCGTCAGGGAATTTCTTCGTGTAGCTTTTTTCAATGCTCTGGAATGTTTGAAGCACGAAATTTTCGCACCGCAAACCGTGTCCATCGATTTTTGACAGGAATATGAAGTTGGTGTAACCGTCAACCTCTGGCTCTATTTCTGGACGTGGTCTTTGTGCTATGACATTTTGGAAGCACTGATACACTTCTTCTGACATTGGAACATAACGACGCCCACTGTTCGATTTTGGCGGGCATATCTTCCAGACATTGTGACGGTTTACAGTCAAATAGCATAACTGATGGTTCACAAAAATCCGCCTATGCTCAAAATCAACGTTGTCAAAAGTAAGACCATACAGCTCGCTGATACGAAGCCCGGTCCCGAGCAAAATTCTGAACTCGTCCTCATATTTCCTATAGCATTTACTGCCGTGGATATAGTTGAAGAACAAATCAACTTCCTCTTGGGTAAGTGCCGATCTCGGGGTCGAATCATTCTTAATGACTTCCTTCAATGCAAAATCAAACGGGTTTTTCAGTACGATTTCATCATCGCAGGCCATCTTGAATGCGTTGCTCAGTATCGTCTTATAATACGACACCGTGGAATATTTGCGTCCCTTATACAATTCTATCATGAACTGTTTTGCGCTGCTGATTTTGACGAGCTTGACTGGCGTATATACGAAATCATACCGTTTCAAACTGGTTAGGGTATTATGATAGTTGCTTTTTGTAGAGAATGCGAGGCCCTGTTTTACAGTAAGAGATTTCTCGACAAGGTCAATGACACGTATGTTGCCGTTTGTATAATCTAAATGTTCTCTTAGTGCTTTTTCTAACTCCTCCTCTTTGTCCCTCAGTGTCTTTAAATCTGCAGAGTACACGGTTTGACGTTTGCCCCTCATATCGGTATACCGATACATATAGGTTCCGTCTTTGCGTTGTGATTCGCCGTTCTTTAAAACTCTGCCTTTGTTGTCTTTCCTGCGTTGTACGGACATTATGTGCCCTCCTTTAAATAAAAGTTAAAAGAGAGCCTTAGTATGACACCCTTATTATATCACACCAAGGCCCTCTTTGTCTTATGATTTTATGAAAGTCAATTTATCAGATACTGAAACTTTGTTCAATATATTGGTCAAAACGCTTGCGCTTGATAAGACGTTTGCTGCCAACCCAAAGAACGAAGGGGCAACTACCGTCTTTTGTCATTTCGTAGAGTCTGTTGACGCCGATACCGGAGTAGGCGGCTGCCTCTTCCAGAGTCAGGTTTTGCTTTTCCCAAATGGGGACTTCCTTCATAGGCTCTCACTCCTTAAAAGCATATTCCAGCTCATAGTAGTTGCGGCAGACATTGATCCGCTTACTATCATGGTAACGATAGCCTACAACCAGTGTGTCGCCTGTGGCGATGAATACTGGGCTGAAATCTTTTGGATCATCGCGTTCCTGTTTTTTCAGCATCTTTTTGACATCCTGGACATGCTGGTCGATTTCTTTATCGGTCAGGTGTGTACCACGTCCAAAGTAGTGGAAGTCATTCGGAAATTTCTTCATCATCTGCCTCCATATACTTTTTGAAGAATTCGGACAGCGTCATGCCGTTAAGCTTGGCAAGGCCGGTGCAGACAGCATCGACATTTTTAGGGGTGGAGGCACCGATCTCGTTGACGCAATACTCCAGAGGGTTGAGGTAGTCATAACCATATTCGTCTGCTACCTGCTGTCCATCCTCATCTTCGTAGATCTCTACATGATCAGCACTTGTATCAGCCCATGCCTTGACAGGTTTACCGTGGAAAGTAAAATTATGTACCTCATAGTCTGGGTCGTCTGCGATATTCGTGCCCTCAGCATAGCGCCACCAGAGGCCGAAGAATTTATCGTCACATGCCTCGTCCACGATGTCATCGTTAAGAATGTTGAATTCCGATTCAATGAATTCCCATACAGCAAACGGATCTGACCAATAGCTATCATTAGACGGAGTATAAATATAAGTACAGTGAGCATTTCTAAGGCCAAGCGCCTCGACAACGGTTGTGAATCCCCAGCTTGTCATAATTTCATACATTTGTGCTTTATCTCCTCATTCATAAGATTGATCACATTTTGGTTGTCGTCGAGGTTCATAGTGGCGGCAGCAACAGCAGAACCAAAATAGTCACTTACAATATCAGAAAGCCATCCATCAAGATCGTCAACGAGGACTTTATCTGTCGGGAGGAGCTTGCCTCTTGTATCCTGTTTACTGCGGAAAACGATGGGTTCCGGGATAGTGATGCCAAGCTGGTCAGCCATCGTCTGGATATATTTTTTATTGCATCTGCTTCTGGTCATGATCGGATAGCTGCTCAGATGGCTAAGTTGAACCAATGTATATGTTTTGCCGGAACCTCTGACGCCTTGGATAATTTTCATGTTGCGCTGACCCTCCAGACTTCGCTTTTATCCCACTCGATCAGCTGGTCGATGGTCTTGGGGGTATAATCGTGCAGCATGCAGCCGACATTGATGATATTGCCGCGGTTATTGGCAATGCTGTAGATGTTGTCGCGGAGTTCGCCCTTCCACTCATTGAGCCAGGCGTTTTCGCGGGTGTTATGTACGTGACCGCAAAGCATCCAGCAATGCGGGGAGTAGCTATGGTTGTAAAACATAATGGGGTAGTGGCACAGAATGAGATTATTTCCATTGTCATTGATTTCAGCATAACCGCTGATGCTCGAAAAGTAGTGCATCATATCTGACGTGATCTTATCGTGGTTGCCCTTAATAAGGTGGATGCGGCCTTTAAGCATCTGGAGGATCATGGGAGCGTCGTCCGTATTCCAGAACATATCACCAAGGACATAGACATCATCGCGGTCAGTTATAACGTCGTTCCAGCGATTGACAAGATCATTGTTCATCTGCTCGATGGTCTGATAGGGGCGCTTATCGAACTGGATAATGTTCTGATGGGAAAAGTGCAGGTCTGCGATATAATAATTCACTTGGATTCCTCCTTTTTATCTGTGAAGAAAGTTTTGTAATCAAACCAGCGGTCGTTGATAATATTGCCGATGATTTTAATAGTGCTGCCCCAGCCCTTGATAGCGACGCGAACATATTTGCCCTGCATATCCTCCAGGCGCGACACACCGACTACATCCATGATACGCATGATGGCCTCCATACCAGCAGCGGAGCCTTCATAGGTGTCTTTCTCGTAGCTGTCGGGGTAAATGTTGCCAAGGCTGTATCCACCGTACACGCAGCCCCAGGGGTCACCTTTAAGTTCAATGCCAAGACAAAGGCAGCAATAATCTGCTGACGACAGAGAGACATTTTTGATAAGTGCATTCTCAAGCGTATAGCCTTCATTGACGAGTTCTTTTGCCGTATATTTTTTCATAAATATCTCCTTAGTTATTGTTCCAGTTTTGCCAGAAGAAAACGCCGCCAATCAGGCAAGTCCAGGCATAAGCGAGGGGCAGCATCTGTATAGTAAACGACGCGGTGTTGAAAAGGTTGTTTAGGGTATTACAGATGTAGGCCCCGAAAATCGGCACAAAAATAAACTTGGCGAGGAAAAAATTCACCCAGAAAATAGCAAAATACGATACAGCATAGATGGCAATGCCAAGCAGGAATCCTTTGATTTTATCTTTCATGATTACATCTCCTGTGCGAGAGCAGCGATACGGGAACGGTAGATATTTTGCAGCTTGACCTCACCGTAGAAGTCGCTGCCGCGGAATACCTCACTGAGGCGGCGCATACCATTGTTGGAGCCGGAGTAAGCAGCCATATCGACCTGTGCCTCATAATCGCCGTCAATGATGGCAACACAGTCCTCGCCAATACGCTGCAGGGCCAGGCGCATCATCTCGATATCAAGGTTCTGAGCCTCTGTGATATAGACGGCGCAGTTCATGCCGGTAGTATCAAAGCCACGGATATCGGAGAAGGGGAGAAGCTGGATCTTATTTTCATTGAGCATACGCTCCAGCATCATCTTGTCGCCAAGCTTTGCGCCGAGCATATTGCCTATCTGGCTGTCGAGCAGTTTTTCATCGCGGGTGCCGGGGTAGAAACCGAGCTTGGCTGCGCCGGTAGTGGCGCATGGGTTGGTGAATACAATGATTTTGTCGATCTTGTGAGACTCCAGCAGCTTGAACATATAGGCCAGTGCCAGATAACTTTTGCCTGTCCCGGCGGGGCCATGAAGCATGGTAATCTTATTGCAGGAAAGACTATCAAGGGCCAGTTTTTGGTAAACATCACCATTCTTGGCCTTGACGGTATCGAACATGAGTGTCTTGAAAGATTTATACTCGACCGGGACATGCTTATCGCCATCCCAGCGGAACATATCGGTTACATTGTCATCTTTATCACGCAGGATCAGATACTGGTTTGTCAGCAGGCAGAAGATGTCCGAGGTTGGGTCATTATACAGTTCTACATGTTCTTGCTCAGTAGGCACGACCTCTTTGTAGCCGGTATATGTATCTGTTGGCAGGATATCGGAAGTGCTGCACACATCCAGGTGAAAAATATCGTGGGCGATGAGTTTGCAGCAGATATCATCCGTGCAGAATGTGATGGCCGTTGTGCCATTAAGCGTATCGGCCACATGTTTTGCTGCGGCACAAATCTTAGAGTCTGTAGTATCCGGTGCGATTGGCTCACTGACTGTAATGGCAGGATCAACAGGCCATGCTGGTCCTACACTGACTTCATCGCGTTCATACTCGACCGAGTAGATGCCAGACTCACGGTATTCGTCCAGCAGTTTTGTCATACGGCGGGCACGATAGCGAACACTTTCATCTTTGGTGCGACTGGTTTTGATTGATTCCAGCTCGCTGAGGGTATATACTGAGATAAAAAAATTTTCATCGAAAGCAGCCTCGCCCATATTGAGCAAGGCGCAGGTATCATAGAAGTACAGAATAGATCACCTCATTTGAATTTCATATTGCAGTTTATTTAACGGTGTGATATAGTTAAATCAAAATGATTGAAGGAGGAACACACCATGCCGAGAACCAAGGGAAGCAAGAACAAACCTAAAACTGTCGCTGTTGATTATGCAGCACAAATTGCCGAAGAACAGGCCGCTAAGGACGCGGCGATTGCTGAATTGGCCAATACCGAAACTGCCGTAGATGATCTGATGACACAGTTGGCTGATTTAAAAGAGGCAGTAAAAGCAAAAAAGGCAAATATCAAAATCATTGATAAGGCTATTGCAAAGCTGGAGGCCAAGAAAGCTAAAGCAGATGCAGCCGCCGAGGCCGAAGCTAAGAAAGCCGAAGCCCAGGAAATGGTGAGCAAGCTTCTGGCTGAGGGCATGAGCGTTGATGAGATCCTTGAAAAATTGAAGTAACTTATTGGCCGTGCAGGGTGGCTTGCGCGGCTTTTTTATTCGTCGATGCAAAGGTAAATGGTGTTGTCGCCAACATATTGAGAACTCACTGCGGCAATGTTGTAGTCGCCGTTGGCGGTCTCGATAACGACACGAGTGTCAAGTTCGCCATTGTCGAGAAGCTCATGGATTAGTTCGCGTACTGTCATGGTTTGGTTGTTCTCCTTTTGACTTTTCCGTCTACGATGGATCGCAGCGAATAATCACCGGCGTCAAGCAGGCAGCCAAAGCTGTCCGATGACAGGATGAGGCCAATGTCAGGTTTATTACTATCGCATACTGTTACATGGCGGCCATCCATATCGAAATCAAGATTTACATAGTCAAATCCTTCGTTCAGCTTATACTTGGCAAAGCGGCGTTCCATATCAGACGGGGCCTCTGCCTCCAAGTGCCAGCTGCTGGGGATGTTATCACTTATAAGACATCCACCGTCAATCATAGAAAAGCAGCAGGAGCTGCACCCTAATTTCAGATTGCAATATTCCTTCAGCTTTATGGCTGCTTCTCTGGCTTCGCGTGTTAGCCTTGCGTTGCGTACTTCTTTGCTTGAAATCATATAAATATTTACCCCATACCCACCCGCGCTGATGCGCTGCCATTATGTAGTTATTCTGCGAGATCAGACTCTTGCTTTGGCTCTGTGGGCGTCAGGATAAAAATGCTGTTCAGCGTTGTGATGCGAAGCTCTGCATCGCAGTTGTCAGATTCTTCTGTGATATCAACACCATGCACCATACTGGTCTGCAGGTAGCCGTTTTTGCGGTTGCCTTTATTGTCATACAGGTAAAACAGAGCGGCACTTTTGCCGATGCCTGGAACGATGATCTGCCAGAAGGTTGAACCGATGCGCTTAGGGTAGCGGCCGTCCGTGCGCTGCTTATTGGTGTTTACATCCAGGATGTCCTTGAGATACCAGAACCGGCTGACGTTCTGGATGGTGGTCGTGAAATCGTTGTTCATGTTATTTCTCCATTGCGGTGTTAAAAAGTATGGTCTTACAGCCTGCACCGTATCGTTCCTGTAGGAAGGTCATGAAATCATCCATGGACAGGTTCTTTTTAAAGAAATCATAATTGTAATGCTGCGGCGAACATTCGTGATACATAGTCTCGAAAGAAGTGGGATTTACGAAATCTCTTTCTGTTATAGTACCGTCAAAACGAACGCCATAGTAATACATGCACAGGCGGTGTGTGAACGCAGTCTCGCCACAGTACAGACCGGGACACTTGTGAGCCTTGACGGCATCTAACAGGCTGTCAAACGAGCTATACCAATCGACGGTTTCGTGCATTTCTTCCTCTGTGAACAGGAATCGGCTGGCAATATCATCGGATTCCTTGCCCTCATGGAGGCGGTAAGTGACGCGATACAGTTTGTGCATTATTTACCCTCTTTCATGATTACCCACATATCTTTCCAAGGCGGGTTTCCGCCGGAGACTATGGCGTATTGTGGCGTTATCGTGTACCTTGGGCGAAAATCCAAAGACATACGAGATAAGCTATTTGTGTAGGAATCGTTGGCGTGTTGGCACATGGTATGATATGCCTTTTCGTAACTATCCTCAAAGTATTCACAGGTGACAATGGGCTTGTCTTCGTAACCGCTGCTTTGCAGTTCTACAACCTTATAGGGCCATAATTCATCGTTTTTACTTTTGGCCGGAGGAACCAAAGCCGCCAACGCCGCGATCAGTTTCATCAAGTTCTTCCACCTCCATAGGCGTACACAGAGAAATGGGCTGAATGACAAGCTGGGCGATGCGCTCACCAACATCAATGACCTGATTCTTGTCGCTATAGTTATGAAGAGCCACCTTGACCTCGCCGCGATAGTCAGAGTCCACAATACCTACGCAGTTGGCGGGAGCGAGACCATGCTTAGATGCAAGACCACTACGCGCATAAATGCAACCCATATAACCAGTAGGGACTGCAATCGCAATACCGGTGGGAATCATCTTCGTTTTATGAGGCATGATTACAATTTTAGATTTGAAAAAATTATCCCATTTAGAGTCTGTTAATTCAGAATCTATTAAACTGCCAGCAACGTCGATTGCTGTCTTTTGCTTTTCACTAAGAAGTGTGCCGCCAAAAATGCCAGTTCCTCCGAAAAGGTCAAAGAATTTCGCATATGTAATATTCCGGTCAACAATGGATTTGCATGCTTCCTTTTCCTCATCGGTGTATTCGACAGGAAGTGCGTACAGATCCATACCGGCGTCAGTGTCGTGAGCGCGGGTAGGGATATGAGCATCAGGGTGGAGCTTTTTGATTTTCAAGGTTTCCATTTTTATTCTCCTTTAAGAGTGGCCTTGGTGGCACCGGATGCCGTGCAGGTGATGGATTTATCAAGATATTCTTTATAGACCGCAACTGGTTCTCTGACACCAGACTGCCAGGTAATGGAATTGTTAGGGTTATAGATACCATTATATTTGTCGGTATCTTCCTCAATAGTGGTTTTCTTGATGAGCTTTCCAGCATTGTCATATTCTTCGATGATAGTTTTCTTCATTAGTAACCGCCTTTCATACTATCTACTAGCTCCTTGTAACTAATACCGCTGGTGAGTCCTGGCGATTCGTCACTGTCCGTGCCGCGAAAAGCTGCACCCGAAACACTGGGATACATGAACTCGATCATGGCAAAGTTGGCAACATCGATCAGCCACTCAGTATTTCCGGTTTCGAGATATTTTTTGAGACGCGGTTCAATCTCCTTGACGGCCTGAGCCAGTTCAGGGTATGTATTTTTCATCCAGCTGTATTTGTAGTGGGAAACAAGAATACGGTTCTGCATCTTCTTGATGAAATCTGCATTCCAGTCACGAACGAGAATATCGTTTTGTGTGTCCATTTAGTCACTCCTTATAATACAGTCCGCAGTGGCAGAGACCGGAATCTTGTTCGCGGAACTCTTTGCACATACATTTAGTTTCAGGCGTCTTGGTGAGACGACAGGGGCAGTAGCCCTCATTTGCTTTGACGGATGCGCGGAACTCCTGCACCTCGTCATCTGTCCATGCCGGGTTGGTTTTGATTTTCATTTGTACTCCTTTTGAAACAGGATCGTCTTGTCTATGTAAGAGCCATCTTGTTGCTTTGCGTAGAAGCGCTGATTGGTTGTTTTTGAATCAAGCCCGCCAAATTCTTTGATGTATGGGCCAATTTTTATATAATCAAGGAGCTTAATATTGTTTCTTATTCCATTGCGGTCCACAAGATTCTTAAAGGCATCTTCTGTAAGACCTGTATACAAACAAGTCTTTAATCCGTATTTATAATGAATAAGCCATACATAATTTAGGATCTGTGTAATGTCTTGGTCTCCACCCATGAAGCAAACACAAGTAATAGTGCTGCCATACTTGCGTATGTATTTTTGTACGTTCCATTGTAACGGTTCACCGCTATACTCCCATAAGAATTTGGAGTGGCAGTCAGGGCAGTGATGTGGGCAGCCTGTAATATCAAACACAAGGCTTATCTCCCCGGGGACTTCTTGGAATGTCACATCATAGTGACTATACAGAAGCGGCTTGCAATCAGTCTGCATAATAGCGCTTCGCTGCCTCCTTCTGACGGGCCTCGGAGAAGCTGGACACGCGCTTGAGATAACCAATGACACGGGTTGCATAGTCCAGATTTTCACTGCCGCACTTAGGGCATTTATGCAGGTGGTGCTTAGAAATGTGTCCGCAGTCATTGCAGATGGTATTCGGCACATTCACCGTCCAATAGGGACACCCAGTCTTGATAGCCACATTCATCAGTTTGCGGTACTGCTCCTTATCCAGATGTTCCTCCAGATTCAGATGCAGGGCACTGCCGCCGTCCAGATACTGCGTCATTTTGGAGCCGTGGAGCATGAATTTATCAAGCGGCTTGGTAAGATCCTCGACAACATAGAAGTAGCTGTTGTAGCAGTCACGCGGAACTGCGAAGCCATCCTGCTTATCCCACTTTGCGTTCTTGACACCAAGGTTTTCAGCGGGGACATACTCGGTGTTGAACATAATGCCATCAGAGCGATCTGCCTTGTTCTCGTCATAGATGACCTTGAGCACTTTGTTGGTAAAATCAACATAGTTTTGGTCGTCCGGGGAGATGGTATAGCCAAGGAACTCACAGCCCTCAACAAAGCCGTTAATGCCAATGGTCAGGAACTGCTTATCCAAAGAGATATATCCGGCATCGTAGATAGGGAGCAGCTTTGCATTGAACTCGTCCTTCAAAATTGCGTTCCATGCCTTGAGGTAAACATGGATATCTTTGACTTGTTCACGAACGGCGTCGCAAATATCACGGTTATCGTCAACAGCAGTCTGGATCAGGCGATTCATATTGATGGTGATAACACCCTTAGAGCCAGTAGCCACGCCGCCAGCACCAAGTGTATAACTGAAGGTATTGTCGCTCATTTCATTGCGCAGACGGCAGCAGGATGCCAGAGAGTCCACACTATTGGAACGATAGATAAAGAAGCTGTGGCCCTTAGAAAGCATTTCGGCAGCGTTGTCAGCCCATTCCTTATCGACATAATCAGTGCCATCATCCAGCAGGTTCAGAGTCTCGACAGGGAAGGTGAGGATCTTCTTCAGACGCTCCTGATTCAGCCATTCCATAAAGCGCTTTTGCAGCCAGGACACAGACTCCCACTGCATTTCTGTGCCATCTGGGAATACGAAATCAGAGAACATACCATCAAAATACGGCTTGTCGAAGTATGCGCAGTTCCAGAAGATGGACTGGAAATTACGAGCAGCGGCAGGCTGATTCAAAGAATAGACGACCTGCTCAAACTGGTCAGTAATAACCTTGTCGATACTGCGATGACGATTGGAAAGATCAACTACCTTATCTGCGTGCAGGTAATAATCGTCGCCATAGTCCTTGCGGATGAAGTAATCAAGATAAGGGATGAACTCAGGGGTGGCGACTGCACCGGCAAACTGAGATGCAATGGCAAAGCACAGGTTGATAAATTCACCGCAGAAGGAATCAAGGTTGTGAGGAGCAGATGAGCCGCCGCCGATGCTTTCCAGACCGTTGAACAGGAACGGATACATGGTAATCGAGACGCAGTTATGTACCCACAGACCATTACAGACGAAACTGTGCGATTCGGTGGTAATATCGTAGATATACTCGTTTTGATCAAGGAACGGCTCGTTGTCAACTATGCCTACATTGGTAATATTAAGCCACTCGTTCATGCGGCTTTTTTGCTTTGTCTTGCACGGTTTAGAGCGCTTCGACTTTAACGCCATAGAAAACACTGGTTTATCTGCTTCACACGTCTCTCTAAACGTAACACCAAACAAAGCGTATTTTTGCTGCACCAGTTGGTTGCATCCAAATTTGGTTTGCTGACCAGAAATGGCGGTAGGAATACCTAAAGCATTTACAACGGCAGAAATCTGCAAAACGGCCGCACGAGAAGAAAGACGAATATTATAACCGCCATCCGATACGATTGTTCCATCACTGTCAATAAGTCCAGCAATTACGCCCTTTGCAAAATCAGCACTGTATTCAAAAATCTTCTCCGGCAGTTCTTTGTTTTGCGCGTAAATGCCGATGCCAAAATGTTCACGAAGCAATCCAAAAAGTACAGGGTTTGAGATAGAAAGAACATATTTTTGCTCTTTCATACGATAATTTAAAATAGAAGAAGCACCAAAACGGTTATATGCGATTTCTGCAATTTTCTGAAGCGCTTCCTTGTCTTTCTGACAGAAGGAAATTTTATAGCCATTGCTTTCAAACCATCCATCGCCAATAAAGAAACCAACCAAATAACCAGCATCCTCATTAAGGATTAGCTCTTTAGGCACCGCATACGCAATCGAGAACTGATTTCCGCGAATGCAGTTGAAATTAGAATATTCTTGCACCTCAAGGCCACAGAGTCCAGCAATCTCCTTAGATTCGATGCTTGCTTTGTTCCCGAAATTAACATGACTTTCACATCTGAACTGTTTTTCTCCAAGAGACTCCGCAGCTTCTACAGTATCGTTGATATTGTCGTTTACAATCATGGGGTGATTATCTGTGACAATGATATCTGTATTAAAAGCTGTTTTAACGCGAACAAGGTCACGATGTCTCATTTTGCGAACAAGGCGCTCTACTTTAGTCCAACCGTTTTTATCTTCGACAAGCATATCTTTTGGGTACTTAATATAAACAATACGGTCTTCGTCAGCAAGAACCTCTTCTTCGTTGCAAATCTCATACAAACGATACATAGGGACGCAGTAAGTAGTTCCATTGTACCGGACATTTACTACCTCACGAGCACCATATGTATACGGCAGGCACGGGTTCGTTTCGTCATGGCGGTAAATAAAATGGTGGTCAAGCTGGTAAATGTATTTGTCAGCATACTCCTGACCGTACATCTCTTTGATTTTTTGCCACATGCGCAGACGGTTGATGCCAATGCCATCTTTTTTATAAAGCTCACCAGTCAAGGTGGTGACATTCTTGCATTCAACGTTCGCGTTCGCATCAACCTTACTGCCAGTGGCTGCGTTGCTAGATGCGGCATACTCCTTGATAAAGTCAAGATACGGCTGATATTTTTCATACTGTTCGATAGCCATTACATACCTCCTACGATTTTGATTGCTTCTTTAAATCCATAACGCTTTTTGCCCACCTGCAGAACAGGCATCATATCCATGCCCATCTCGAACATTTTCTGTACATCGGTAAACTCCGTATAGTGGATGCCCTTTTCCTGCAGTTTATTTGCCAGAATCAGACATCGCGGGCAATGCGTGGTATAGAAAATTACATTTTCCATAAACCCTCCTTACTTCGTCCCAGCAGATACGGTATCGGTTACCATTGCGTCGGATACATCAATGACCTGGTTCTGCTTTTCCAGAAGTTCAATTTCACGGTTCAAATAGAACAGTGCCTTTTTTAGATCCTGTGTAGCAGAATTGCCGTCCTTTTTACCGGCGCGGCTGATGTACTTGACGGTGTTGCCGAGGTGGAAGCCGAGATTCCAAGCCTCGATTACCTTGATGACCTCATACGGGTCATCGGCACCACCGTAATAAATGGGGTGTTGAACGTTTTGATCAACATCATTAGAAAGTGTTTTTGCCATAAAAACCTCCTTACAGGTACAAAAAATAGCTGAGGAACCAGCCAATGATGAGATAGAGGACGGATGCAATCACGGTTTCAAGAATCGTAAGCAGGATGATAACGGCCTCGTCGGGAATGTCATAGTCGTCATACTCGGTGCAGGTGCCGTCTATGATGCTTTTGATCGTCTTTGTTGTCTCGGTTTCGCTTTTACTACTAAGGAGTGCCTTGACAGCGAAAAGCAGACAGTACGCTTGCAGCCATGTGAGAGTAGGCAAGCCGATAATGGGCATAAACCAGTTCCAGATGATTGAGATGCAAAAGCCCTGAACAGGGATCATTGCGACAGCAGCCAGGAGCCAGACGAGACTAAGCTTGAATTGACGGCCGGGGGAGTTTCGCTTGGTCATGCGACCACCTCTTTGCCGGTAATCAGTTCAGAATAGGGAAGCGTTTCGATCCAATCACAGAATTTACGCCATTCGTCGAGTTTATGACCGCGGCGAGATTTATAGATGTTGGCAAGAACTTCATAATTGACCATGGACGTGCGGAGTTGATTGTAACTGGATGGGAGAAGCTGGATAAGCTGCCACCAGGCATCCTTATCTTTCGGCTCAAAAATACGATCAGTGCCATCATAATTATTGACTTGACCGCCTTTTAGATAAACACTTCGCCAGAAGTTGAGCTGAATAATAATATCATCTAAAACTTCTCTGGAGTATAGCACTAGATGCTCGTAGCTGAAATCGTCAACCGTAAATTCTTTATCAGCGACTTTATGCATGGTGCTACACGAGTTTGTTACTGTGCCAACTTTGTAAGTATCAGCTTCTTTCCACCAATACAGCGGGGCTGTCACATCAAGCCAAACAACGATCATGCGCAAGTATTTTCTATGGTCAGTACCGGCATTGCGCAAGCGTGTAGCAAGGTCGTGGTCGTTGGGACCCATACAATACTGTTGGTGACCTGCGCAGATAACATGTTCGTCATATGTATGGCCGCAGTTTTCGCAAAGAAGCAGACCATCTTCCTCATTATTCCAGTTCTTACGATGCGTGCAGCCAAGGCCGCTGTCACTTCTGGCCCAGCTGTTTTTTGGATTCCGCATGCCACGAAGTGCAGGTTTGAGACCGCCGACTTCTACGTTTTCAATTTTTATCATCAGGTTACCTCCAGATAGTTTTTTGCGGGTTCCCGGCGGTCAAAGGCGCGGTGCTGGGTAGGGGACAAATCATTGATATTGAATGTACGGATAGCGGAACACTTGGAATCATAACTGGCGCACATCATATTCAGCTCTTTGACGCCGCGCTCCTTACGGTTCTGTTCACGATGGTTATTAAAATTCATGTGAAAGTAAATCACTCCTTTGTGGTTTGATAGACTGTATAGTCGTAGCCCTTTAGCTCGATAGGCAGGAAGATGAGGCGACCGGCCAACAGGACGAAGTACCCGATTTGCAGATGAACACAGACCTCGTAGTCGTGGTTCTTGAGCAGAAAGCGGCTTTGCTCCGGGTAGTCCGACAGCATATGGACCATGTCAACAACCTTTACATTCGGCTTCATAAAGACGGCCACACCTCCTTATCAAAGTCCGGTTCTGATTTTGTCAGCTTCTTTTTCCAGGTCTTACCGTCTGATAAGAATAGCGAGAAGGAGCCGGGGATAATGGTTTCAGTGACGATGGCAATAGGCTCTTTTTCGCCATCGCGATTTGTTTGTATGTATTGCAGGCAGACGCGCTGGCCTTTAGGCTGCTTGAAGGGCGTGCTCATAGATTGATCATAGCTTCTTTCATTTCACGGTAAAGAATATCGTATATTAACTGCCCTGATGTTTCTGCGTTACACATGACGATGGGGGTATCGTAACGTGCCATCCATGTAGTCATGCTGGCAACAAGAGCCTGCGGGCGCATCTGACTACGATAGTAACCATGGTAGGCTTTCTCCCATGAGGCTTGCTCGATAAGCAGGTAGACTTTGGCGTTCTTGGTACGGGCACGCTCGAACTCGCGCTTGAAGCGGTCACGGCTGGTAGTCCAACATGAAGTGCATTCATCTATGGACATCTTCCGCTCCACGCTGACCTTATCGGCGAGGCTGAAAGTGACACCGCTTGGCAGTGTGACCTGCGCGGAGTAGTCGCCAAAATCAAGCTTGGTGCGCAGAATGGGACAGCTGAACCGAGCAAGCCGCTGATGATACTTGAGCGTGTCTTGTTCACGCGAATCCACGAGGATCGTGAAGGTATCCAGCGTGGACTTTACAAAATTTGCTTCGATAAAATCACCTCCGTCAGATGATGGGCTGGAGGTTTTCCAGCTGATAGCGCATGATAAACAGCAAGAACAGCAGGTAGCTGAGCATACCGATCTCTACATATTTGCTTTCAGTCCGGAAACCGACCAGCATGGCGATGGGGATGGAGAAAAACTCTAAGAAAAATAAAATGGTATTTAAAATTTGAATCACCTCACATGGGAATATTTCGTAAGAAAGTCGTTGAAGTCTGTTGTTGACTGCACCCACTGGTCGCCGTCCTTGCTCCATTTACCCTCAGTATGAGTGTCGAGCACCTTGATGATCTCGCCGGGTTCGATGGGGTTATCGTCGAGGGTGCGGGGACGGATCTTATAGGTCAGAGTCTCGCCGTCGCACAGACGATAGAGGGTGATGTTTTTGTTTTTGTATTTGCCGTCGATGGAGAGGACGTAGTGGTAGGTGGTAGCGAGGCGGGGGTTGGCGTACTGGAGGTAGCCGAGATATTCTTTCTGTGCCTTGAGCTGTTGAGAAATTGTCAGCGGTTCATCCGGCAGACTATCCCAAATCTCTTGCAGAGCTTTATCGTAGTCAAAATCCTTATAGGTCTTGAGCTTATCCGTCGTTGTGGAGCACTTTTTTATGTATTCGATATACGGAGAGTCAGTGTCCTTGGGGAATTGCGTGCGCTCATACAAAGCATCGCAGGCTGCGATAAATTTAAGGATTTTATTGCCACCAGCGAATGGCTTGAAATAGTCCAGCAGCACCAGTGTTTCAATCTTGGCAGAGTTCAGACTGCGCGTATGGGACATATCCTTCCAGAGTGTGTAGAAATCACGATATTTGCCGGACTGGTACATGGCGTACAGGTCGTTAGCACAGCCTTGGCTCAGACCCTTGATGGAAACCAGAGATGGATCAATGGCGTGATGCTCTTTATCCGCAGTGAATTTGCGGTTGTCATGTCCCCACTGGATAGGCCCCTCGTGAATATTGAAGCCGCGAAGCATTTCAGCCTTGAGGGCGGAGACTTTTTCCTTTTTGCCCTTATTGGAGAAGTGTTGTAGACAGACCTCATAGAACTCGAATGGATGGGTGCTCTTTTGCCAAGCGTTATAGAGGGAATCATAGGCCATACAACAGCTATGGCTGGCATTAAATGAATAGGCCGTCGCATCACTGATGATTTGCCAAATCTCAGCAGAAACATCTTCTGGTGTTTTACCTTGAGGACATTGACCGGCAAGGTTCTTACACATACCATCAATGAATTGATTTTTCAAAGGGCGAACTTTTTCTGGATGTTTTTTGGCAATGTCTTTGATAATGCCGTAACAACGGTCCATGGGAAATCCTGCAAAATGAAGAACAGACATGAGCTGTTCCTGTGTTAAAATGAAGCTGTATGGAAATTCTTCTGTTTGCAATATGTTGTCCAATGCCGGAATGCCATAAGAAAACGGCTTTCGACTTTCAAACTTGGAGTACATAGATTTAAAGCCTGGACGAATAGCTGCAATAAAATTTGCAAGCTCTGATACATTTTTGGGTTTATACCTCATCAGTTTTTGTGTAGTAGATGCGCGTTCGCACTGATTGACACCGCAAGTAAGACCTTTTGCATAGATACTCCAAACCTGTTGATTGTCTTTAATGGATTCTGATAATTCATCGACAGTCAAAGGTTCCATACCGATACGTTTGAAAATTGCATCTGTAAGAGCTACTGTGTCAACGATAAGCCAGTCATTTTTTAGGAACTTGTATTTTTCAGCCACAGCGCCATCAACTACGGTCGTGATGTACTCTTTTTTCGTCGTATCACTTTTGCATTTGATGAGGCCAATTTGACGCCGGATACTGCCCTGATAAAGCATGTAGGCACATGGAGCTTTCGATTTTGAAGAAATAAGCCCCCAATAAACCTCGCTCTTTTTGACGTAGTCTTGATATTCACGGTCTACAAAATCGTAAATGTTGATTTCGTCTTTTTCATCGTCATCTGCATATTTCAGCGCCATATCGTACTTGTCGATTTGGTCGCTGATTTTATTGGCAATATTGAAGTCTAGTTTTTTTGCTCTAGCATAGAGCTTGAATGCAGCTTTTTTCTTCAACGTACCAAAAGCAATCATAGGATACGCATGGTCCTCACCAAGAATTTCGCGTTGTGCCCGTTCAAAAGGCTCTTGCCGGTCGATGTTCTGATCGATGTCAGGCAGGGAGTTGGTTTGAATAATGCGAGTTGTGGACAAAAAACGCTCTGGATAAAGTTTAATAGGAGACTTGAAGCGATCAACTTTACTGAAGCCACAAAGAGTATTTGTAAAGTAGCTGACAGCAGAACCACGGCCTGTGTTGGTAATAATGCCACCATACTGAATACCACGCTTGACAATCTCGTAATCCATCAGAGGATAATCAATCATGCCAGTGTCTTTGTATGTGTTAACCTCCATTTTGACACCATCGTAGTATCGCTGATAATCCTCTGACGGGACATGCTTCATATACTCTTTGAACTTTTGACTGATGAGACGATTATAAATTTTGAATTTTTCTTCCGGTGTTTTATCCGGGTAGATGGAGGGGAGCTTACGGTTGGTTTCAAAGACTTCGCTCTTATAATCTTCAAAATCGCAAATCAAGTCAGTGTTGCGCATTGCCTTTTCGACTTCATCTGCGGGGATAACACCCTGTTCCGCAAAGCGCTGACGAATAGTGTCGTCGTCTGGGTAATCCATATACCAGCCATCTTCGTCATCATAATGTGTGCCGCTGGCAGCAAGAAGCTCGTCACGCTCAACTGCCTGCTCAGGATATATGTAGTGGCTATCAAGGCCGACAATCATCTGAATACCGTATTTTTTTGATAGCTTCAGTATACGAGCATTCAGTTGCTTTTGCTTATCGGTATTGTGTGCCTGGATTTCAAGCATGAAGTTATCCTTGAAATAGTCATGCAGCTTGCAGATCAGTTGCTCGACGTACTCTGGTTCATAATGCCAGAAAGCAACACAGGCAGAGGTGACAAATACATCGTTAGGAGGCAGTGAGAACAGAAGTTCCTCATCCAGACGCGGGCGGTAGTAATAACCATCCTCGTTTGCGGTGGACAGAACTTCATTGATCCATTCGCGGCCATTCTCGTTTTTGGCAAGCAGGACAATGTGACAGTTGGTTCGATCTTTTTCGTGTCGGTCTTTTACCCAGTATGCTTCTGTGCCGAAGACGAATTTGAGGCCATATTTGATAGCGATTTCTCGGCATTCATGATATTTACCTTGCCAACCATGCTCAAGAGAGCAGAGAATTTTGTGACCAAGTTCAACGGCGCGTTTGGCATACTGCTCGTAGGTAGCAGGGGAGTCTGGTGTATAGATGTTAGAACAGCAGGTGTGCTTATGGTAATTTTGAATAGAATTCACCTCCATCTTGAAACGGCCAGCTGTGGCGAAAGTCCTGGATGTAGCCGTTGGCGATTTTGCCATCAGACCATATGTATACAGAATTATCAACCACGGGACATTTCTCGATATATTCCATGATGGCTTCATATTGGAGCTGCAGATACAAGGCATTTATGAACGACCGTGATGTGGAATCTCCGCGTTGGACATAGCCCTCGAACAAATCTATGAACTCTTGACGAGTGAGTGTCCGCTTGACCTTAGCCATCAGTTTGCCCCAACAGTTCTTTATTTAATTCGTGCATCTCTGCCTGGGCCTCGGCCTCGGTCCTAAAAATTCTCTCAGGGTTGATACTTCCAGCTTTAGCCAAAACGATTGACAAAGGCTCCCAGCAATTTTCGGAAACTTCGTTTTCTGTGAAATTGAGTTTCATATTTACGCATTCAATTTTGTCAGGTGAAACATAGTATTTGTTATTCTGTACCGTTCTCCTGCCATTGCATTTTGGACAAATGGCTCTAAATTCTGTTCCATCGTCCATCTTTGCAGAGATATATCCGGTGGCGTCACAGAAGGTACATGGGTACGAATTGAAGTCACGTACAACAGCCCAGACTTTATCGCCTGGACCATATCCGTCTGTACGCTTGCTGACAAATTTATTGATGTAAGCAGATGGAATATAGTTGTTCTTCACATCCTCTGCTTTAGCCTTAGCCGCTTCAATATCAGCCTCAATACGCTGTTTTTCCCAGTTGAGGCGGGTAATGTCGCTTTTCAGATTGTCTTTTTCGCGAAGGGCTTTGTTGTATGCATCTACCACACACTTAACGTCATCCTTGATGAGATCACGAAGGCGGTCTGTAGCTTCGTCGATGATACTATCGGCCTCGCTTGGGTTGGTGAAATACATATCATCCATATCACTAAACATTCAGAACAGATCCTCCTCGTTCTTTTTGGATTGTGTGGCACCGGCCATGGTGCGTTCGTTGTAGTCCTTGATGTAGGGGCAGGTCTTTCTGTGCCCGCAGAGAGTGTTGCAGAAAAACTGGTTCTCCTTCGTGATCTCGCACGGCTCCCACGGGTGGTCTTTTTCTTGTGGCAGACTTTCGTAGAGGTCGGCAGTCTTATTGATGTAATCCAGCGCCTCGGCCTGAAGTTCCTTGGTGTATGGATACTCCCGCACGTATGGCTTAATGAAGAACTTTGTCTTGACCTCAGCCGGGAACAGATCGCCCAGAATGTTCGTCTTGGCGAAATCCATCATGGCGATTTCGATATCCATTTCGTCCATGCCAGCCTCACGGCAAGCGGCTTCGACAGCGTCCTTGATAGTGTCATAGATCTTGGAGCGATTGACGATGCGGGTGAGTGGGGTCTTGTTTTTGCCGCGCCGTGTAGCGTACCAGTCGTACTTGATGACGACATACTTGAGCATGATCCAGGCGGTGGATTTGACCTTGTACCCGGCCTGCTCCAACGCCATGCCGTAGATCGTAAGCTGACGGCCATGTTCGAGAAGGTCTTTCTGGGCATAATCACTGGATGACTTGATGTCCAGAACGGTAACTGTACCATCGTTGTTCCAGCGCAGCAGGTCGGAATAACCCTGCATGGCCCGGGTGGGGCTGACGCGCAGGATCAACAGTTCCTCGACCGTGAATTTGCCTTTTGGCATTGTGAAGGTCTGGAAGCAGTTTTTTAGATCTGACAAATACCGATTCCGGATGGAATTTCCGCCTTTGAAGTCTTTCGGAAAGTCAAACCCGAGCATTTCGCACTGCTCGACGCCAGATTCAAAGATGGGGAGCATGCCGCTCTTGTCGATTTTGCCCTCGATAAAGTCTTCGATAGCCTGGTGCGATGCGGTACCTAACTCCGTGTAAACCGAGCCGCTGCCGCGGTCATGTAATATGTAAGTGCGCCACGCGCCGTATAAGCAAGAATTGATGGTACCAAGTTTGGAAAAACTATAGACGTTGACCCCTTCGTCATACAGGGCTTGCAGGCGTGGGTCTCTTGCACGTTCGGCTATGTCAGCCACCTCACTTTCGTTCTCATGATTTGTTTGTAAGCGTCTACGCCGAGGTCTGCTGCGTTGAGCTTGCTGCCTTTGGGAATGATGTCGCTATCGGCATCCCAGACATAGCCGACCTTGGTTTTGACGATGATGTTATCCTGCACGAGTTTTTTGGCCTCCTCGCGCACGGCTTCTTCCTCCAAGCCTTCATCCAGAGCCAGCACCACATTTTTGGGCTGCATGGAAGCAATCATGGTGGCTTGCGCATGAGAGACATGACAGCCACAGAGGCCGAGCGCCAGCCTGCATCCAAACGACCGCGCCTGCATGGGAGCTTTTTCGCTCTCGAACAGGAAAATGTTGCCGCGGTCGATGATGTTGTAATAGTTCTGCTGCAAGCCGAACAGTGTCTTGCTGCGAGAGCAGGGGACAAGGGGCAGCCAGCGTTCCTCGTGCTTACAAGTTGGGTCATTGCTGCGGCCCATGATGCCGACAAGGTTGCCGTTAAAGTCCCGCTCCGGGATGGTGATGCGGCTGGATTCTTCATCGTAGCCGACTTGGAACATTTCCTGTGTTTTATAATCGATACCATCCTGAAAGAACATCGTATTGAATTTGCCTAAGTAAGGGTCAAGTGTGTTTTCCGGGATCGTGGGCAGGGCAAAATCATCGTCACGGTCTGGCAGGAGTTTACGATAGAAGCCATGGAATGGATAAGTGACCTGAACATTAAAATCAGAGGTATCCAGGTCCAGGATATTTGCCACGAATTGCAGACTTTGCGGAAAGGTACAATGGATACGATCCATAATGAGAGTAAACAGATTGCCTTTACCGTTGGTGGAAAAGCAGTAGTAACGCAGGGTGTTGACATCCAGCATCATACTGGTGGGGTTGGAATCTTCCAGACGGGAAAAGCGAAACTGTGTTTTTGCGTTATTGAGATTGATGTGCTGAAATTCCAGCGTTTCCAGGATGCTGAAAAGAGCGTCGGAATTTCCGGAGAGATGCTGCTGCAGAAGTGCCGCGTTCATAGTGGCAGCACCCCCTTTAGCGTGTAGTTTGAACGTGTTCGTTACGGATCGTGCAGAAACCTACCTCGCGCCAGTTATTCCAAGTGAGATTAGCCTCATACAAAACTTGTTGCTTATCTTCATCATTGCGGGTCTTATCGAGAAAAGCGACGATATACTTTTTGGTTTTGTCAAGTGTGATGGGAGTGGTAAACTTTTCCCAGCTGCCATCTGCATTTTTGCCGCGGGTGTAGGCTTTACAGTCATAGCGTTCACCGGTATACTCGTCCTCCCAGAGGGGGCGGATATAAATCATCTCGGAAAAGACTTCCTTGATTTGTTTACCGTTGGACAGGCAGTTGGCGTCCAGATACCGCTGATTCAAGAGGTAGAGAGCTAACTGGTAAGTACAGACGACCGCAACATTCTCGCGGCTGGCAGCCTGGAACACCTTGCGGGAGGCAACGAGCAGCTGACGGTACATTTCCATGCTGACATCATCATCGGATTTCATCGTGTCCCAGAGGAACATCTGGAAACCCAGCTTAGAATACTTGCGGATGGTTTTTACAACGCGGGAAGTATCGTTATCGAACATCTTGACGAACTTGATGTTCTTATACTTTTCCTGGCTGATTTTGGCAGCCTTGCGCAGCATTTCGTTCTGTTCGTCGGTGAAATTGCCGGTCTTGAGGTGCTTGCGGGTGATTTTCCAATAGTCCAGATCCTTGGTAAGAATATGTACAGCCAACAACTGCTTATAGGCACGGACTTGCATCTCGTTGGAGATAATGCAGCACTTGATTCCGGCCTCGGCCATGACAAGGATCATGTTTTCAAATACAAAGCTGGTCTTGCCTGTGCCGGAGAAACCGCCGAGCATGGTAAGGTCACCAAGCGGTACACCCAATGTCAGGTAATTGAGGCGCGGGCAGTTTTTGCCGTAGTTAAGACCGACCGCTTCGCCCTTATTGAGTTCATCGACAAAAGCATCATCGAACCAGACGTCTTCCACCTTCATATCCTTAGCAGTGTTGATAGAAATGGTGTTGAGCTGATAGTCAAAGAAGTCATAGACTTCGGTATTTGACATCTTGTCGAACCGCGACGTATTGGAGAAATTTTTGAAGAACTGGCGGGCGAGGTCGGACAGCAAGTTCAGCTTGACGACCTTATCAAAATAGCCATCGACATTATCCGGGTTGATAAGAGATTTGAGCGCTTCTACCTCGCGATAGCCGCCGCGTTTATCAAATTCTTTACGGGTTTCGTCCTTATCCTTGAGGTAAGCATTAAGTGTGATGGCGTCGAAGTTGCGGTAGCCCTGCTCGTACAGAGCGCGGCCAAGAGCAAAGTAAAATTTAGAATCATCGGTTTGGATGGTTTCATCCGTACCAGTATTGACACGGTCGTACTCATCATAAAGGTAGGGGTCCTTCCAGAGGCAGAAGACAAACGGGGCTTCGACCTGTTCACGGTCTGCATTGATTTTATTTAAAATTTCTTGTAATTCGATAGAAAATCACCTCATTCCTGCTCATCGTCAAACAGGAAGTCTGAAATATCCCTGTGTGCGTGGTGATCCTGCGTATTTGCCCCAAAACCGAGATCCTGCAAAATGGGGACCTGCTGCGCTTTTGCTTCCTGCTTGTACTGTACGGCGGCGTTGGATTTTGCCGCCTTATAGACATCGTTGATATGGTTTTTGATAATGGCCATGACATAAGCGGCGCGGCCGTACTCGCTTGAAAACTCTTTGGTGCGCATGGCGTACCCGATCTTATCCCGGCATTGCTCAATCGTTGCGAGAATGATTTCATCGTCATAGAAGCTGAGTTCCTTGAGCTTTTTGGGGATGATGGTAGGGAACGCCATTGATGGATCGAACATCATAACATCGGCGAGTGCGGCGATGACCTGCTTATGCATGGCAGCTTTATGGAGCTTGTCCTGATAGGTTGCTTCGTCCTTATACCAGTGGCCGTCCGGGGCTTTATAGTAGGTGAGTGTCGTGCCCCATACACCGGTTGCCTGACACTTGACGCGACGGCCTTTGGGTGCGGTTGTTTTTGCCATGCGCTGCCTGCCTTATGCGAAGAGAGAGGCAATCTTTTTGAGGGCGGCAATAGGCACATTGGGATCAGAGAACTTTGCATAGCCGGATTCATTCAGCATTGATTTTGCCTGAGCCTTGACATCATCGGATGCACCGGAGAATTTAGCCGCAATGGTGGCGATATAAGTTTCGCGATTTCCCTCATCGGCTTCGTCCTGACGATCAGCCTTGAATTTATCAATGCGTGCCTGATGTACTTTTTCCACAGCCTTGGCTTCTGCGGCCTGCTTTTTGAGATCGTCCTCATAGCTGGTAGGACCCTTATCGTGTTCCTTCTTGATAGCATCTGTAATGGCCTTGATCATAGCATCAACATTCATCGGAATGCGCTCAGAGGTGATGTCGGCAAAGCGGCTTTTTGCGTCCACGCTAAAGCCTTCGTCGCGGAAACAGATAACACGACTTTCGCTCTGAACCTTTCCGAGAACTTCCTCCTTACCATTGACGATGTTTTTGCGGCCGGTCTTGAGCTGTGCAATTTCACGGTCAACATAGCAGACACCGAGGAAATGAACCTTTGTTTTCAAAGCCTCGAAATAGCGCTTGTCGAGGTTGGTGGACAGCATGCTGTATGTCTGATTGGAAACGGGGTCTGTATAGGTGGCACGTTTGGTATGGCCGATGACGATAAACGAAACTCCGACACGCTTCAGCTCCCACAGACGATCAAGAACGATTTCGATAGCCTTATCATAAGGGGCGTTAAATCCGCCGTAGGCTGAACGGAAATTCTTGGTGCGCTTGTCCTGATTGTCACGGTTATGCATACGGATGACTTCCTGCTCGGCAAGGCTCATCAGCTCATCGTAGGTGTCAATAATGACAACACGAAGATCCTTATAATCGGTGTAGCGATTTTCGATGATGTCAGTAGTGACCTCGTCAAACTTTTCCCAGTCCCACACAGGCTCCCATACGATGCCGTTGATAGCGTCAGCGCCGTCTTCCTTACCGCATTCCAAAAACAGATAAGAATCTGGACCGGCAAGCTTCTCGCAATACTTTTTGATAATAGTGGTCTTGCCCACACCGCTTTCGCCCATAAGGCAAAGATTGAAGGCGAGAGGGTCAAGCTTGATTTCGTTTTTTCTTCCGAACTTTTTTGCCATAAACTATGTACTCCTTTAAGAATTATTTTCCGGAAATTGTTTTTTAGTGACTGTGATTGGGAATTCCTCGATTTCCGAGGCCCAAACACAAAGAGATTTATCGTCGTTATGTAATTTTGTCCACACATACGGGAATCCACCAATACCATCAAACAAACTGCCGAGGGTAGCGTCATCCGGCAGACGGTCAGAGATGCCGCCGAGAACGTAGTACCACTGCGGCAAGGCAATAGAGTTACCCAGTGCCTTATATCGGGGCGTATCAGCAGCCTTGTGGGCCTTGCTCTTGCTGTCTATCCATTCGCCGAGGTCTGTCCACCCATCGGGATAGCCTTGCAGACGCTCACACTCGGTAGGGGTCAGACGCCGCACGATCCAACGAGTGATTTTTTCGATGATGACAGAAGTATAATCTGTAATGCGACCGTTGTAGTCACCCGTTATGGTAGGAGACGTCTTACCATCGCCGTTGCCGCGTGCATCATAGCAGACAATGTTCGGGTCTTTGTAATCCCTGCTGCGAATAGCCGGAGAGCAATCATCGCAGATAACCATATTGGGTTCTGTAGTGGCGGCGTAGCAAACGGGGTTGATGTAGTTGAGGCTTTGTCCACCGTTGCCTTTTGCTTGCAAGGTTGCGGGCAGTTCCTCATTGACAGTCATATTGCGGCAGTCAAGCGCGAATGCAACGGCAGGGCGATCAATCGTGTTCAGAGTGTAACAGACATCCTCTTTGACACCGGTGCCATTTGCACCCGCCGTATCTGCGCGGTCAATCGTGTTGCCATGAATACAAAATGTCGGTTCGACAATAGATTCAGCGAATACCGTTTCACACACAGCAGCGGGAGGATGCGCTGTAGCGGCAAGAGGATGGCAGGGGTCGCCGAAACGTGGATTGCTGCCGTTCTGCGGACTGGTAATCTGCGTTGTATCGAACGGCAGAACATCTAGTATAGCGATGCCGCCCTGATTCTTTGCGGGGTCAGGTGGTGATGTGTCAAGGGTCTTTGCGATTTCAACCTCGCGGCACCCGCTGTGTGGGTTGCTGGATTTCATGGAATTGGACGCCAAACTGTCAAAACTGTATGCCTTCGGCGGTTCGGCCACAAAGAGCGTTTGATCTTGCAATGTAGAGAGGGTTGCGTTTTTTTCGGTCTGCACCAGCGCACCTTTTCCGCCGCCCTCACACCCAGAGCGGATTTTCAGAGTGAACGCTCGATCTGCTGTTCCAGCGCCATTTTCAACAGCTCCGGCAGCTGCTTGCCCCGGCGTGACGCCCGGCGCAAAATGCCCTCGCAGGCTTTCCGGCTCAAATAGTATTTCTCCGGCACGCCCACCTGTAAGATCGAGGACAAGCGAGATGCGTAGGCGACGTTGGGGGACACCCCAATACTGGGCGTCCATAGTTCGCCAAGCAATGCTCCAATCGTTTCCGGTGATGAGTCCTGCCTTTGCCCATTTGCTTTTGTCAGGTCCAGGGATTGAAATGACAGCTTCTTTGATTCTTGCCAGTTCCTCCAAGACGGCTCGGAAGTCCTCGCCTTTGTTTGAACCGAATGCTCCGGGAACATTTTCCCAGACGGCATATTTGGGATATTGTCCATTTGTCGCTTCCCTCATTTCTTTGATAATGCGAACGGCTTCCATAAAAAGACCACTGCGCTCACCGGCAAGACCGGCACGTTTACCCGCCACAGACAGATCCTGACAAGGACTGCCGAACGTAATCACATCAACAGGGGGGGCGCTGAAGCCGTTCATTTTGGTAATGTCACCAAGATGTTTCATATATGACTCCCTATTTATCAGAACAGCTCCAGCTCGTCCTCAAACGGGGGCTTGGTGGAATCGGGCTTGGTGGCGGACTTTTCCATATCGGCAACGGTTTCATCCTTAGCGGGGACGGCAATTTTATCCTCGAACTCGGAGAGTTTATAGCCGGTGTCAAACATACCATCGGCGAAATCGTCACGCAGCATAGGTTTGTTCAAGCGTAGCTCTGTGACTTTACTGCCGTAAATCTGACCGCGGGGGCGGAAATCATCCAACGTGGCATCGCCAAGCTCGATCTGCATCTTCTGCAAATCGGTCAGCTGGCTTTCGTCAAAATTGACTTCCTCAGCGCCGTTGACGACGCGGACATCCCACATCATGGTGGCGGGTGTCTTTTCCTTGACATCAATAAACTTCATCTTGAAGTCATACAGAGCCTTGTGCTTGGGAATCTCCATGTTATACTTAGTGGTATCGAACACGACACAGAAGGGCAGGAACTTGTCGCCCTCCTCCTTGGTGGCGTACTGCGAGACATAACCGTTGATAAAGATTTTGCCGGATTCCTTGAGGTCAGACTTATCGATGCAGTCCTTCCAGTAGGTGAGGGGAACAGACATGGCCAGCTGGGGCTTTTCAGTATCGCGACGATACCAGACGGCCTGAATATCACAGTTGCGGCGCAGGATACCCTTGCTGTCATAGCGAACCTTGCAGGTGCCCGTGACAGTCAGGTCCTTATCGTTGCCGGGGAGAACATCCGCCAGATACTTGATGAAATCATAGCCGGAGATAAAGCTCTTGATCTTGCCATCCTCACAGCCGACATTGGTGCGATACAGGCGGGAGCGGGCAACCTTGGCGAGAACATCCGGGTCCTCACGGTCAGCCCAGGCAACCTCGATAGAATTAAAGTCTGCATCCACAGGCTTGAGGGTATCGCGGGGATAATCCAGCAGGCCGACAAACTCCGTGCTGGTGCCTGCCTTGATACCGAAGTGCAGGCGGTACATCTTGCCGCCGGTGCGTTTGGAATCAATCTCGTCCAGAATGCCATCCTTGGCGATGACAGGAGAGCCGATGAAAGTAAAACGAATCGTGTTGTTTTTTGCCATAAATTACTCCTTTACAGAATACTTGAAATATGTGTTGTGGAAGTTAAGAAAAAATATGCCCATCATCGCTGATATCGTCATCAGGCTGCGCGAAATCTTCGCCGTAGAGAACATCATAATCCACGCTGGCAATAGGGCTGATGGCACAGACATTAACGATTGCATCGGCGACAGCATCCGCGCATTTATTACAGACGGTCAGGTCGAACAAGTCCCCATCGCGCTTGGATCCGTAGCCGAACGTGTACTGGATACGCATACCATAACCATCGAGATCAGGGAAGATCTTTTTACATTTGTTGCAGATAAACATTATGTACCTCCGAAATTTATTTCAACTGAAGAGCGTTGCGCAGGGCAAAAAGCTCCTCGGCTGTGGACGTGATAATGCGAACCTTGCGCGAATAGTCAAGGCTCATAAAGCTGAGCAGGCTTTTGGCATTGGCCTGACTACCGTTGCAATCAATTACGATGACATCTGCACATTCCTGTGCGACTGCCTGCAGGCACTGGCACTGCATAAAGTTGTTGATGCGGATAGAAAAGTCATAGCTGCCGCTCATTGTGTACCCTCCTGACTTGACAAAAACGCTTTACGCAGGGAGATGATGTCATAGCCGTTTTCATTGTGCCAGTCGCGGAACGCTTCATCGCTGGAGTCACCGTCTTTGCTGGCTGTCAGGTAGGACTGCTCAATGCCGATGGAATAGGTAGTCACGTTCTGCGTGGGGGAAATGACATGGAACCCCTGGGTAAGCGTTCTGTCCGAGATGCCGCCGTTCATGTTATAGACAACGCCGACATAACCGGCAGGGATCCGTACCGTGCATACAAACAGCACAATGACGACGAGCGCGATAATAACTGCGGTTGCGATACCGCCGAGAGATTTTCTCATTTTTGATTCTCCTTAAATTGTGTAAAAAAGTCGATGATCTTCTGGCCGATTTCATCAAAATGGGTACTGGATTCACACCAGAACAGAAACATGGCCAAGCCGATCAGGATCAGGAAAGCAGGCGGAAACATTTCAGGTCACTCCCCTCTTTTTCATTGTGAAATCACTCCAATCTTGATAAAATATCTATTCAAAACGGCCTGCTAACGGGAAAGCAGAACCGGGGTGTTGGGAAAAATGGGCACAAAAAATACACCCTTCCGGAGGCGGTGCTCCGGCAGTTTACAGGGTGTATAAGTGTCAAAGATATAGGTGTAAAATCAAATCGTGTTGTAAAGCGATTCTGTATAAGCGCGATAGTCTGTTATATCGCCGACCTCGCGTTTGTAGTCATCCGGGTATGTGTGTTGGAACCAAAGGCGCTTTTCTTCGATTTGCTGCCAGATTGGGGCGGTATCGTAGCCGCTGTACCGCTCTGCCATGTACAGGAATTTTGGAATGTTGAAGCCCCAGACATATTCATCGTAAGGTTCCTCTGCGTTGAATATTTTTCGGCGTTTTGACGGCGAATTATACGAAATGTATAAAAAGTCATCCTTGAACATGTGGTTGAAGCATAGATTTGGATTGTAGACCAGCTTTGAGACATTTTTTGTGTTGAGAAAGCCATCTGCATAGCCGTAGTATAAACCGCGCATATACCACGGAGGCATATCATGGGCTGTCAGCTTGGTCTTATAGCGGCCTTCGCTGTACAAAACGGATTCGTCCGCAGGTTCTGGTGTTGCAAATCTGTACTTGCCGCAGGAGTAATAGTTGGCGTGCAGACGGCTCATTCGGCGTCCAGAGCGGCGAGCTGGGCCTGAAGCTCTGCCTCCGACATATCATAGAGTGCCTGATTCTGTTTTTTGGCGAGGACTTCGAGCAACTGCTGGCGGCGCTCGGCGTTCTCACGGGCGGTCTGTGCTTTAGCCTTATCCGCCAGCTTGACAGAGACGATATGCTTGACGATCTCGATCTTATTGGAAAGTTCATTCTGCTCGGTGGTCTTGGTGCCCAGCAGGGATTCCTCGCCGGTGGTCTTGAATTCTTTATTAAGGGTCTTGAAGATGCTGTCAAGGTTCTGAACGCTCAGATCCCAGAGATCTTCGGTGCTGATCCAGCCCTTGAAGGGGAAACGGTACTTATTGCGGGTTGCGATTTCAAACAGTTCCATAGTGGTTACCTCATTTCTATGTTTAAATTACGACCTTGAGCACGCGCTCGGTCTGGCCTTTAACTTTGACGATAAAGGAATCGTGACGGGTGGAGGAGAAACCGACGCCGGAGAGCTGGTCATCGACAGGCTGCACGGACATCTGAGAGCCGAGGGCTTCAAAGACGCGCTTGTGGGTCAGCAGCTCCTGCTTGATAAATTCATTGTAGAAGCCGTTGAGCTTGTCCGGATTCTGGCAGCCCTTGAGCATGAAGAAATAATGGAGATTGCCGATACCGGTCTGTTCGTCCCAATAGTTGGGGGAGTACATGGCAACGCTGACAGGGGTAAACTGATTCGTGCTGATGTTCCAAATATTGCGGCTGGAGATATTGCTCTTGAGTTCATCCTTGATGGTGAACTTGCCGTCCTTGAGAGTGACGGTGGCCACAGGGACATTCGTGCCGGTAGAAATCGGGTGGCGGTATTCATACTGATGGACCTCACCGTTGGCCTCGATCTCAGCGATAAAGCCGTTGTTTCCGGCGCGGCTGGTAAAGCAGCGGACATAGAATTTATACTCACCATTAGCCATCTTCTGCAGCATGGGCCAGGTGATATTTTCAACGGCAGGAACATTTTCGCGGGGACCCGTAATATCAACATCCAGATTGCCGCCGGTAAAACTACAGCGATTGGCATACCAGATATTATCAATAGGGGTGCTACAGTGTGCATCTTCATCCGAACGGTCCCAGTTATCAGGTTCATCGTTCCACTGGATGGAGAAGCGGAGCACACCATTGACCTTTCCGCCTGCCCGCTTGACATTCTCGCGGATATCGGAATCAGCCAGATTGCCCGTGTAGGCCCATGCGAAAGCGTTATCCCATTTGAACATCGTTTTGGCGTCGGGATTGACAGGGGCGGTCAACGAGACCATGTTCTTGGAGAAGCGGTTTTCCATGAACAACTCCAGCTCCTTGGCGATGGGCAGGACATCCGAGATGAATTTATCAATACCGATCTCCTCTACATGGGAGAATCGTTTAGGGTCAATGGCAACCTGCTGTTCCATAGCGGCAAAGGGATCTGCGACTGCACCGTTCATACGGGACACGGCGTCGCGGTTGGCAAAGAGGATATTGTTGACGCTGATGTCATCGAGACGGGCAAAGCAGCGGGGCAGGGAATCCATATAGCCGAGTTCCGTAACGGTTTTCTTGGCGTCCTCAAGCATTCGTTTTGTAAAAATAGCCTTGGGGCGCTTATAGTTGGCGGGGGCGACCACACGCTCATAGGAGGTGACGGCAGTGTTGACATCCTTGCCTTCCGACAGGTCAATGAGCAGTGTGCCGATGCTGGTATTGCGGATGCGGGCGAAAGCAGGATTCATTAAAAATACATCGACCCATGAGCGGAGTTCTTTTTCTGCAGCAGTCAGAGCGCTGTATTTTGTCTGGAAGGACGCGAGCTGTTCAAGCTGAGACTTCCACTCGGCACCACGGTAGAGACTGTTTTGCGCGATGAGTTCAAGAACAGTCTGCGTAGCGTCGAGCGTCAGCTCGTTCATGGAGCGCAGGAACACATTGCGGTCATCCCGGATATGGGCGGTCTCCGCGTTGATATCGCCGGTGGTGTAAGCGCAGCGCGGTGTATTGACGAAGAAATGGTTCCATGTCAGAACTTTGTAGCCGTTTTCATCCCGCTCATAGCTGCGGGCAGTGCCGACGGTAGGCTCATGAGTCAGGAAAACATCTTTGATAGGCTTGGACTTGACATAAGCGGAGAGGGCATCGACAACAGGCTGATAACATTCCGGCGAAGTAGTGTCAAAGTCCCAGATGGTTTCGATTTCGTTGCCGTTAATGGCGACCACACCGCCCATCGTTTTGATAAAATGGCGGCAGCAGGAACAGTCAAATTCGCGCCGGACACGATAAACGGGGTTTGTACCGGCAGGGAAGGAATCGAGATAAAGGTTCCAGAGTTCATCCGGGTCAAAATCGACACGGTAAAGTGCGGCGGCGTTCTTGGTCATGGAATCAAAATGAGCCATGAATTTGTGGTGAAATGAGTGGAATGGCATGATAGTCATAAGCGGTCTCCTTTGAAAAATTGGGTAGTTTATAAAACTCTTGGATAATAGCGGCGGTTTTCATGGCGTTTGGATACATCACGCATTTTACCGAGCGCTTCTTGCAACTGGTGAACACAGCGTTTGTTTTGGCCGTCCTGCATGAAGTCCATGAGAGGCTGCATGAGTTCGATTTCATCTTTCATGAGGCGGCGGGTCTGACGGCATTCTTTGAGCTGCTTGGCAAGTTTGACCAGTTCAACGGCGTTGTTGGGTTCCAATTCTAGTTTATGTAACAGGTCTTGTGTGAGCTGGTCTTGCTCGTGAATACCGGAACTGTTGACTTGATAGCGAGTTTCCAGCGTTTGCATGAGGGAGAGGGTGCCGGAAAGCGATTTCATATTGTGGTCGTCCAATGGTTGCGTCAGTCCTTTCTGGTTTGATTTAAAAATTGGTACAAAAAATGGTGCTGGATGCAGGCTACGATCCCGCCACCCCTGACTTACAAAATCAGCGCTCTACCGAATGAGCTAATCCAGCATATGAGTAGCCCCGATGGAAGTCGAATCCACAAAGAAACAGAGTTTGAATCTGCCGCGTATGCCAGTTCCGCCACAGGGCCATATAAATATCCGAGGCGGGGATTGAACCCGCACGACGTTGCCGCCAACAGGGTTTAAGCCTGTTTTGTCTGCCTGTTCCAACACTCGGACATGGCATGGAGTTTTATACTGGTTATCTCCATTTACCCAAAGAAACGACCTTTGGCAGCCAGTCGCATGTTGCCGTTACACAACTGCTTTTCTGCTTGTACTTTCAGAAATCATTTCATAGTTCAAACAATGCGCCAATCTATGCTATGTACACTTACATAAATCATTGCAAAGAATCCGGTATGACGATATTTCTTATCATAGGGCTGCAGTACCCCTGGCGGCGAAACTGGGATTCGGACCCAGGGACAACATTACGTTGCCTACGGTTTTCAAGACCGCTGCATTCAACCACTCTGCCACTACGCCATAATAATGGGTTTCCTGTGCCGCAAAATCGTTTGCTCGTTTTGAGTCTTACGCCATAAAGGCCGCCTTTGGTAAAGGAATGTCTGCTACGACGGTATGCCGTTTCGGAAACCCGGATGGAACGAGAGGGAATCGAAAACCCAAATCACTCTGCCAGTACAAGCTCTTTTACTTGGAGCCATTGTTGATAGACAGGATGACGATAGGCATTGGTCAATATTTTTGCACCTGTGCCCTGCGAATTATTGATAAATTCATTCGAGTTTGCGATAGAACGAAGGGTCACGAGGTCTTTTTGCTTAAATGGATTATCGTAAGTGAGTTTTTTGCATTGGTTGGTAATAAACCTAGATATATTCTGAACAGAGGAACAATAGATGCGATCACCTGTTACAGGGTCAAACCGTTTCTTAGTGACACGAGCACCTGTAACAGTGGCACGGATCAGGAAATCATCGTCCTCTGGATTATAATTTAATTGTCTGAGTCCGTCACAAGCGCCATTGTACACGGTTTCTTGATCGCTCTTTGCAGCTCGTTCGATATCTGATATAAATCGTTTTGGGATAAGAAGTTGTTTCATGCCGTCCTTGGCAAGGAACTCAACATAAGCGGAAGAATGGTCACTGCTTTGATGGTAGTCCTCCTTTTTTACATTGAGGATCTGACCTTTGTCCAACCCGACCCAGGCTAAAATCATAATGGCGCGGCTCATCGAGTAGGAGACACCGGGACAGAGTGCATCCAGATAATCGGCAAATTCCTGTTCAGAGAAAAAGAACTTGCGAAGAATTTTGTCATCGGATACTTCTGCGTAGGTTCGCTTGATTTCTTTATCATCGTTGCAGACAACAAAGAAGAAGGGGTGGGTCGCGTGCTGCTGCGGCGTGATGACATTTTTCTTTAAAAGATAATCAAGATAACATTTGATCTCGGTAAGTTTACCGCGGTTGAGATAGTAATTATCGGCCTGAAGACGTTTTACAAGATCATTGACCGTATCGACTTTCCAATCCTGAAAGCTGACCCCAGTTTCCTGCTCTAGCTGCTGGACGGTGAACATTGCGGATGAGGATTTCAGGGTGGATTTATATTCGGCGACATAAGAGTGAGACATAGTAAGCCTGCCTTTCTAGTGGTTTTATTGTACACTATGTAGACAGGCTTTTGCAAGCCCTTACGCCAAAACTTGTTCCGATTTCATATTGACCGGCTGCATATAGCGCAAAATGGGATTTTGACGGAGAATAGCCGGGACAGCCTTTTGCCAGTTTTCTGTGGTAAAAGTACCGATGGGGTCGGAGAAATGAATATTGCGGGCTGTGATTCGGCTTTCGACTGCAAGAGTAGACGGCATATCCAGACCTTCGACCTCACCGATTTGAAAGTCAACGTGAACCGGATTGTGTTTTTCAAATCGTTTTGTGGTGAAGGCGATTGCTTCGCATTGGCCGCTGACTTGATTATAGCGGTCATTGCTGATGATGAGATACGGATGGACACCGACATACTTGTGAACGTCACTGGGGAAGACGGTATCGGTCGTAAAATACCCCCAGCGGATCTCCCCGAATTTGGGAGTGGTTTTACTGGGTGTAAACATGGTGTGGGTTCAACTCCTTTTTAGAAATTCAGCGGTTGTGTTGTTTTGCGGTATTCTTTTGCTGTGACTATACTATACCACATCGAAACACACATTTCAAGGGAAAAAGCTGAATGTTAATGAAATGTTCACAAAAGAACGATTTTATACTGAAAACCGGCGCTTGACAGGGTGAAAGAGCAGGAATCCCTGGAAAAGGCTGGTGCAGAAACCTTGACAGATGCTGCCTGTAGGACAAAGCCGGAACCACCGGAACACAGCAGACAGTGGACCTTTGTACCGTTATTAAAAAGGCTGATTGCTTTAACGGGGATGGTGGCACAGAGACCGGTTGATTCATCCCCGGAGAACAGAGAGATAAAGGCTTTTTTATACGGCTGCATCATTGCATATAGCTCTTGCAAAGAAATCGTTTTAGAAACATCGTTTGCCATTTTTTCTCCTTTTTAGCTTCAAAGTCCAAATTATAGGACATATCATCTGATACAATAGAAGTACAGACCTAGAAAGCACACACGCCTATATGTTGTTGAAATAATTATATGACACCATAGGGTTGTATTCAAGTCTACAAATGTCACCATAGGAGCGGTTTCACATGGATATTTTAATCAAACGCATAAAACAGTGGCGCTATGATCATTATGTAACCCAACAGCAGCTTGCTGATAGAATTGGTTGCCCGCGTAACACCTTACAGTGCTGGGAAACAGGCAGACGGTCACCTGGATGTGAGGCGTTAGCGGAATTGTGCCGGGCCATGGATGTATCGGCAGACTGGCTGCTGGGGTTATCGAAAGAGCCGGGGCGGTGTCAGGCGCTGGCTTCCTCAAGGGCGGAGACGGCCTCCGACACGGATTCATTCAGAGCGGTTGCGGCTTCGTCCAAAGAGTCCATGGCGGACTGCAGGGATTCGATTGCGAATTCCATAGCCGAGTAACGTTCGGAGCCTTCCATGCTTTCCGGCATGTTGTCAAGGGCTTCCTGTTCATCGTCCTGCACTGCTTCGATTTCATAGCACAGCTCGTCCACGCTGGCGGAGAATTTTTCGTTCAGGTCAGTGATACTGTGAATGATGGTGCTGATGGCTTTACGACGGGCGTTGTTCATGATGATTTCTCCTACCTTATTATATAGTGTGGTTATTTACGCCACGGTTCCTTGCCCTGATTTTTGATTTCGATCTGGCAGAGCTGCATAGCGGCAAGCGCGGTATCATGGGACTGCGGTGTAACACAGGCACAGCAGGAAGCGTCAACGGAGATCGTAGCTTCCGGGAAGCGAGCTTTGGCGAGAATAGCGTTGGAGAGGACGCAGATGCCGGTACAGAGGCCGATAAATTCGATCTCGATATTATCGCCTGTATCGTACATATAGTCAGTAATATTATCTGCATATCGCAGAATATATTGAGCAAGTCGCTCTGTTACAACATCATCCCCAAAGGTGGCTTTTTCAATAGGGAAAACATCAGCTGGGTCATATTTATCCCATACTTTACAAATTGCTTCCCAAACAAAGGATTCAATTTGCCATCCCGGTTCGCCACGAAGGCAGTGATAAACAGGAAGGTGTCTGCCTTCATTGGTGTTGATATAATCATTATGGTGGGTATCCTGTGTGCAAGCGATAAATGTACCAGCTTTAGCTTCTTGTTTGATCTTAGCGACGACATTTGGCACGATGGCTTGTGCTTCCTTAGTGCCAAGAGAGCCGGTGATGAAGTCGTTTTGCATATCGACAACGACGAGAATTTTATGCATGGTATTCCTCCATATAATCTTTAGCGGCAGAGATAAGTGTGGTGCGCGTATTGGTAAGATTTCCGTTGACGACTTCATCGAGGAGATAATTCAGACAGCGCTTGAAATCTGGCCCAGGCGTATAACCACAGTGGATCAAATCTACACCGCTGATGGCAAGGTCTTTGAGAGAAAACTTTCGCTTTTCAAATACAGCGGTGGCAAGATACAGGTATGTGATTTGTGCTTTGCGAAGCGGATTCATTTCACCGAAGTTCGCATAGTTTACACCATGGGCGTAAAGATCGGCAAAGCGGACGATCGTAAGCAGTTGGGCGTTTTCTGCGCCGAGTTTGGCAATCAGACGATTGGCGCAGCGAGCGCTAGGTTCAAACTGGTAATCGTGATACTCGATCAGGGTTACAATGCGCTCCCGCTCCGCATTGGAAAACTTGAGACGGCGGAGAATACTGTCGGCCATATCGGCGCTAACCTTGGCGTGACCGTAGAAATGACCAATGCCATTTTCATCCTGTGTGAAGCACTGCGGTTTGCCAATGTCGTGTAGAAGCATCGTCATGCAGAGTTCAAACCAGTGGGCATGTGCAGTTGCGGCAAATTCAGATTCATACGAAGCTGCGTTATAAAGTTTGCCAACAGCTTTGAAGATATGGTCGCAAACTGTATAGGCGTGATAGGATGAGTGCTGGTTGAAATCAATGCAAGATTTCAGCTCCGGGATGATTTGACAGAACACTGGGCGATATGCATGAAGTGTACAGTACAACATGTGTAGGTTACTTTCACCGGCAAGAAATATCTTGCGGAGTTCATCCTGAATGCGCTCGGCTGAGATATTGACAAGCGATGGAGCCATCTGGTTAATAAGCGTTTCGGTTTCAATGCCAACATGGAATTTCAACTGGACACTGAAGCGGATTACGCGGAGCAGGCGAAGAGGGTCTTCTTGAAAGCGGGTTTTGGCATCTCCGACGCAAACAATAGCCTTGCGCTTGATGTCGCGGCGACCGTTGAAGGGGTCGACCAAGGACAGGTTGACAGCATCTTTGTCGCCGGAACCAACCTTAGCGGCGATGGCATTCATGGTGAAGTCGCGGCGGGAGAGATCCTTTTCAATGTCAGAGGTGAAGACTACGGAGTCTGGGTGGCGGCTGTCGGAGTATGTACCGTCTGTACGCATCGTCGTGACTTCATACTGACTGCTGGACATAACGACCATGACTGTACCGTGTTGGATGCCGGTGTCTATGGTCTTAGGAAAAAGCTCCTTAACTTGCTCCGGTGTTGCTTGCGTGGTGACATCGTAATCGTGCGGCGTTTTGCCAAGAAGGATGTCGCGCACGCAGCCACCAACCAAATAGGATTCATAGCCGCGTGCATTGAGAACGTCCATAAGAACGATGAGGTCAGGCGGCAGAGTGATGCGGGACAAGATAACAGGCATCGGTATTCACCTCCATGACAAATTCTTCGATGCGCTTATAGTCCGGGTTGGGCGGCAGGGAAGTGTTTTTCTTATCATACTCAAACCGCTTTTCATAGTCGTTGATGAGGTCGAAAAACTCATGATAATATGTGCCGTCCGGCTTTTGGAATTTACCGCCACGAATCTCCAACAAAAAGTCACGGTCGTCCTCACGGTAGGTATTGATTTCACCCTTTTCGAGGATGTCAAAGCACATGAGGTAGAGCCGAACGAGGTGCATAGCATGTTTATTGAGATGCATATTGTCCTTTTTGGAGTTGCGCTTGCCAAGCTTTGCGTACTGGCCGATGACCGTGCCGAGATCAGAATTCATCTGCTTGAAGCTGCGCAGTGGATAATGCTTGAGATCGCAGTCGATGAAAATTTCAGTATCCATGCCATCTGTAACACCTTTGTCGATATACAAGCGGACTGCATCGCCCGGAATATCCTTGTGCTGAAGGCGGAAATCCTCAAAAACAGATTTGCAGGTGTCGAGAATATGCCTTTCCTTTTCATCCTGCGGATAGTGATCGTGTGTCAACGCATTTTGTAGGCGGCGAAGCTGTTGATTGGCATAGCCGCCGAAAGCGTGAACGGCACGCTGAGATAGAAAAAGATTTTTATTGTCAATCAAACGCTGACCGACGGCATTGATGTAAAAATAGTGTTCCGGCTTACAACCAAGCAGCTCAATCGTGTTTGGGTTGCAACCGATGAGGAGCGAGATCAATTTGTTAAAACTATAGACCGTGGTATCTGTTGCTTCATCGACGCGCTGCTCGAAGTGGGAAAGGCCAAGAATTTCATTAGGGGAGTTCAGGGCACAGCCACGAATGTCGACATCCGAGCCTTCGATGTTCGTGCCGTAGGCGTGGGAACCGCCAAGGGTGAGGAAAATGATGCGCTCGCCGAGATGCGGGTCTGTATAAAGAAATTCATAGGGCTTTGTGTTGATAAGGACATAGAGTTCGTTTTGGGTCATAAAGCCTCCTTAAAAGCGGTAAGGGTCTTCCGGGTAATAATCAAAGTGCGGCATGGGAGCAAGCTTGAATTTGTTGCGATTATGCATAGAATCGATCTTTGCAGCAGTGGCGGTGTCGACACCATAGTAGCCGGTGCGGATATAGATATCAAGGAAATCATAGGTAAAACCGAAATTATCCTCATCACTCTTATCGGTCAGGCCATCGGCGGGAGCCTTATGAACGAGATTTTCAGGCAGGTTTAAGACTTCCGCAATCTTGATAACCTCGGTAGCGGTGAGTTTAGCGAGAGGGGCGAACTGACCGGCGCTGTCACCGAACAGGGTATTCCAACCCAAAAAATCCTCCGAAAAATTGCACGTATTAGCGACTCTTCCGTTGCATGTCTGCGCTACCGCAAAAAGAGTTGCCATGCGGATGCGGGGAGGCAGATTCGTTTTGGTCTGGACAGAAGGAACCAAGCCACAGGCAATCATAGCGACCCTGATTGCCTCAGTCGCATTGCCGATATTGATTTCATAGCTTTTAATACCAAGGTGTTCACACAGCTGTTCGGCATCTCCAATATCCTTCTGATACCCGTCCGGCATGAGAACACCGATGACGCGATCCTCACCAAGCGCTTCGACACAGAGCGCAGCGACGACGCTGGAATCCTTGCCGCCGGAGATGCCGATAATGGCTTTGCAATCGGAGCCATTCTGGCGGAAATACTCACGAATCCAGCCGACAATTTCGTTTTTGACTTTGACGGCGTCGAAGGTGTAGGGTTTGGAATTTACAGCGTTAAGATTTTTCTGATTCATAATGGTCTCCTTAGCCTTTATCGAGACGCCAGAGTTCGACGTCCGTATTCTTGAATGCTTTTTCAATCATGGAATAGACTTCATCCCAGTTGGCACCACCGCGCACACAGCCGATCTTGTAGGGCATGGCAACTGAGCAGTTGAGATCACATGCGACCTGTGCAAGACGTTCAAAGCAGGTAGCGAGAGCTTTTATATTCGTGTACTGTGCGCCATCATAACCATAGCGATTCTGGGCGTATAGATTTGCAATGTACCTGCCCTGATATGGAAGATACTTGCTATGAGTTTCGTTTTCATCCATGTGAATCAGCTGCATGGTACCGAGAAGTTTTTCGGTATGATCCGATAAAGATTCGCAGAGGAGCGCATAGTCTCTATACACATGTGGATAACGCTGGCGCACCTCCTTGGCGACACCGGAATTCATTTTGCCTTGGCAGTTGACCTGATGGGCGATGATCTTAGCCTTGGAATCAAAGAGATTTCCATCAATAATTTTGATAGACATATCAGATTCCCTCCAGATTCAGGCGATTGCGGATGTCAGAAAGTGTCTGGCGGCGCATCATCTTGCCGTTACGGAACACGGGCTGCAACATATCGACGCTACGATAGAAGTTCTTCGTTTTCTGATCCATTTCATCCTGTACGCGAATACGGCCGTCCTGCTGGTCGTCAAAGACAACACACAGACCCTTGAGGCTCTTCTTGAAATGGTCTGTGTCGGTTTTAGGGTCTTTGAAAATATTAACCTCCTTGCCGTCAATAACACCATGCGTTGCCTTGACGGCCATACCAAAGGTGTCGCGGGTAAACGGTTTCAAAATACCATCCTGTTCGATGCATTGCATGGAAAAGCTACCGACGCCGAGTGCCACATTGCAAGCGGCAAAGCCGTGTGCCTCCAGCTCCTTATAGATAGCCTCGCACCGCTGGATCGTGATAGAGTCGCCATAGATAGCCTTGACGTGCGGATCAAGTACCTTATAGCCCTTTGAGTTAATCGTACCGCCGAACTGCTCCCACAGATGGTAAACGGTCTGGGTTACAATTTCAACCGGGTTGCCGGAGTCACCGCGAATGAGTAGGCAGCCGTCATGCGCCATGATTTCATCGTGGAGCTGCGGTAGAATATTGTCGACAAGATTCCAGTAGTCGTAGGAATCCGAGACGACAGAGAAGCTGGAATGTGGATACAACTCGGTCAACAGGCGGCGAAGCATTGTGATTTCATCGCCATCGACGGCGAAGTTGGAACACATGACGCTGTGCTCGGTCGAGACAGAGCCGTAAGCAACCGGCTCAAGGCTTGCGTCACAGTAGTAGTTCTTTTCAAGGTAGGGAATAGCTGGCACGGTGGCAGTGTTAAGGAAAGACAGACACCAACCGGCGCTGGATTTGACAGCGGATTGCAGACATTCCTGCCCACGGAAGGAGAAATCGCCGAGCGCTTTGCCGCGCGGAGTGGAATCATCGCAGGTTTTGTCATAATATTCATCCACGATTTGACGGTAGAGATGGCCGACCGTGGCGGAGATCATGGGATGCCAAAGCTCGGCGCTGATAAGAGATTCCAGAAACTGCGGTACCCACGCAAAATCCGGGTGTGTGTTTTTCATTTCGAGGAAGGGAACATGGATGGGACAAAGTGTGCCTTCCGGCAGGGCGTTGATCTCAACTGGCAGGTAGCCGAGGTGGTACAGGTCAACAAACTTCGTACTGTCGTAGTTCTTTTTTCCGATCGTATTATCGAGGACGGTTTCGATTTCATTTGTAACATCAGCCAAATTGCGCTGGAAGAAATGCTCGTCGAAATAGTCGATCAGATACTCCTGACAAAATGCTTGGACTCCGAAGACGACAATGCTGTTGATATTGGTCAAGCGGGACATTCGCGGGGTAAAGTAGCTGGTCAGCTCGGTCGTGCCCTTGGGAAATTGGCGGGAATGTGTGGTTTTGTAGAAGTCACAGAGAAGCATAGGATTGATGCTCATTTATAGTCTCCTTTAAAATTCATAGATGATTTCAATACGGTCATCATGGCCGGTGAAGATACTATTGGTAGTATAGACCTTAGAGATAAGTCCGGGTTCTGAGAAGATTTTGCCGCGCTCCGGGTCAAGGATAGAGTTCTCGCAGTGGGAAACATACATCGCGGTATCGCCTGCGCCAAGCTCCTTCAGCTTTTTGGCGGAGTAGTACATCGTACCGCCGTAGGAGCAGATGTCATCGATCATGAGGATTCGTGCGTCTGGCTTAACATCGCCAACCACATCCAGACCGAGAATTGTGCCGGTGTTCCAGTCGCGGAGCTTGTTACCGTAGAGAACGGTAGTATCCTTTGGCACAAAATCAGCGTAGCGCTTGAGTGCGCCGACATCGGGGAAATAGAGCATATCAGGCTTAAACTGATATATAGCCTTGTAAATAACTTGTTTTAGCTGCGGGCGCATTACACAGACATGGTTAAGCAGCGCAACAGATACATCGGAATGCGGGTCGAAAACATTAACCTCGGAAAAATTCATGGCGTTCAGCATTTGGCAGAAATACTTGAGGGTAAAAACCTCTCCATTCTTTGTCCTATCCATACGGGCGTTGGGAATGTATGGCATAGTAAGCATAGGAGACTTGCCCCTATTCTCAGAAATATTGGAGGCGATCATGGCGATGTCTGCAAATTCAGACATGGATTCATACAGCCATGTGATTGCATTTGGTGCTATGTGCTGTTCGTCATGCATATCGAACTTGATGAGATGTGTACCATCAGGGAAATCGGTAATAGCGTAACGGGATCGGATCATAAATTGCTCCTTTACTTGAAATAGTGTTTCGTTATAAGATTCAATACCCTGCGAGCTTGACATATCCTTGCAAAATCATCAAAATTGATCCAAGTGATTCAGAAAAACTTCATCAGAAAATCCTTATCCACTGTAAAATTTTCCTTTATCAATACAAGCCACAGAGATCCATTGCGTAAGCACGATTCATCTCAATACCGGCGTGCTGACAATCGTGCTCCAGCATATACATAAGTGCCATAGGGCGAGTGCATTTTATTTTTTGCTGCACAAGAAAGGTATATTCACCGCGGGTATTCTGACCGGTGCAAAGTATGTTCATGTAGAAATCGTAAACCTCCTGCTGCTTGCGTGCATTGGCAGGGGGCGGGGCGATTTTCTCGGCTAGACTGTCAACGGCATCATCATACCCTTTTTGGATGCCGGGACCGAACTTGTAACAAAACCAGAAGAACGGTGCTAAACAGACAGCGACAATCAATGCGCTGAGAAATAAAAGACCCAACATAGCACGGTTCCTTCCAATCAATAGTTGCAGAAGAAGGTGGTATAAGCCTGAAGAATAAGTAAACCCCAAAAGATTACCTGAAGAATGATGCCGAGATCACTGTTGTTGTTGTTACGCATGATAAATCCCTCCTTATTTTTGAGCCGCGTACTTAGCGGCAACTTCTTCACGGGTAAGACGAGTGCGACCGGGAAGCGTTTCGGTCTGATAAGTGGCCTGCTGCGTGGGGAATTGCTTTTCAAGTCTGGCCATCTGCTCTCTCTCATCGCTGGCACCGGTCAGGCGGTCAGCGTAGGCAATGTTCATTTTGATGCCCATGTCCTGACAGTCCTCGAAAATCATATACATCTGGGCTTCTTTTTCGGTACAATTTTCACGCTTGCACATTTCTTCGGTGGTCGTACCGCGCAGATTTTTGCGGTGGAACTTTATGTATTGATAGGAATCCCAAGCCTCCTGCTGCTTTTTGTACCGGTCTGGCGTGGGGGCGATTTTCTCAGCTGTGTCATCAATGGCCTTTTCAATAGGTGGCAAGATCATACAGCCGAGACCGAGACACGCACCACCAACTATAGCAGCGATGATAAATACGAACGCGGCGCAAAAGAGAAGCTGTAATAAAATCATAGTGAAGATCCTTTCTTGGCGCGGCAGCGCATAAGTTGGATGGACATTACACTGCGTTGGATTTGTGTAGATAACTCCCGGTCAGGCATATTGTGCGCAAGAACCAGATCGATTTCATGCTGTGTCCATGAGCGGTATGGGTAGCCAGAAGTCTGACGATAGTTTTTGCGGCGATAGAAATTGCGCAAATCAGCGTCTTTTGAATTTGGCAAGATTTGGATGACCTCCTTATTTAAAAATACCCCTTTTGTGCGGAAAAACAAACGGTAAATATTACCAGAAATTATATGCGCAGCACCGACGAAAACGAGATAAAATCACCGCCAAAGTTGAAACCGAAATCTGTTACACCGGTGTTCAGAGAATATACTACACGGATTTTGTGCCAATAAGGTCGATTGTTATTGATACCAGCGAGAACGCGGTCGTTGGCGCAATCGATCTCGTAGATGTTCAGACTGGCGGTATTGCAGATTGGGTATGTACCGATGACAACGCGGTTCATTCTGCTGCCTCCCTTTCTGTTTCAACCGGGATAGAATTCATGCGGTCAATGATGTCATCGATGTCGCGGCCGACAATAGCACTGAACATTTCAGAAATGTTATTGCGTTTATATGCCTCACATACAAAAGCGGCGAGGTCTTCATCGGCTGTGCAGACGTCTTCAAGCGTCCGATTGATGGAACCGCCGAACTCATCACGCAGGTCAAGACTGCTATAAATCGTGTTAATTTTTTCTGTGGTAGTTTGGTCCGTGCAAGGTTCGAGGTCTGCGGCGCAGCGATAGCAGATGGACTGAGAGGTGAGGCTGGTGCCGACATAGATTTGTTTTGTACCGCAGTTGGGGCAGGTGAGGATAAATTTACTGTTGATGTTGTTCATAGTATTTACTCCTTCATAATAAGAGCGCAGGTTATGCCGTCTCTTTTACTTTGCTGAGTTCGCACCAAAGGCGTTGGATCTCACCTTCAATGGCCTCTGCATCATCCAACAAGACACGCAAGCCGGGAGCACCGCGCATACCGTAGTTTTCGATGGCGTGCTGTTCCGTATCAAAATTCATATAGGCATCAAAAAGCTGGGAGAGAAAATCGTCGTCGTCCTTTACATTGAATGACAGTAAAAAATCCTCACCTGCGGGGGAATACCATTCAAGATCGATAAAATTATCGTCGGTATCGATATAGGGCTTCCAGTTATTGTCAGCCAGAGCATCCAGAATTTTTTGAGAAATCATAGTACAGATACTTCCTTCATTTAAGAATTTGTCCATTCGATGGAATCAAAGGGAGGGTAGGAAACAGTGACCGCACCGGGAAAACGTTTCACACAGCCATTTCTGAAATAGTACCTGGTGTACTCGTTGGTGTCGCAGCAGCGGATGGTCAGCTCGAAAATTATGGTGGGGAATTTGTAGGAGGCTTCACGAATATCGTTTTCAATGGAGAACTCGACATCCTCGCCGGTGTCAAAGGAGAGGCTGGATGTAGCATAGAACGGAGTATCAACGGTAGGCTTGCCGCACAATGGATAGCAGGAGATACCGTTATATACATCACCGGTAATTTCGTTGTCGTACAGGTAGCGGGTAACCTGCTCGACGGTTTCCTTGTCCATATAGTATGTGGCAAGCGTTTCGTCGTTATATACGCGAAGGCTGTGTTGGTAGAACATGGTTAAAACTCCTCTTTTGATGAAATCATGTTCAAAACGAACTTGTTTTCTGCATCATCCACAAACCTGATTTGGATTTCTGCAACCGGTTTGCCGTCGATGAGGAGCGGGATGTTCTTTTTGTCGGGAAGACCGTTGATGATTTGGTTGAGGGCTTGGGTAGTGAAAACAGGGGTTGTTTTGGATTTTTCAATTTTTTGCTGGTTCGGCTGCTCCGCCACATCCTCAGTGGGTTTGGTATCATCAAATTCCTTTTTGAGGAAGCGGATGGCAGTTTCCAGCTCTGGGTTAGTATATTTTTCGTTCAGGTAGCTGCGTATGTTCCGTATATTTTGATTGCATGTGTTGCTGATCAGCTCTGCGCCACCGTAAATAGGAAAGAACACAGCCAGCTCGTGACCGTCTGGGTCAGAATAAAGACCAAGAATCGTCTCGGTGTTATAGTTGATGTGTTTGACATTTTGGCAAATCGTTCCGGCATAGAATTTGAGATAATCGCCGAAACGGTGCATAAACGGAATGATGTCTTTATCGCAGACACCGGAAACATCCTGCACGTAGGATTCATCGTACAGCATATTGAACAGAATGCCGGTGCTACCATTTAGTGTGACAACGTACTCCCTGACGGGGTGCTGGTCAAACTCAGTCATATCAATGACATTCCGTACATAAACAGGAACGTTTTTCACAGCGCGAGGTGCAGACTGGGTGTCGTCAGGTAAATTCAATTCACCAATAGCGTTTGTCCAATAATAGAAATTCTCATGATCAAGCGTGTGCATATCGATAATTTTTATGGTAGTGGTATCCATGATCAAACATCCTCCTTACTGTGAGAGCATATAGCCGCGCTGAAACTCTACGCAGCGATTCCAGTCCATGACTTCAGAGATAGAATTATCGCCGACTTCATTTTCAAAGGCACATTCGGCAATGAGCTGACAATAGTCTGCGACAGTGAGCGCATTCTTTCCGGTGTCATGAATTCCGCCATAGCTTTCCACCATTCCAAACAGCGTTTTATAGTAGCTGCTGATATGACCTGAGATTTCATCAAGAGTCATGTCGCCGACATCTTCAACGGATTGCGTGACGCAATAGGTTTTATCCGTGTCTTCTGTGGTGTCCAGCCAGACGATCTGGGTGAATTCATACCTGGTAGGGGAAAGCTTACGGCAATACTGTGCGCAGTCGGAATCTGTCAAAAACCAGTTGCCGACATTGCTGGGAAGATCATATACATTCATTGCGATTCTCCTTTTTCAAAGCCAGTTGACGAAATTGATGCAGGAGCCGTAGCAACAGACGAGATAGTCAGAGTCAGGTGTCCACTGGTCCGGTTCCTCAAACTCGATGACATCATAGCCGAAGTGTTTTTCGACCTGTTCGCCGATTTCCTGCCAGTCCTGTTTGGTCATCTCGGAAACCTCTGTGTCATCATGCTCGACAAACCACATATCGTTTTCGCTCTGCCAACAGGATTCGATCCAATCTGCAAGGTGGGGATTCAGGTCTGACAGCTTCGGCAGAAAATGGTTGCCGTCCATGTCCTGGTGGATGATGTTATCTGCGTATTTTGCGGCCATGTCCATACCGCTTTCAATCATGCGCAGGGCGTAGAGATGCTTGATCTTATCAGGGTCATCATATTCATATGTAAACAGCGGTGCTTCATGGTAATAGATATCGACAAAATAGAACCAGGTACCGTCATCAAAGCTGGTCTCCTGCATGGGAGTGATCTTGACTTCATATTGGTCGTAATTCTTTGACATGGTGTAGAGTCTCCTTATTTGAGTGTTTCGTTTACGAAAAAGATGTCGTTGTGTTCATAGCATTTATGACATGTCAGGCAGTTGCGGGCACCACAGTTGATCTTGACATTGTGCTGCTTGCTGTACGCCTTATCGTAGACGGTGAATACCTTATCGATCCAGCTGTAGTTGGAGAAATCCTGCGAGACCTGATTGAGGTGGTCGGAGCTGTATACGCAAATCAGATTGTCCGGTTTGCCAAGCTCTTTGATAGCCTTATCCATGAAGGCTGCGTTCTTCGTCCAGATAGCAATCGTACACCACGGGTTCGCCCTGGCAATGCGGATGTAGTTCTTAGCGTGGGTCACATTGACAAGGTCGCCATGACTTTCAAACCGGGCAATACTGCTGTTCAAAACAGGCAGCTCGTAAACCTCAAGGTCATGGCTGGAAAGAATCTTGGTGTTTTCTGCATAGCGGTTTCGTGCGGCGGGATAGATGGCCAGTCCACGTTTGGCATAGCAGTGTGCGCATACGCTGGTTTCATCCTTGGCACGCTGTTCACAAATGGGATTGCAGAGCATACTGGTGGTGATGGTCGGAATACCGTTCATTTTGCCCTGCGGATGAGAGATAAAGATCTGTTCTATGACACGATCGTTTTTCATTTTATGTATCCTTTCTTGGCAGCGCACAAGAGCGGATACAATATTCAGTTTTTATATCTCACCCTTGGCGGCTGGTATTACAGCATCAGTGCAGCGAAAAGTGGTTGTTTTGTTTTGCGGTCAACGATTTCGAGCAGGTCGCCGTCATCGTAGACAAGGATGCGGTTTGGTACGAAATAAACGCCGAGTTTATGAAGCTCCCGGACAAATTTGCGGGGGATATTGGTCGTGCTTACAACGGTAAAGTCGCTCAGGCGGATGGATTCATTCCAGCACCAGCAGGATTCCTCGTCCTCATAGGCGTCCACCTGACGAATCTCGAACCGGAGTATGGATGGGGTGGTCATGGTTGGTTCAGCTCCTTAGATGGGTTATTCATTGATCGGATATGCGCTCAGATTCCACGCATTACCAAGCTCGTAATAAAGGCCATATTTGCTGAACAGATCTTGCAAGACAAACATGTCATGATTGTTAAGGATGTCATACAAAGTGCCTTCAAAACTCATGCTCAAAATATTTGGCTCACGGACATATTCAAAATAGTCACGCGGATCCATATCGTCTTCGATGAATGGCTTGCCGCCGTAGCGATACACGGTTTTGCCGTTTTTATCTTTACCACTCGTGCCCATGCGCTTGCCGTTATAGTAGATATAGACATCCTGCCAGCAATCTTTTTCGATGCACAACGTATAAATGTCATGAGCGAGTGCCTCGGCGCGGTCTGCCCAATCCATATCAAAGCTCGGTGCCTTATACGGGTCATCAGACCTGCCTTTGTAGGCAGCGGCGATGATTTCCTCGTCGTTTTCATTGACAATAGCCCACAGATCTTCGAGCTGCGTGGCGAGCATATCGTTCACAACCTTTTTCAGGACTTCTTCTGTGAGAGGGCCAGGCTCATTATGTAAAGCATCGACAACCTGGCGGAGAGTAAAACCATCAAGCAGAGAATCAGCCATATTCATAATGCCGTCCTGGTGGCGTTCGGACGGAAGCACGTATAAACTATCCATAGTCATTCCTCCTGTACAGGATGCATGTCGATATGCCAGCCGTCATTCTCTTTGGTGCAGATGACACGGTCGATCAGTTGGTCACCAACCGTCATGGAGATGGTCTCGCACTCGATGGGCAGACCGTTGACGAGTTGTTTGATATCTTTGAATGTAAATGGAGTCAATACAATGCCTCCTCTAAAGGTTTGTGGTTGAACAGCTTGCTAAAGACATTGTTGTACTGCTCGTCCTTGAAGTGTTCGCCGTCATCAGTTTCTTGTGGATATTCGAATTCACCCTGAAATTCAGCCTGGTCGCCAATTTCATCGAAAATGGCAATGATGCCCTGCAGCATATTGTCGAGATCGCCGTTATGATATGTATCGAAAAACTTGTCCGTCAGTTCAACCAGAAGCATTTTCTGCTGATAGAAAGCTACGGGGTCAAGGTTCAGATTTACAGTAGTATTCATATGGTTCACCTCTTTTACTCCAGCGTGGATTCTTCAATAAACCATTTGTGATAGATTCCGGTGTCGGGAACGTAAAGCTCCTTCCGAAACGGTTCATCACATGCTACAGTGACATGCCATTCCTGAGCTTTTAGGTTGGAAATCGTATTGTGAAAATCAGCGTCAACATCCTTGATCGCTGTGTCCTTGTTGCGGAATGCGTAATAATCATGGCCTTCATGGCCGTCGTATGCTACGATATAAATTGTTTCCATATGATTGCACCTCCATCAAAGCTCCGTTTTATTCGACTTCTACCATTTCGAGCAGATCATATACGCTGGAGCCGTCGTCGGTTTCATCATCAAGGCGGCAAATCAGCTCTTTTATCGCATCATTTTTATCTTCCGCCGCGACAAGGTAGGCGTCGGCAAATTTGCGTTTCGTATTATAAACACGGCAGTCATACAGATGGCTCATACTGTTTTCACCTCAAGTTCGGATTGTAGATAGGTTTTAGCTCCATGCACTGATTGCGGCAGGCGCTGCCTTTAAATTCGCAATAGTGGCATTTATCGAATATACCGTCTTGGGTTTCGAGGATTGCGTCCTCGTAGGAATGGTCTGTCATGTTGCACCTCGCATCAAACATAAATTTTATTTCCAACCATAAACTCTTTCAAAATAATGTCCATTGTCATAAAAAACAGATTCAATATGGACGTTTGCGGCACCATTTAATGTACGTATTTCGTCAACTGCTTTCTGTGCGGTCTGCGTATGGATAAATTCACAACAAGTGTATGTGTCGCCCTGTATGTTTTGTAAATAGTACACTTTATAACATCTACATTTTCGAGTTGACATATAAGTATCACCTTAACTTGCTATTGACTATATTGATTCGCATTTATCGTAGTATTGTGGTTATTTCTTTTCTGCAACTTCTATAATTTTATAAAAGTCGCCATATTCCTTAAAGATACGTTCCTGCTCTGCAGATGCTGCCTCAAAATCAAACCTTTTTGCAGCAGCAAGGCAAGCTGTATCTGCGCATTCGTCTAAAGAAATATAAAGTGGAACACGGGATGTACGGATGTTTCGCTTGAGAACATATTGAGGTTCATCGATGCTAATACTGAATATAGACCATGTTGTCACATCATTTTCTGACGTATTTTCTTCGAGTGTGATTTTTAATGTCTGATGGTCACTGCTCATACAACAATGGATACCATTTTTAAAGCTATCGTCGAATTCTTTGTTGGCGTCACGATTTGCTGCCTCAAAACATTCACGTTCACTATCAAATGGACCAACCACGGTAATATCTGGATCAAAAGAGTATGTACACAAGTAATACCATTTGCACATAAGTTTTATCCCATCTTTCTCACAAAGTTTAGTTCAAAATTCTTCATGCCGTCATCGTTGTCATCTTCCGAGAGTGAACAACCCCTTGCAGCACATTTGACAGCAGCTTCTTGACTCTTGGCGTAGATACTCTGCGAAAAGGTTCCAATCAGAGTCCCATCGTTTTCAAGCCAGTTGTAACTTACATAATACCAATACATAGGAAACCTCTCAGTCGTAGAAATCTCTCACGATAGTTTCGCACCATTCATCATTCGGGATGCCGTCATCGGCGCTGTCGATGAAAGAGTTCGCAATCGTTTCTGCATCGCCTTCATCGAGGGCACGCTGGATACGGTCTTCTATTTCATCTTTGGACCATTCGTCATCGCAATCGTATTTATTTTGGAAGTATTCACGGATACGGTACTCAGCTTCTTTAGTGGCACGCCACATAAGGTGTTCTTGATGAACGTCTTCACAGAGTTCATCAAGATGCTCCAGCACAAAGTTTAGTGCGTCCACATAGCCTAATTCGTAATTGTAGCTGCAGTACGCATGATCGTCATAAAACTTCTTGTCCAATTCGTGATTGTCGCGTATAAACTCCAAATCTTTCTTCGTCATTGTTGTTTTCCTTTCACAGCTTGATCCTGAATCGGAATGGCTCTTCTAGAATACAGTGCATACACTTTATTCTGGTTAAGCGGAGAACACTTTGTGGTGTGGAAAACCTCATCGGAACACCGACATAGTGCTTTTTTAGTTCTCTCTACAGCCTCAGAGGGACCATCAGCAGCGACGATAACTTTTTCAGAATAAATCTGAGCGCCATCGTCCATAACGCCGAGAATTTCATACCAATTCATATTGCCACCTCGATTTACATAATCACTCTTTTTTACACCCTTGCCAATCCATAATTATTCCTCCAATTCTTTATCGACGATTTTGTAGGTGACGCCATCGGGCAGTTTGATGTTACGCAAACCGCTTGCAAAAATATAGGGAATAATTTTATCGAGCAGGTACTCCATATTCCCCTGCTCTATATGACGGAACTCTTCTTGTGTGTAAAGATACATTCCACAATCATAAAAATGGAATCCGTTATCGTCTCCGTAATGACCGGTGAACCTATCGACATAATAGTCCACATATCCGACATATCCGTCCTTAATGTTTTTGTCCAAGAGGTTATCACCTGTACCCTGTTGCAGCATAATGAGATAGCTCTCGTTGGCTACCGAGTCTTTTACATAAATAAGCATGATTGTTGTCCTTTCTTAAAATGATTCTTTTATGCTCTTTCCAGCCATTTCATGGCATCTTTTGTACTGTAGAATTCTTCCACCCAGGCGTTGCCGGTGCTGTTGTCGCAGGCAACAAGAACAATATCGGTTCCGTCAGATTCCATCGACAGGTAAAGGCCGATGTTGTCGTGCGGTTTATCAATGATGTTTGACATTTCTGCCGCAGATACGATTTTGATTTTATTCATCATAGAAGTCATAGAAATCCTCCACAATCGTATCCCATTGGAAATCTTCGGAAATATTGCAATCGTACTTGTTCTGGAAAATTTCAGCCAGCTTTTCCGCGTCGCCTGCATCCAGGGCACGTTGATAGCGTTCTTCAAGCGTTTCCGGGAGTTCATCGCTGTCATCACCGTCATAACGGCTTTCAAAGTAAGAATAGATGTGGTCTTCTGCATCCTCGACGATACTTTGACGGCGTTGGCCAAGATAAAGGGCGTCGAAATGCTCCAGTATATAGTTGAGTGCGCCGACATAACCCATTTCATAGTCGTAGTCGCTGAACGAACAGTCTCTATAAGCTGCTTTTGCCGCCAATTCGTGCTTGTTGCGCAGATTTTCCAAATCCGGTCTTGTCATAGTTCATTCTCCTTCCCAGGTCAATTCTACTTTCCTGATTTTGTACTCTTCGCAGGCAGCGAGTGCATCACTGCCGGGATAATAGACATCAACTTCGAAATATGTTTCACGGTATGCTGCGTTGCTTGTGCCAGACAGAATCTCAACCCCGTAGTTGTCGGACTCGTAACTGGCGGTGAATTTATCACGCTGTTCCGTTGCGTAATCTGTGGCCGTTTTCGCCGATGGGAAAAATTTTACACCAGCATAATCGTCGCACACGTCATCCCAGTGATGGACAAGGACGTACCAGAGATCATTATTCATAGTAATTTACACCTCGATAAAGTAGATGTGCCACCAGTCGTAGTAACAATATTCGTTACCAATCGGCGTAAGATAAAAGTCGCTTTCATCCTCACTTGCGAAAGTTTCCCTGTGTTCGTCATAAAGCTGCGTTTCTTTTTCATCGTTTACCATTTTCCTTACAGCAAGTTCTGCCTGTTTGTAACTCCCAAAGCAACGAGTTTCTACGACTTTTGGATTATAACCTTCTTCAAGATAGGTATGTACGACAAGGAATTTCATGCGATTATTCCCTCCCAGCTGTTTGGCTGACCTTCGAGGATTTCGAGATCATAGGCGATCTGTTCGATGACGCTGTCGAGAATGATGCTCTGGCCGGTGCCTTGGCGACCCCAATAGCGCTTGCCGTAGGCATCAATCACGACCTCGCCGTACTGACTGAGCTTTTTGCCGAGCCAATCAGAGACGGCATACCATTCATAGATTTCGGGTTGAGCGTTGTCCAGCTCACCGAAATCATATTCGCCGTAGATATGGCCGCAGTTGTTGCAGCGTTTGCAATCCTCGTGGCTGCAGCACTCACGGGCTTCCTGCAGGGTTTTGTACTCCAAACCGCAGACAGGGCAGGTATACACAGGTTCCTCTGAATCCCAATCCTCGCCATGGAAATCTGTTTCATCTGCGGTCAGCGGGTCATAGTCCTCGAAATCATCGCAGGCACCGCAGTCCTCACAGACATGTTCCATACCGTTCTCAATGGCAGCATCGTAGTCATTCACATCGAAGGGAGCGTTGCTGTTGTCTGCGCCCTCGATCAGGGCGGCGATAATGAATTCGATTTCCTGCGTCATATTGCAGTAAACCTCGTTATCGACAAGTTTGTTCAGGATACGGTTGTTGGCGGGGGACATCAGGCTGTATTCTTTGCTGTTCACTTTATAATCGTCGCTCATAAGTATTGTTTAGCCTCGCTTTCGTCGATGATGCGATAGTTATTGCCGAAATAGGACGAGAACATTTCATCCTTGTCATTGGAGTAGAAGCCACCGCAGGTATCATCCAGCGTCCACTCTTTGGTGACTTTATCGTATGAGTAGCTAGAGTAGATATAAGTCTCGCCGGTGAGGAACTTGTCGTAGGTTTCAATTTCGCCTTCGATGATATCCTCGGCGTGCTGCTGCCAATCAGTGTCATTGCCAAAAGCCTCAACGACCTGTTCTTTGGTACAAATGGCGACGCCAAAGCAGCCGCTGTCCCATGGATCATCAAAAGACCCGGTGCTGATCGTAATGCCGCTGTGAACATAGGCGTAAAGCGGAACGGAAACAAATTCAGTTCCGCGGTCTTTAAGTCCGGCAAGGTAATCATTGAGGTCGTCACTGTCGGCAAAATCCATATCGTTATCATACTTGGAGCTGCCAAGATAGCGGTTGCGGACATAGCAGATGGTGCAGTTGTTGAAATCTTCGCGTGGATTGATGGGCATATTGTCCTGTTCTGCGGTCATGAAGAACAGACGTTCGCCGTCCGTGACATAAATGCCGTTGAGGTTGGTTTCAACGATGCGGGTTTCTCTCAATGTCAATGTAGACATAGGTCACACCTCCTTGTCAGCAAAGTAGTTTTCTATAGCGGTATCAATCTGATCATACTCGGGAATATCAGCGTTATAGTGATCGAGGAAATAGCTTGTAATGGCGTCGATGGTTCCATCCTGGGCAGCTGTTTCCAGCTTTTTCTCAACCTCTTCATCTTTCAGACCGAATTCATAAGAATAGAAGCTGACGAGATGTTCCTTGACATCCTCGGCTCGGAGCTGTTCCTGAATGGCGTTATAGACCATAAGACCGATACTGGAATCATCCAGGATAGCATCGATCGCGGCCTTGGCACCGGAAAGCCAGCCGCCGCAGTAGGTTGTGTAGGTAGTAGCCTGACTCAACGGAGTTTGTTCCCTGCATGATTTCGTCATACTCTGGATAATGTTCTGATGGGAAAAGTGCAGGTCTGCTATATAATAATTCACTTGGATTCCTCCTTTTTATCGGCGTAAAAACTCTGATAATCAAACCAGCGGTCTTTAATGATGTTTCCGATGATTTTAACGGTATCGCCCCATTTTTTAGTAGCAACGCGGACGTACTTACCCTCCATGTCCTCCAGACGTGACACACCTACGATATCCATGATACGCATAATGACTTCCATGCCAGCCGCAGATCCTTCATAAGAGTCCTTGTCGTAACTGTCAGGGTAGATATTGCCAAGACAATAACCGCCGTATACGCAGCCCCAGGCGTCACCTTTCAGCGTAATATCAAGTGTCAGACAGCAGTAGTCGCCGGATGACAGTGAAACATTTGTGATAAGAGCGTTGTCGAGTTTATAACCTTCTGCGATAAGCTCTTTTGCCGTATATTTTTTCATAAATACCTCCTTAATCATCCAGCAGAGCTGCAAATTTATCCAGCTCCAGTTCAGTCTTTTTGTCAGCAGAAAGCAGACTATTGAGACGTGTTTCGGCAGCTTTAAGTTCTGCAGCCTGCTTGCGGGTCTGCTCGACTGCACGCAGTTCTTTAATGTCATGCATCCAATCAGCGAGATAAAAGCCGTCCAGCATAATTGTAGATGGGTCAAGCGGCAGATATTTTAAAATCGTTTCCGTTTTGGTTTTCATTTCTCATTCTCCATTCTTTTGATGAGAGTGTCTGCGGCTTCTACAAACTGGCGGCAAATCACATCGGAGCGGCGAACCATCTCGGTTTTGTTGAGCGGGTAGATGCCGAACTTTTCACGATATTTTTCCTTGCTCTTCTTCCAATCGAAGGTCATGCGGGAGAAAATCATGCGGTAGACGACGGCGTGTTTGGGAGACTTATCGCCCTTGGCTTCGGCCAGACGGTTGACAGCATCCAGGATGGCAGCGCTGTTATCGACAACGGAATCATCCTTGGGGTGCGGGGCTTTGAACTCGACAAGACCATTCTTGACGACAACGCCCGGTTCGTTTGCGGTGTCGTTCTTGCGGACACAGTTCACGATGGAGCTGTTGTAGATGTCGTTGAGAATGCTGTCAAAGATTTCGCTCCAGGTGGTGTTATCCTCAATGATGGTGATGACAGCCGGGCTGGTCTGACGGGGATGGCGGCGGATGTATTCGCGCTTTTCCTGGTCGATGACAAAGCCGTAGTCCGTGCGCATCTTTTCATAGATAGCGTTGAGGACGGTGGTGTTCTTCTGGTATTTGTCGGGCTGATTCGTTCTGATCTTATCAACCGTGTCATAGACATTGCGCCGCCATGTACTGGTGATGCCGTGGTGCTTAACGGGCTTCGGCTGGGGAGTAGAGGCGGGCTTACGGGTGGTTTCGGGAATCATATCAGCCTGTGCAGTGGGATTCGTTTTGAGTTCCACCGGGGCGGAGACGGCGACGGGCTGGGTCTGCATTGTGAGAACGTGGTTGGCAAGAGCGGCAATCGTCTCGGTCAGCTTGGTCATGTTGGAGGAGGTGCTGTTGATATACTGGGCCATCACGGACTGCGATTTCAAAATCGAATCCATCATAAGCTGCATGGTCTGCGGGGCAAGGGCGGTCTGCTGGTCAGGCGTGGCAAGGACATTGCGCCCGGCGTACAGAGACTCCATTACATCCCAGACGAAGTCCATGAACTTGTCGGCCTTGGGCTGGCGGGAGAAACGGCAGATTTCCATAGCACCACGGAGAGTATAAACGTAAGTGTCATACAGTTTGCCGTCAGTACCCGTCAATTTGACGGTCACTGAAAGTGGATTCAATCTATCTGCATTTCTTTCGTGAATACGCTGAATAGAGTCTCCGGGAGTTTTATATTCCAATGCCTGACCGATCTGAGCGCGAGTAATATAGAACTCACCGGAATCATTCTTGTAAAAGTCGCAGGTCAGGCTGCCGAAGGGCTTCTGGGTGGCGAGTGTAAGAGCAGTAGTCATTTGAAATCATTTCCTTTCTTGATTGAATGTCAGTATTCGTCCGGGAAGAGGACCGTGGTTACAGAGCGATCCCATTCTGTGATGATCCAGATGTGCCAGTCGGGATGGTCGGCCGGTTCGTAAGCGGAAAAGATACGGTCATCGCCGGTGCGGACAGCTTCATCATTCTGACGCTTATCACTGTTGCAAAGGTCGCCCCAGTCACAGGTTTTGTGGCGGGCAATGCAGGTAAGGACGAACTCTGCAAACTGGCTGTCCCGTATCATTTTGTCATGCACACCCTGTGTGGTTACGAGAGTGCCGAGTGCAAACTGTTTCATGCGGAAACTCCTTTCGTGTTGTTCTGAAAGAATTCGTCCTCAGAACAGAATGGATAGAACCAGCCGCCATGGAAAAGGAAAGCGCCTTTCGTATCGGGTAGACACTCATAGCAAACCTTGCCATCAATAAAGGCGAGGGTGTAAGTCATCGTTTTCATCGTCAGTCCTCCTTACCGGGTGTGAACGGTGTGTCCCATTCGTTCCAGATCTCCATGATTTTGTCATGGCCGAGCTGCATACGCTTCGGCATGGCATCATCAATATCAAAAAGCATTTCAAGCTCGTCGTAAGGATCACTGCAGGGTTCGCTGTACTTGTGGTCCACAATGTTCCAGTCGTCGATGATGTAGGTGCCATTGTCCCAGTTGTCGCAGTCAAGGTTGTTGCAGGTGTTGATGCCGCAGGAATAGCCATCGCCGAAGAAGTTTGTGATGACACCGCAAAGGTAGGCCCAGCCGTAACAATCATCGGTTGGGGAGCGGTATCCTTTCATTTTGCAGTAGTCGAGAAAGCTCTGAACACTGGTTGGACCGCCGTTCCAGTGGAGATAAACACCGAGGGAAGCGGAATCATGCTGCGGATCGGTGCTGCGGGAGGTGGTAATAACTGCACGGTTACCCATGGTAAGGTCTCCTTTCAATCAATCGTTGAAGTATTCATGGTCTTCCTTGATACTGAGGCGGTCAAGGACATCATAGAGAGATTCGGTCGATCCGTTGTAAAAGCCAATACCGTAGGGGTCTGTGCGGGAACCGTACTGTGTTTCATTTTCGGAAAGCAGATCGGTGATGGCTGCTTTGATGTCGGATTCGGAATAGGTTTTCATGATATGTACCTCATTTCAAGTGGGTTCCAGGACATTGCCGGACGCTCTGAGCGGATGACCCAGAGCGCCGGAGAAAGGAAGATAATGACCAGGTGGACATGGAATCACCACAAACCATGCCCGGTGGTCGGACGAACCGGCAAGAAAGGAAGAGACCAGAACGCCCGGCAATATCCCGGAGCGGTTATGACTGACTAAACTAATTCGTCACGGATGGAGAGCAGTTCATTCCACGCTTCGCCGAGGGTGTCGGCAGAGCAGAGGAAAGTATTGCCGTAGTAGATTTCATAGTGGCCGCTTTCGCCGCCGATATGTTTTAAGTGGAAGATAGGAACCACTCCTTTGTATTAACTTGAATTGTGTGTTGTGGAAAAGGTTTAAAGCACCGTTCACATCTTGAAATATGTTATGTGAACGGTGTTATGATTGTACTGCGTCACCATGGTTCTGTCAATAGGATGAAATCGTCATGACAATATATGTGCGGTCTAGCTGCTGTCATTATAATTCATATTGACTCCTTATTGTTTACAGATCAAACTTGATGTCGTAGCCCTGACGTTGCAGTTCGGCCAGCTTTGTGACAATGGCGTAGTGGATGTACTGCTTGGTAGGGGAGATGTCGGCTTCACAGCGTTTGAACGGATAGGCGACGATGAGTTCACGGTCGCGGTTCTGGATTTCATACCAGTCTTTATCACGATTGTATGCGACAAATACGGTAGGCTTGCGGCGTGCCATGGGTTGCTCCTTTCTGGAATCAATCCTCATAGAATGTAATGGCGGCGTTATGCTCAAAGCTGTCGATGACAGACTTGATATAATCGTCGTCAGCGGTGCGGTATACATGTTCGGCTTCCTTTTTGGTGGTGCCGAACATCCAGGAATAAGCGAACAGGAATCGCTTCTTTAACATGGGTGGAGACTCCTTTCATCACGCAATCGTACATTTCTTGCTGTCGCGGATCGGCAGCTCTTGCATGGTCTTGTCGAGTTCCTGTAAATATTCCTTCGTGTCGGTGTTCATCAGTTCTTTGTTCGCTCTGATGCAGTCGATGCTGTTGCGAGCATACAGAGCCAGCGCTTTCAGCATATCGATTTTGTCCTGACGCTTGATCTGTGCGGGGCGGATGCTTTTTTCGGTCAGGCGCTGGATGGTGTAGGTCTGGCCGTCGGCGGTGAGTTTGCGCTTATGGATGAGGTACATCCTGACATTGCCCCACGAGTTGCGGACGGCATCTACGTATTCATCACAGTTTTCTTTCCCGATGACGGCAAGGTGCGTTCCCATGTCGCGGACCATCCAGACAAAGCGCGTGTCCGGCTCGGCCTCGACGATAATAGCAACGTCGATCATGATATCAGCCAGATAGAACTGAAGTACATTGGCCTCGTGTGCCATGGCCTGGAACAGGCGGTAATCTTTCATGGGGGAGTCATCCCTGTCATCCAGCGTAGAGATGCGGAAGTCGTGGCGAAAGGTGGTGGTGTGGAAGGGTGTGAATGTGGTTTTCATTTTGAAGTTCCTTTCTTATGTACTAGATTGCTTCATCTGTTTCGGATTCGTTTTCAGCATTGTACTGTTCCATAAATTTGTTCCAGTTGTACCAGACGTTGCGGGCGTCGCCGTAACCATACTCGACGTAATAGTCGCTTGACCACTCATTGAGGTAGTGCGGGTAGAAGGCGATGTAACCACCGGGAAATCCGGCGATAAAGCCATCCAGCAGTGCGCCCTCAAAGGAATCGATCTGTTCGCCGATCTGATTCTTTTCGCAGAACTCCTGCAAGTGGCTTGGGTCAAGATACAAGTGGCGGCATTTCATTTTCAAATCACCTCATTTTCCGGGTTGCCGAATACTTCAAGATATGCCTTGCGGGCAGCGGTGGTCATGTGGGTGTCATTGCAGTTGTACTGGTCATACCAGTCGCAGAGCTGTGCCGGAGTAAAGCAACAGCGCAGAACATCCCAAGACACACGGGTCAAAAGGTCATGATATTCATGCTTTGCTTTGACTTTTGCGAGGTAAGCAGGATAGCTGTCCTTCGTTTTGTTCTTGAAATAGGTCATGCGGGCAACGATTTCCGGGTAGACCGGGTCAAGTTTCATCTTCATCGTCGTCTTCCTCTTCTTCGTCGTCGGTGTCGTCATCATCTTCACCGGCGTTGTGGCATTCAAGGGCTTCCCAGTTGCCAAAACCGAGCAGCTGGGCAATGTAATCGTCCTCAAACCAGAACAGGTCGTTGATTGTGGTGTCGCTGGGAATGTTGTCGGTTTCGTTCCATTCCATTGCCTCTGACAGCAGGTCATCCAGCCGGTCAAGCTGCTCGATGGTCAAGTGGTCGGTGCGCTCTTTAGCGCCGGACCAGAATTCAAACTGGGACAGTGGTTTCTCTACGGTATAAGTCATGATATGGTTCTCCTTTACAAATTGACATTTGCACAATAGTCTGCGATTTCGTCCTGCTTCCAGATTTGCAGTGCTTTCTTGCGCTCTTCTTTCATGGCATGGTAAGCGCCGATGCCTTTAAGCGCGGTTTCGCCGGTGCCGACATAGCCGACATAGCCGAACTCCTCAAGAAATTCTTCGAGCGTGTAGTTTTCGGCATCCATGCAGTCATGCAGGACGCTGTCGATCGTATTGAAGATACACTCGGCGCTGCTGTAATTGAGGGCGATTCCGGTGTGGAATTCAAAATCGATTCCGTTTACCGTGACGGTATGGTTACGATGCGGCCATTTATCAGTCATGACGAGTTCACCTTTGTGATAGTCGAGTTTGTTTATCCTTGCATAAATGGCGCGGACGGCATCAGGGGATTCGATATAATCGGCGTATTCTTCCAGGAGTTTCGGGAGCTGAGAGGAACGGAATTCATTCGCAAGCTTGCCGGATTTGTTGTAGAATTTTTCTTCGAAAAAGTTGATGCGCATATAATCCTGGTCGGTCTTGTTTTTCTTGGCCTTGAGGGTTTCGTAGTCGTAGATGGTCATTTTGCGGGATTTGTGTGCGGTCGTCATGGGTCATGCTTCCTTCCCAAGTTCTTTCAAGGCATCCTTATAGTGCGTGGTAAAATATTCAAGGTCATACTGAACGCTGTCCAAAGACAAGTACGCTTTTTCGTCGATCTTGCGGCGAATGGAACTAGCACCGTGGAGCATACAGCCAAGGTTGTAGGCGGTTCGTTCCACTTTGCGGCAATCCTCATAGGTCTGCATAGCATCGGTTGCGGCGACAAGTGCTTGCTTGATCTCTTTCGTTTTGGAATCAAGGTCGTGCAGTGTGGCCGTGAAGTCGGATTGCAAGACAAGCTGGCGAGCATTGTTCTTTTTATAGTCACGCAGACGCTCGTGTAGTTCGTGGCGAAAGTGGCTGATATAGTAACCGGATTTGTCGATGTAGTTATGAACATCGGTTCCGGCGGCTTCCAGCTCACGAGGGTAAAGAAATTTATTCGGTGTGATACTGACATAGCGGGGCATAGTGCCTTTATCAATGACATTAAGATCGTAGATATAATACGTACCGTTGATACTGCCCGGATAAGTTTTGAGAACTTCATAGCGGGCATTGTAATCGAATGGCTTTTCATGCCACGGTTTGCTGTAGGATTTTGACTGGATCACGATGTAATAGTGGTCAGTCTCGTTCTTACGGACTTCCTCAAAGCTGCGCTGCGTATTGAATTCATTTACGTTGTAGTAGTAGGTGTTCCGCAGACCGGACTTTGTAGGCTTGAAGCCGGAGTTTCCCACAGGAACGTAATATAATTGCGGCAGATAGCGGTTGTTCACTTTGACGAACAGCGCTACATTGACAGGGCCTTTGATGACGGAGGATACCTGGGCCATGACCCTATTGAAAGTGAATCGTCCCGTGCCACTGGAGACATGGAATGGGGAATTAAAATCAAACCCGGAGGCATAGTGCAGGAATTGCAGGGCCTTGGGATTCTCATGCAGCAGGTTTTGGGTAACGGCATTGAATTTCATACTCATGTTCCTTTCTAAGCGGTGTAGCAGCCGGTGCGGTGAGTGATCATCCAATCATTGCAGGATTCGACCTGTGCGCGGCTGGTGGCGTAGACGGTGAGCCAGAGCTTGTCCATATCCACATCAAAGCGGTGGGAAATGCCTTCGTTTTCGGCCCAGGTGTGGAAGGCTTCGGCCTCAGTGATATTTGCGGTGATGCGGGAATCGCCCCAGAGGACGATCTGCTTGCTAAACGGTGCGGTTGGCATTTATTTCAGCTCCTTCCACATGATGCAGACGACAAAAACGAACAGCGGCAGCGCTGCCCAGATGGGCATATAGGTCGCGGCTAACAGCGCGATATTGATGAGGGCCAGGAACAGGACGCAGGGGATGAAGCCGAGTAGGACTTTTACAAGGAATTTCGTTTTCATTTCAAGTACACCTCATTAAGAATTTATTGATTGTATTGGCAAATAAAAAAGCACCCTGGCGCGGTGTGGCGCTTGGATGCGGAGTAGGTCATATTCGGAATCAATGCAGGATTTCAGCGCTGGCGACGGTTGCGGCATAATATCCCATGAGGTAGGCATGTCCATTTGCGATGTTTTGAACAATCGACAGGATAGCTTCCCCAAGGTTGGTATGCCAGTTGCGGAGTTCATTGAGCAGTGCGTAGGCTTTTGTCTCGGTCATCGTGACGGTGAAGCATGTCTCGGCGTTTTCGGAATCGTTTTTCATCTGGATGGTGATGAGGACTTTCTCAAACTCATTCATGGCAGCTCACTCTCCAATCACATACTCGTCGGTCTGGCCGAACACGGTGAGGTAAACGGTATCGCGGGCAACTTCCACCTGGATGTTCTGCATCGTGGTGCGGTAGGTGAGGTAGGCGGTGGCGAGAACGGTGGCAGTGACGAGGGTAATGGTGGCGAGGATTTTCAGAATCGGTTTCATGATGGTGCTTCCTTTCTTGGATGGAAAATGGGCATAAAAATAGCGCCGCAGCAAGTAGCTGGACGCTTTTTGAATAATATTCAGTTTGCTTTCGTGAGAACTATTTCACCATTGACGATTTTTTTTACAAGCTGGGAAATATTCTTACAATCATACTGTGGCAAAATATCGGTTTCAAGTCGTGCCCCTTCTGCTGGTGTAAGGACACACGCTTTTTGCCATTTATAAGTAGCATTTTTCTTCTTCATGGCTTCCAAAAGTTCTTCTTTAGTCATATTGTCGTAGTTATTTCTTGCCAAAGATTGACCCTCCATTCATAATAGTATGTAGTATGTAGTATGGATTTAGTCTACCACAAATGAAGGGACATTTTCAAGTGATTTCGTTCTATATCCGCTTGCAACCCGGAATGCTTTTGCAAACCGGCTCCACGGAACAGGACTTTCTACGAGACGATATCAACGCGGGACATGATGAGGATGGCGAGATAGGGAGTTTCAGGGCAGAAGGAATAAACAAACCCATCGTACTGAAACTCACTGAGTTTGACATGACTGCGATGGTCTGTATAGCCGTCAAAGTTTTTGCGATTGATTCGTTCCAGGACATCACACTGCTTGCGCGTGATTTTGCGGGTTTGCCCCAGGCCATTGGCCGGTTTGAGGCTGTCGAGGAATTTTCGTTCCCACTCGGTCGGATTGATTTTGGGCATAGCCGCTTTTTGAGCCAGGCGATAACGGTGGTCACGCTCGGTAATGATGCGGTTGGTAAGTGCTTCCATCTCGTCGATGCGGTCATTTACTTCATCCGGGATGTTATAATCTGGGGCATAGCTATCGATCAGCGCGTCGATTTGGCGCTCGGTTTCATCGAAAAGGGCGTTCAGTTCGGCGTCGGAAAGCGTTTTCAAATCTGGCATGATTTACCTCTTGACTTTCATTTTGTTCGTGATATAATAATATTGTGTTTATGTAGTATTTGCACATACGCAAAAGCCAGCCTTGCGGCAGAGTTGCTAACTGCCTTTATGCCAGGGCTGGCTTTCATTGTATCGTGTCGGTGAATCCGGTATACTCTTTGATGCGGGCAGGATGGTAAAGGTGAATCTTAAACCGCCGGTTTTTAACGAGTTCGGCCATGGTCAGGCCGTTCATTCTGGCGGCGATTTGGATGGCCCGGCCTTTTGCCCCGGTGCTGTCTGCCACGCGGCACAGTTCCCGGGTGTGATGGGCGACGTAGAATTCCCCGGCTTCATCTTGATAAACGGCATAGGGGAGGGAAGCACGGCGTGGCCTTGCAGGGCGGCGCGGTTTTGAAGTGGTTTTCATCTTGAATTGTCCTTTCTTGTCAATGAGAAACAGTCTCGCTCAACGTGGCGATACCGTTCACGCGCTTGTATAGTTCGGCATAGGGGACAGTGCTGTCGGCCTTGAAGTCGGCCCAGTCGTGGAATGCTTCATCGGCGTCCCAGTAGGCATGGCAACGGATAGCCCCATTGGCTACATACTCGTCAATGAAGAACAGCGGCTCGTCGATAGTGCAAGTGTTAGACATGGTGGCACTTCCTTTCATTTTCAAATGGGTACACTTTTCGGGTGGAATTGACTTTTTAGTCATGGTGGTAGGATGCTTCCTTCCCCCGGCCTACCAACTCCGGGCATTGCTTGCTTGTTAGGCGGCAGTCTTAACGGTTTCAGTCGTGGCAATTTCAGCAGCGGCCTGGGCTTCCTTCTCGGCAGCCTTTTTTGCCTTGCGTTCCTCGGCTTTTGCCTTGCGTTCGGCTTCCTTCTTAGCGTTGTACTCGGCACGGGTCAGGACACACTCCCCGGTCAGACGGCCATAGATGAAGCGCTCAAACTCTTTGCGGAACGTGACTTCGGAGACTTCACGCACCTTGCCTGTTTTGGTCACGAGGGTCAGTAAAGTCTCAAAGTCGTTGCGGCCTACTTTGAGCCGAGTCTCGGACTCGCCCAGTTCGAGGTAAGACAGGCACTTCTTGTATGCTTCATAGATAGGGCGAGGGATTAGACTGCCCTTCTCGGACGCCGTGTTATTGCGGCAGGCGGCAACGTGGTCGCCCACGACCAGCAGCAGGGCGGCGCAGTCTTTGCGCCAGTTGTCATAGTTCACCTTTTGAAGGCCCTTAGCGATGAACTCGTCTTTGGAAACGGCAGTGGTTAGGCCCTGGGAATAGTGGGACTCGATCATGGAACGAAAACCGAGAAGAGAAGTGGCGGCGTTTGTAGTGTTAGACATAGTGATACCTTCCTTTTTTGTGTGTAGCCCGGTTAGGGCTGTTGTGGTGTTTATGTAGCTTTTGCGTGCTACTTTATGAGCGTAAACAAACAGCTTGCGCCCATGAAGTAACACGCAAGTTTGCTAGGCTTGCGTGTTTATGTAGTATTTGCTCATATTGGCACATTGCAATAAAATTCTGTCACGTTTTAAGCTGTCCCCCTTTATTTTTTGCTACGCAAGTGTACACTAATAGCGTTGTTTTTTGTGTGTTATCGGTTAGCTAACCCGTCATAACAAAACAGCGCTTGACCAATTAGCGATAGTTAGCGCCTAATCGGATACACTTTTTTGCGGTTTATTGTTTTGTGCGCTTGCGTCAAGTATTCCAAAATTTCACGTTGTTTCACAATTTTACAAAAGCGTTGCGCGGGTTTATAATTATATAGTTTACCGCTGAAAACTGCGTTCTATTGACAGTTTTTGCATACTATACAAAATACCGTGTGCCTACTTTTTACCACCGTTTCCACTGAAATTTCAGGCGGGGCGTGTGGATACTACTTTTTTGTACAACTTGACTATGATTGTTACCCTCACGGAATAACAGTTAGTTTGTAGTTTTGCTATTTATACTATCACTAATTAATTGTATAAATATGAGGGTTTGTTTACGCGGGTATGTATAGAATATAGCTATACAATAGTTAGTGCTATTCTCAAACCGCGTCGGCGAAAAACCACGCTACAAAACAGGTTTGAACACATTCCCATGTGCTAATTGTTTTTTACTCCGTTTCTGTACCTGTTGACAGCTTTTGTAAATGCGCGTCGTCTCTTGTGTCCTCAAAAGTCTTATTTCCAAACTGCAATAAATTGAGATACAATGCTTTACTAACTTTTGAGCGCCGTTTATTTTTTTGTCTTTTGGCATTTTGACCCGTCGCAATTCACGCATACGAGGAAACGATAAATTTTGGAAAACTTATAACCCGCGCGGATTATGGCCGCCGCGCGTCGCCGTGTCTTTTTTTGTTGTGCCCATAGTATAACATGGTTATACATGGTTGAACATGGATAAATATTGTAAAGATATGGATAAAACGTGCATATATTGAAATTTGAACATAAAGGTAAATTGTGTATAAATATAGGATACAGTAGTTATATATTATAATACCTTTATAGTTTGAGAAAAAACAGTCTATTGCAATAGACTAGAATACCACGAATTGTATATAATACATATGTACAGTTTACCGCACCTGGGCTTTACGGCCCACAATAGCGCGGCAAAACAGCCTGGTATATAGTTGACAGTGTAACAGTGTATAAGGTTAGAATAATACAACTTTTTGGGGGAAGGTTACAAAATATAATTTTTGACGCTACTCCGTCGATTGTAATGCACAACAGACCCTGGGGGTGGTTAAAAATCCAGGCAGAAATCTGCTATTATTATAAAGGTAAGTCATCCAATATCACTCTCGGCTACTCACAAATCACGCCCCTCCACATCTCCACACAACCTCCACTTCCATCTCCCTCATTCCTATCCGCCCCTCGAGCTACCCCTTCGAGCAAACCGCATACCTGCGCTGTTTTTCACACTCTCGCGACGTATCAATATCGTGCTATTTTATTACAGTAATGTCACTTTATTGCCTCAAAATGCTTTATTTTCGCTCAATTTCACTCAAAAGTATCGAATTATCGTTCAATTCCAAGCAATTTCACCACACACACGTCGAAACATCCGCATTTTAGCCCCTGACCGTCATTTTTATAGGCGATCGGGCATTATTTTTGCTATAAACGCTTGAATTATGTGGTGTGAAGTGTTATAATACTAGTAAAGAACCACTCAGACACCAAAATCACCCATCATCCAAAGGAGACACCACCATGAAACGCCAAAACACTACCCTCACGACCACCAACCCGCAGGACGCCCTCGTAACAGCCCTTGCCAAGGCAATCGTCAACGCCAAAGCCGCGGACGGCACTAACCCCATCATGGAGGCCCTTGCCCAGGCAACCGGCTATCAGGTAGTCCCAGCAGTTCCTGCAACCCCAAAGCCCCACAAGAAACATAACTGCTATGCTAACACATCCAAACTCACCAGTGATGGTCGCCCCAAGCCAACAGCCGCTGATCCGCTCCGCAATACTGATGACATCCACGCTATCGGAGATTATCTCTTGACACATGGCAATGTCCGCAACCGCCAGCGCAACTATACCTTATATATATGCGGCATTACATTTGGTCTTCGTGTAGGCGATATCGTCAAGCTGAAAGTTGGCGATGTATATGATGTAACCACTGGCACTGTCCGCAAGCACGCCAATGTCGTCAACGAGAAAACCCTGAAAAACACCACTGACCTTATTACGCCGCACGCAGCACAGGCGATCGATGACCTTGTCAACGTGATCCGCACCCAGCAGTCTGGTGTGCTCGACCCTGAGTGGCCGTTGTTCCAGACACAGAAGTGGGTAAGAGCTGGCGGTATGACAAATCACCTGACCAAAACTCAGGTATATCGTATGCTCACAGAGGCAGCAAAAGCCTGCGGAGTTCAGGGCAATATCAGTACACATACCATGCGTAAGACCTACGGTTACATGGCGAACAAGGCATTGATTGAATCCGGCCTGCCAACGAACCAAGTCATGGAGATTATGCAGGCTAAGTACCACCATGATAGCCAGACAACCACCATGCATTACCTTGGCCTACAGCAAGATCAGATTGATGCCGCCGCTCTGTGCGTTGACGCCGCTATCAGCTAAGTCCGGCAGTTCAAACAGACACCGCCCGGGAAAACTTTTTTTGCAATTTCATAACACACATTTCAAGTCACAAGGAGGCCACCAATGGGAACTAATTTTTACTTCTATACACGCAACAAAGCCGTAGCCAGGATGATGGGACCACATGCGGAATCGACAGACCGGCACAAAGAAGCCTGGGAGCTGCACATCGCCAAGACCAGCTGTGGGTGGAAGCCTGTATTTGAGGAGCACGAGCACATTCACAGCGTTCGTGACCTTGACAGATTTTATCATGACAACATGCGCTACCTGACCATATTTGACGAGTACGGCACGGAGTACAGCTGGCCGGAGTTTGAGAAGCGCGTCATCAAACACGGAACGCCTAAGGTATTTGACCCAGCAACCGGAATGTACACCGGGAACTGGCGGTGCGAAAGCGACAACGACTGCGAACTCTACAAGCACTGGGACGGCGAGTACGCAGACACTGACGGATACCGTTTTAGCACGCGGGAGTTCTGTTGAGCACGCCAGCCAGCCAACCTACCTACCTTTACATATAGAGCATTAAGTATTTAGCATTAAGGAGTTTACCCATGGACAAGACACCCACTATGCCCACCACCGCATCTGACAGCGCCAAACGTGATGTGATCATGATCTACTCGCCGCGCATGGCGGGCTACCTGATGTTGCGGGGATTCTACCTAATCCGGATTGAGCAAAACAAAAAGCGGCCTGACAAGAACTGCTTCGCGTTTTTTGACACGCCAGTCCTAAAGGCCGCTATGAGCGATTACATAGACCACAAGTTTACCGTTTGACGAAGTAGAGGAGACCACCGCATGAACTACGAAGAATACAGTCCGTTCACCCTAGCAATGGCACAGCTTACCGCAGACACTATCCATCAAATCGTTCAGATTGCAGACGCCAACGGCAAAGACCGGGACTCCGCACTGGAAAGCTTTGCTGATGTGTTTGGCAAGATTGCCGCCAACTACAGCTTGGAAAAGTATGACCCCGATGGCCCAGTGGCGCATGTAGGGGCAAAAATTAAATAATTTACATACAAGGAGAATACCGCTATGAACGATTCTGACCGCTACACTGATTTTATCAACCGCAACACAGCAAACTACCGCGAGGAGATGCGGCACATGATCGCAGACTTCATCGAGGACATCGTGAACTTCTCAGACCGGCATTTCGTAGACCGTGAACAGACGATGCTGGAGGTCAGCCAGAGCCTGCGCATGATCCCGGGCTATGCTGACATGAATAAGTACCGGCCTGTTCCGCCTGAAATCGGACACGCCATCCAACGAGACTTTGACAAGGGAGACCTGCCGCTGTGAGTAATACATATAGCCTGCAGGAAATCTGCGATGCTGGAAACAAAATAAAAGATTACTGTTTACATACTTCCCGTTCTGATGGCGGATGCAAAACTTGCCCTTTTCGTGCGTCTGGTGGGAGTATAGGCAAGTGTCTATTCAATCATTTTTTTCCACTATGCTGGCCGGACTTCAAACCGTCCCGTTGGAACGAAAACGACATTATCATGGCGCAGAAATTTCTTGCAGACGGATACGAATCCATAATTAAAGTGAATGATTGTGAAAGTACGCAAGTTATTATGAGCAGTAAAAAATCCAAAAAGGTTAAAAAAATATCTTGTGATTTCTTTCCATCGCTTAACCCAGGAGAAAAAATCAAATTGCAAGATATAGTTAATGATGGGGGTGTTTCTAATTATTGACAAAAACAAGTTAAACTCCGCCATTAACACCCTGCGCGAATATTGCGATGAATTTTCAGACTGCAGCAGATGCCTTTTTTATAGCGGCGACATGACCCGCACATGTATTCTTAACAACAAGACACCGTTCAACTGGGACGATTTACCGAACACGTACACAACCCTTGACTATCAAGCTGCCGAGTTTTGCAAAGCCCTTGGTTATAGCATGATCAACATTGGTCCCACCCACACAGTTTGCGCTATATCTGGTAATAAAGGGTCCACGTTCAGTTTGCCTGGGTATCTTTTCAAAGATTTATCTCATCTGTGCTGCATTGACATTGATAGAATTCTCGCTACTAAGCCGAAGGAGGCCGCAACCAATGACTGATTTTATCTCACGAAACGATCTGCATCACATTGCCGAGAACCTGAGACATGATGCCCCAAAAGACAATGACACATATTTTGTCGCGTGTGAAGTGTTAGACTATGTGGCCGATAAAATGCCGGGACAAACCCCGGCTACAATCAGGACCAACGGAAGCTATAGCTGCTGCGGACACTGTGGTTCTGTTGATGGAGTATTAAATATGGAAGGTGGCTATAACAAGTTCTGCGGCAACTGCGGCTGGCCTATCGACTGGGGTGACTGACATGACCATCACACGCGCAAGAAAAATCACACGCCAATTTGCCCATAACTTTGTCGATACTATGCGGCCTGAAGAAGCTGCAGAATACAAATCAGTCGTTGATGATGCTATAGATTGGGCCAAAGCAAACGAGCCTGGTCTGTTCTACTGTATTGTCCATGATTACCTTAATTTTCTTGACAGACACACAGAGCGCCGCATCTGTTCCACCTGCAAGCACTGGGAACCATTCACCGGAGCCTGCTGCGGTGCCGAAAGCCCATACGCCGCGGATTTTGTAGATGGTGACTGCACATGCACAGACTGGAAAGCGAGGTTAAAAAAGTGACAACAATACTGACCAATATCCTGATATTTATTGTCGCAGCCATAGTATTTGTGCGGACGTCATACCAGATACATGAAATCTATAAATTGCCAGGACTTTTAATACCATCAATACTGTCTGCAGCGTGTATCATTTATGTAAATATAGGCTCCATTGCTTGTACATATACAGAATATCGTATGGCTAACGAACTCTTTACATCCGAGGGTAAAGAGGAATATGGCATGTTCTTCTTTGCGATTATCGCATGCATGACTATTGTTTGTTTCACTCTTTGCTTTCTTACAGCATATCACGACACTTTTCCGCTCGTAAGCCTACTGGAATGCCACAAACAGGTAGACAGTGCCTTCGACAACACTCCACGTATTCCATACAGTACCTTTAAAAAGATGTACAAGCTGCACCCTGAGAATTTTCAGTTCATCAATCCACAGAATGACATTACTTTTTACAGTTTTGAATATCGCGGCAAGAGGTTCTCTCTAAACTTTCTGGACTTTGTACGAGCACTAAGCTTGGTCGATGAGCATATAACAGAAAAGGACTTGGCACGCGAAAGGGCCAAGCGGGTCAAAAAATATGAAGAGCAGTCAAAGCTGTACGCCATGATGCGAGATGACCTAGCTTGCGACCTTGCCGCCATAGAAAAGCAAAAGACCGATGCCTACGACAAAATCAAGACATCTACCGATAACATCAACGAGATAGCCAACAGATTGATAAAGGAGGCACACTGATGGCACGGATTGTATTAGACGAGCGTCCTTGTAACTGCAATGAATGCCCGCTATCAATTTTGGCAGATTGTAGTTATATTCCATACAAACGATATGTGCAAAATCGGTCATTTCGTCCGCAAGAAAAATTCTATTGTTACCTCATTGTCACATTGGACGAGCTTAAGGAAGAAAGAAAACATTATATAGAGGAGGTGCTCGACTGATGGACGCCCTGAAATTCTTAAAAACGGCCAAGCGCATGTGCAACAAGCGCGGTCAATGCACCTGCTGCCAAATACACGATTTTTGCAATAATGACTTTTACGAATGCTCAGATGCTTTGTTCCTTGACACAATAAATGCTGTTGAACAATACAACAAAGACCATCCCGCCAAAGAAACCCGCAAAGACCGTCTGCTGCGCTCCCTTCCAAATTCGCCCATTAACGCCAATGGTGACCCGGACCTCTGTCCAGAGGATTACGGTGAAGATAATTATTACGATAACGGATTGTTCCCTTGTGAGATTTTTAACAGCGATTGTGCCACCTGCAAACACGAATACTGGTCAGAAGAGCCACATGGGCCAGCATATTGGGATAAGTATTGGGAGGAAGACTATGGACGCTAAACAATACATAGACACTCTGCGTCGCATATGCTCTACAGATTGCTTCTGCGACAACTGCGATTTCAAGAAAAATGGAGCCTGCCCACTTGATAAAACGTTTCTTTTATCGACGTCATCGGAAGACATCGTCTCCTCTATTGAGCAATGGGCCAAGGATCATCCTATTCAACACAGGAAAACACGTAACGATGTTGTGCTTGCAAAATTCCCAAATGTCAAACTCGACAAAGATGGCATTATCGACACATGCCCAAGTTTTCCATTATACAGTTCTGGTACAGAACGTTGTGAGCAGTATAAAAGAAACTGCGACGTCTGCCGCAGAGATTATTGGTTAGAGGAGGTAGGTCCTAATGGACGCAGTTGAATACATAAAGGAAGCAAAGCGCATTTGTAAAAGCCGAAGTGTTTGTAAAAGTGTTTCTAGTAAATGCCCATTGCTAGACGAAAATGGACACTGCACCGCAACCGCAGATATATGCGATGCGGATATAATCGAAAAAACAGAAAAAGCTGTACGGATTGTCGAGCAATGGGCAAAAGACAATCCACTCAAGACCCGCCAGCGCGAGTTTTTGAAGATGTTTCCTAATGCCGACTTTTGTCAAAATGTTATAGATATATCGCCATGCAGCATCGAAAAAGAAATGAAAAAATGCTGCGGCGATAGGGAGTGTGACGAATGCAAAAGGACTTACTGGCTCACGGAGGTGACCGACAATGGTAACGATTGATATCAAACTAAAGCCTTGTCCGTTCTGTGGTGCCTTTCTAGAAAACGAAGCGCCCAGCACTATCTGGTGTCATCCGCAAAACAGTTGTTTGCTGAGCCTCCGTGGCATTGTTGGAGCTGACCAAATCGCTCAGTGGAATACGCGCTACGATGCAAAGGGAAAGAAGGTGCTTGACGATGACTAAAATAACAACACTGCATCCCGGCGAACACTTCATGTTCAAAAACTTTGAGTGGGTCTGCCTTGACCCGAACCACCCTGACGGTGGCGTGCTGGCTATTATGGCAAAACCGTGGGCAAAAGATGTAAAGTTTTGCCCAAGTGATAAATTTGCCGATGAGAGGGGTAACCGGAATGACTACCGCACCAGTAATGTGCGGGGGATTCTATCTGATTTGGCTAACGGCTCTTTCGAGAGGAAAAGTCTGCTGGCGCATACCGTTGACCTTGTATCCGACAACGGTGACCGCGCCTATGGCACTGTACATGACTTTGTTTTTATTCTGACCTGTGACGAGTACCGCAAGTACCGTGAGTTCATTCCACACTACGACAGTTGGGTGTGGACTGCTACACCGTGGTACTGCGGTGATAAGGATTCTGACGCGGACTGTGCGGACGACGTTCGCACAGTGAACGCGAATGGTTGGTTGGGCAGCGACGATGCGCGCTACTGCAATGATATCGCCCCGGCTTGCGTTCTCAATCCCACATCCCTCAATCTGCGCCAGAGCATGTCCTATGTAGAAGAGGAGGCATCAGAAGAATGAAGAAAGCACTATTGGTAACATTTTGTATAGCTGCCCTGTTCGTTCTGATTATCATGATGTGCCCAATCAAAGAAAATCCTGTCATAGAAGAAACGACGGTCTCTGTCCAGCAAGAAATCGTATATGCCTATGTCACTACTGAAATGCTTACAAACAATTACGGTGGTGTATATGACCACCAAAATTATATATGCTACGGCGTTCAGGACGGAGACAACATCCTCGATAAAGAAGACTATATGGATTTAGTAACGATGCGAAAATCAGAAAAAGAACATAGTTATATAGAATACTACTACGAGCGCAGAATATACGAGGACGGTACATACTATGACAGATATACCGGAAATGCCTTGTACTTAACCAATGATATGCTAAAAAATCTGAAAACGAGCAACTAGAGGGGGTATCAGAATGGGAACCATTTTAAGACATAAATATGTCACGACCAGAAAGCCGCACATCTGTTTTGGATGTGGTAGAAACATTTTATCACCTGCAAGAATGGCATCGATGGCCTACGCAGACGGCGGAACTGCCGAGTCTTATTATTTGTGCAAGACTTGCGACACGATTGTTTCCCACATGAGATGGGGTGATGAATATGGGTTTGGTGAATTGCGCGAAGAAGCGCTAGGAATTGAAAAGGAGAACTTGACAAATGTCGATCAGTAAAAAGACCCGCGTTGCGGTGTATAAAAAATACGACGGTCATTGCGCTTACTGTGGCCGCCACATTGCTTACAATAATATGCAAGTAGACCACTTCAAGCCGCAGAGGGCGTGGAACCCAGAGGATTCCGGCACGGACGACATTGAAAACCTTATGCCGTCCTGCCGTATGTGCAACCATTACAAACGCGCCCACGACATTGAAACATTCAGACGATACATTGCAGAGATTCCGCGAAAACTGCAAGAGAACTACATTTACAAGATCGGCATCGCTTACGGCAATGTGCTGGAAAATCCGAAAGCGATCAAATTCTATTTTGAGAAAGCAAGGGATAACCATGCGACTGATTGATGCAGATAAAATTGTAGAGGTTGCCGAACACGCATACGGTGAGTGGAACAAGGCGATGGCGGCAGCAGACGGGAGACAAATCAACCGATGCTTCAAAATGCAGGAACTGTGCAAAGCGGTAAAAAGTGTTGCGGACGACTGCCCAACCATCGACCCGGAAAGTCTGCGACCTACGGCAGAATGGATTGAAGCACCGGATGAAGGTGCAGACGGAAGCTGGGAAGCTTGTTCTAGCTGTGCATGGGAATCCAGATGGGCAGCATCACAGTACAAATATTGCCCCCACTGTGGCAAAAGGATGGTGAACGCAGATGACTAAAATCGTTGCATTTTTTGAAATTTTTATTTTGCTGACCTGTGCAGTATATTTAGTTTTTCGCGTAATAAAGGCCATAACGCAGAAGATACCGCAAGAGCCAAAGAAAGAGACACTGTGCGACACCTGCGAACACCTTGTTCACAAGGGCGGAGACATAGAGTTGGGAAAATACAAATGCGAATTTGAACTTGTGAGTTTTTATAAATCGCCGGAATATTGCCGGAACTATGAGCAAAGAGAGGAAAACAAAGAACTCCCGGAGGCGAAGCCTTGAATATGAATCGAGTAACATATCGAGATAGTGCAGCGGAACGAGAACTTCAGATTCTTCGTTCAATTCTGTCTGAAATCGACAAGCAGAAAGAGTCAGTCATCGAAGACGCTGTTACACAGGCATTAACCAAAGAAAACAGCGAAACTAATGTCCTGGATGATGTGAACGGGAAAATAGAAAAAGCATCCCAACTTGCAAACGATGCAATGACCAGATTTCATCAAAAACACCCAGAATTTTATGCCGTACAGGAATGTCCGTCTTGCGGAAGGATGTGTCTTTACGATGCAGTGTTTGGTGTTTTGGACGATCCGACACGGATAAAGTACAAATGCAAGGCTTGCAATAGAGAATTTGAAAGAGAAACCGGATACTGGATAAGTTATTATGAGCACGCTTGAATCCGTCACCCACTGGATGCCGCTCCCTGAACCGCCAAAGGAGGCACACAATGACTAACAAAGCCTACGAACGAGCCTTTAACATCGCCATAAAATACGGCTTTTGCTGCGATTGTAGATTGGGGATGGACAGGAGCCACTGCCACGAATACGACTGTTACCAGAACGCCGTCAAGGTAATCCGGGATGCGTTAGAAAAGCTGGACGCTATTGAGGAGTCTAAAGCGACTGTTTGGCACGATGCACAGAATGACCCGCCAACAGAAAACGGAGAATATCTGTGCTACTACGAATACTTCCGCTATGGTAACTACAACTGCATGTACCGCACAATGGATCGTGGATATTTTTTCAATGGCCAATGGGGCGGTGAGCCTACGCACGGAACTAACGCAAAAGTCCTCGCATGGACAGAACTACCAGCGCCGCCAACCAAGGAGTGACGTATATGACCCGTAAACGATACAAGAAGCTTATGATGAGCATTGGTTATAAACGCAATGTCTTTAACAAAATTGTTACATACGAAATTTGTGGCGAAATGTTCTCCAAACGCAAATACATGATTGACGGAGCACTCTTTACAAGCTACAACGACCTATGGGATTGGTATAGCCAATATTTTTACATCTATAAAGGATACGGTTGCACTGTCAAATATGATCCAAAGGACCACATTTGGTACGGAAAAATTGACGACATCAGCGACCTTGTGAACTTTTATACGAAGAAGTTTATAAATATTGACGAAGTGGCGCGGGATGCAATCGATGACTATCTCGATTTCTGCGCCAGAGTAGGGAAGGAGCCAGAGAAACCAAATGTATTATGAAGAGAAAAGATGCCCATTAAAAGCAGCAGTCAAAGCATCAACAGACTACGAATGTGATAAAAGGTGCGCTTGGTACGATGAGATCAACTGCAAGTGCGCAATTCTAATATTGGCACAAGCAACGGAATACATCTCTAATAAGTAAACAGACAAGGAGATTATTATGAGCTTTAATGATTCCATTGGCACCCGTATGAAAGAGTATTACGAGGCAGTTCCTAAAACAAAGTTAATGCGCCGAACGCCGGTTGCACTGAGAATTGATGGAAAAAGCTTCCACACCTTTACTCGTGGCTTTCAGAAGCTTTTTGACATGATCCTGATGAAATCTATGCAGGAAACCATGAATTACCTGTGTAAGAATATCCAAGGCTGCGTGTTTGGCTATACACAGTCCGATGAAATCACGCTGATCCTGATTGACTACCAGACACTTACCACGGATGCTTGGTTCGATTACGAAGTTCAGAAGCTATGTAGTGTGTCCGCCAGTATGGCAACGATGGCGTTCAATAAATTCTTCAGAATGTCTATCTGGGACAAAGATTCTGCATGGAAAAGTAGTCTTACGCCACAATCTATGGATGTACAAATTGCTCATAACGAGTATATTGCAAAGATGACGACTGCCGCCAATAAAGGTGCTATGTTCGACGCCCGTTGCTTCAATATCCCAAAGGAAGAAGTTTGTAACCTTATCTACTGGCGTCAGCTTGATGCGACACGCAATTCCATCCAGATGGTGGGGCAAGCATATTTCTCACACAAGCAGCTGGATGGGAAGAAGTGCAACGACATTCAGGACATGCTTATGTGGCAATTTGACGTCAACTGGAATAATTATCCTACCACATGCAAACGTGGTACAGCCTGTATCAATAAGGATGGGCAGTGGGTACTTGATACTAATATGCCAATCCTGAAAGGCGAAGACCGCAAGTATGTTGACCAATACATTTTTGTAGGTGAGTAAAAATGACAAATAGCCAGAGACTTCGTTTGCAGTCATTGAGCAAGGACCAGCTGGTCAAACTGATTGAGGATTACAAGTATGCGCTGGATATTATCAGCGAGATCTGTATGCGTGAATCTAAATGTGAGGACGCTCACGAACTGTTTAAAGATGTACGTTACAATCTTGATGTGCTGAATCGATATGACCTTAATAGCGAGTGGCTATCTGCCAAGATTGATATGGAGCGCGGGACGCTGACATCTGAGGCGTTGCGTGAAATTATATTAGAAGGTGACAACGATGAATGAGCATCTACTATCTTATAATGAGCGCCAGAACTGCAAGCTGGTTGTGGCATGGTATGAGCGTATAGACGAAACCGTTCATAGCACCCGGCCTGTTGGCGAAACTAATTACGACGAAGAATGTTTGAACTCTGTAGATTTTTATTGGCAGATGGCTGATGTGATGATGCAGGAGCTTATGTTTGCGGCTGAAGATGCCAAGAAACTTGACCCTCGTTTGCAGATGAACAGTGTACGCAAGGTGCATGACGAATGTGTAGAAAACATAAAGGCGCTACGAGCAGAGATCGATGAATGGCTGGAGGTGTGTGATGGTGACAAGAGCTGAATATGAGAAGCTGAAGGACTTCCCGAAAGATAAGCTCATAGATATCATCAAAGAAGAGGACAGGCTTATAAAAGTCATCTCTGAGTGCTACGTTGATGCAGACAAAGATGGGAATTGCGATTATGCTGTACTTAAAATAAAAATGTATCTGCGTCATATTTACAATCCTATAAATTGCGCGGTTGAGACATATGCTGATGCGCTGGAGGTGCAAAATATTGATGGACGATAGAATTGAGAAAAAACAGGTGCTTGATGCGATGAGACTTATCAAGCAATACTGCAACGAAGAATCCGGCTGTGAATTCTGCGACTTTTATAGGAGCGGAGACTGTATCACAACATTATCCTTACCATGCTCTTGGGACCTTGACGGATTTGAGTGGACAGCAAAGGAAGCAGCCTTGGCGAAGGCCCTGCTCAATTACGACGTAGATACTATCGATTACAACGGTACCCAACTGTACGCATGTAAAAGTGAGCAAGACGGCACATACACAAATTTTCGTGTGATTTCTACAAACCTGTTCCCATGCATCACGGCACCGGGCAAATACTCACTGACTAAAATCGCCAACAGGGAGACAGACTGATGAAATTTTATCGAATTTGGTATCGCGGCTATGCTGATGTAGAAGCAGACAGCGAGGAAGAAGCAGTGGATAGATATTTGGATGACCCGTCGTGTGCTGGTGACGATGATTTAGGTATTACCGATGTATATGAGCTAGAGGAGGACAACAATGCGTGACCCTAAGAGAATCTGGCCGTTTTTGAGCAAACTGGCGGAGCTGTGGGAGTTGAAACCGGACTACCGCTTCTGGCAGCTGCTGCAGAGCATCCCGCTGGACCGTGACCCGTTCTTTTTGGAAGAGGCTGAGACAGAAGCTATTCTTGACAAAGAAATTGCCTGGGCCAAGGCGTGGCAAAAAGAACAGCAAGAAAAATATAAACTCACGCCAAAAGAGGAGATCATTGCGAGGTTCATAGAGTATACAAACTGTAATAAGGAGAGATAACGATGACACGAAAGAGATATATCAAACTATTGATGGCAAATGGCTGGAACCGCAACAACGCTGGAAATACTGCCGGGATTGGGATTGACGAATGCAAACCAAACAGGTCGAGTAAGACATTTGATGAGCGGCGCTGGAAGAAAATTGTGTCGCATCGTGGTTGCTGGCCATATAGCACATATGTAAAAGCATATGATAACATGATGCGTCTCCGAGAGTTGTACCCAAGTGACAAGCCCGGAGAGGGCATCAGAGACGATTTTTAAAGAGAGGATAATGATGACACGCAAGAGATACATTAAGCTTATGATGGCAGCTGGGTTGAGCCGGAACGAGGCGGAACATATAGCCAGTTTTGGAAAAACCGAACGAGGTCAAGTTTTGAGTGACCGTATGGAGAAGCATAAATTGGCCCACCGTGGGTGCTGGTCTTGTGATACATATGATGAACTGTTTGATTTTTGGTTTGATGCCAATATGCTCAGACGCCACAGTACGCCCGTAGAGCCGCCTGTGAACCTTTTTAAGGAGATATGATAACTATGTCAAATGATGAAATTATTCGCCGCACAGACGCTCTGGAGGCGCTGTACGAACAAGCTGCATTTTACGATCCAGACACACTTGATGGGATAGAAGAAGTTGCGCAGTTTACACAAATCAATGAAGATATTTCGAGTGTAGAAAAGATCAAAGCGCTTCCGTTCCAACTGCATGAGTTGACAGAGGTTGAAATTTGCGGTTTGCATGGGGATTGTGTGATCGTATCAGCACCAACTATTGATGGCCTGGACAAGCGTGTTGTGCCGTGCCTTGGGTCGCACAAGGATATTGATGGGAAGAAATACATCGTCTTAGACGGCGAGGAGTACAGCCAGAGCCTGTTTGTGGACGGTACGATAACTTTGTGGCAGGTGCGATAAGAACGCCGCAGAGGGGCTGTATCAAGGGCTGAAGCTTCGTCAGATTGGGTACAGTTGGGTGACGTATAAAGGGGTGGTCAGTTTGGTGACCCCTTGCGTTGTTCAATAATTGAGTAGCCCTCGATTTGAGGGGGGCTGAAACGTCAATTTGACGGTTGAGGTGTCATATAAGGCAACTGAGCGCGGCAGAAGGAGGTAACAACATGACGATTCGAGAATTTTATGAGGCTGTGCCGGACGAGCATAAGGACGACATTATGTGTGTATATGACAAGAACCATAACATTGTAGAGGCCGCAGATATTTGGACAACACAGGTACCAGGGCCACAGATCGGGCGCTTTAGAAGAGGCATGACCGATGTAGTCATTGTGTATTAAGGGCGAGGTAACAATCCATGCTAAGGCGGGAATAAGCCCAACATTCCAGCCCTGACAAGATCATCTGTGTGCGGAGTGCTTGTGCCACAATTTATAAAGCACAAGGACGACGCCGGGACAAGCATCGTGACCAAAGAGAACGATGCGCAGGACCGAACAAGAGGGAAAGGGGCAGATGCAAGCAAGGACGACCTATAACAAGGTTAGGTTTACCAGCGCAAACAAGCAAGTAAGACAACGCACACAACCATGCCAAACAAGAAAACCAGTCCATTCACAAGCCCGGGCCAAGCAACCATGCGAGGGACGAGTTTTTGAGAGGACACTTCCTCGAAAAAACTTGGCCCTTCTTACTATTAACTATACATACTATTTATATATTGTGCCAAATTGTACGCAAAAACAGCCGTAACGATACCGTACCGTCTTGTAAAAACAAGCACTTTTAGGCACGTTATGAGCGCATGCTAAAAAAAGGCGTGAAAAATGCTGTTCTACTGCGCCGTTTTCTGCAGAAAATCACACCATTATACAGACGCCATATTTTGTAGTAAATCCAGCTATAAAAGGCAGAATTCGGGGTTAGCAAGAAATCGACGCCATATTTTGCAGTAAAACGTCTGTTAAAAGAAAAACCGAACACAATGTCTAAACTTAGACAAAAATAAAGGAGATGTAAGTTTTGTACATCAACACAAAATTATTTCACAATGTAGACATCATAGTCCCTCAGAAACTTATTTATGATAGAGAACACAAAAACATCCTTCCTATTTATTTAACTCTGTATTTAAAAGCAAACCACATAGAGAATGAGAGCTTTTGGGAAAGTCTTACAGTAAAACAGCTTGCTGTACTTTCAGGCGTCTATGAAAATACACGATTTCGTGGCACACACTATAAGGGACTATATGATGCGATAGAGGCTTTGGAGGATCTGGGGTACATAAAAACAATCGGCCTCGATAAAGAAGACCACAAAGCGCCATTCAGTTATTGCATTAAAGGTATCAATACTGATAAAGATAAGTATTTTCTTCTCCCCGTTGATGAGTATTTTTATGTTGCGGATGTTATTTCTAAATACGATTCTTCAAACGTTAAAAAGGACACGGCATGGAGAATCTATTGTTGCTTTAGATTTTATATGAATATTTGGCAGCGTACTTATGATAAAAAATATCCGGCGTGGGTTGGAAGATTAGACAGTGTGTTAAACTGGCTTGGAATGTCGCAGAGAACATTTAGCAGATTTATGTCTGATATGCAAGATAACGATTTACTGTTTGTGACTTATGGAGCACAAATGGTTGGTATTGATGGCTTTGGAAAGCGCAGTGATACAATCGTTGTATTTCCATTTTTGGCAGGCAATGTAAACTTGACGCATATTACAATGTTGATAGAAGTGCGTGTTAGAGACAAAAAGGGATTAAGTGGATGTACTTGGTATAAACCTGGATACCGTGTTTTAAAGAAAGATAAGCCAGAAGAATTGAGCACTGCTACAGCAAATATTACAATCGCTGATATTGACGAAGCTACAGAACAAAATAGTCAGAGCATTACTGATGACAAAAATGATGAAGACGAAGATATTTTTTAACGAACTAACGCCCAACGGGGCGATGATATAAACAGAACCGCCGCGGCGGGCAGGAAAGGCAGGTAATGCGCCATGCGTGTGTGATGGTCAGGCTTAACGTATATTACAAAATGTACAAAATGAAGGAGGTACGCTGTTTGAATATTAAGCGTGCAGAGACAAAATTGATTTTGATGCAGGCCGCGCTGGATGCGTGGAATATGTTCAAGATGATCGTGTGGGCTATATGTGCGATTGCAGCGGTCGTGGCCGTGGGATTGGGGGTGAATTGGCTGTTTGCACTGGCGTTATTTGTTGGTGTGCCGTTGGTGGCAGGTCTTGCGTGGGCTGTTGTATACCGCTGGTGCTTTGACAATGGAGCGCTGAAGCTGGAGCAGGTAGACCCGGACGAGAACGACAATGGAAAGGGGGACGAGTAATGTTTGCACCCCCGTTGTATGTAGTACGGAAGTTTCCGCTTTCCTTTATTATAAGCAACAACTTTAACATCCAGCTTGACCCGGATGAGGAAAAGCGCTTTCAGGTAAAACAGGGAGATAACATGCTTTTCCGACAGGTACGGCTGATTACATATGAGACCGATAAGTTCAACCGCTTTGTAGTGTTTGTGAACTGTGTGGGCGGGCAGAACAAAAAGAAAGAGATGACGCGGCTGATCCACCACGGGTTCAAGGTTGGCAAGCAGGAATTTGTGGTGAGTGAGCGCAGTGCCAGCATGGTACGGCAGGGCATCCTGAGTTTTGTGGACAGACGGATTGCCAAGGAGTTGGATAAGCGTATCACGATGGGAATAACTTTTGATAAGACGATTTTGCAAAAATACACAGCATATCGTGGCTTGTTCTTTTCTAGCTGCCACTGCATTGAGGACTGGGTTCCGAACATAGTTATCGTCCCGGACTGTTATTTGACTATCAAAAATCAGCATATTAACTATGTTTATGATAAGACTGTAAAATTCAAGGATAAAAACACTGGCAAGGATAGAGAATGGACGCAAAAAGATATCTCTGACAAGATGACGGACATCGAAATCAACGCTTTTGATGGATGTGGCATTGCACATCCGGCTATCATGGAAGAAATTCGTCGCAGAATCGGTAGCGATACTCCCATTACAAGTTTCATAGGGCGTGCGCCATTTTTGAAGGGAATGATACATCAGTTCGACTACGAGACATTTTTTGCAGATCGTGGTGTGCGATTCATTACTGATATCTGGGGAGTACAACATGACGTAAGTCCGGGAGCAGAACCGCTGATGATATGTTTGGAGTCTATGTATAAAGGCTACAAATATTTTAAGAAAACCGGCACGATTGCGGACTGGGAGGAGTATTGGTATCAGTTCCGTAAATATAATCATTGTTTTGGTGTTGCAAAGTGGAATTTTGACGCAGAAACAGAACCGCTCATGACCAGAGGAAATTATCAAATATTGCAGGACTTGGACTTGACATATGACGAGTTCAGGACATTAGCAGATGACAGTATTAACTGGTTTGAAAAGATAACGGATGGTAATCCTGTCTACACATATTGTTTCTTAGGCATGAAAGCAGATAAGCATAAGGCGTTAAATGATTATTGCGCGGCGATCCTTAAAAATCCGGAAATGATGAATGAGGACGGTGTGCGTAGCTATATCGTAAATCTGCTTGGTAAGTACCGTGACGAAATGAAATGTGGAAAGCTTTGGTTAAAAGGTTCGTTCTGCTTCCTTGTCCCCGATCTTATTATGCTTGCAGAGCATATTGGCGGGTTGCCATTGGTTGGAGCATTACAGGCGGATGAGTTCTACAGGTTCAACCGTGACGGACAACTGTTTGGTGAGCATCTTATTGAGCGCAATCCTCATATCTGCAAAAGTGAGCACGTTATTTTAAAAGGTGTTACGAATGAGCTGCTTGATAAATACTGTAGTCATTTGGTGAATACTTGTATGATAAACGTTCGGTCGATTACGCCGCAGCGACTGAACGGCGCGGATCAATAGTGGTTCGGGGCTGTGGTAACACAGCATTTGGAACGGTGTGAACCCTTCATCAGGGGTGTGGCCTAATCAGCTGCTAACAGGGGATGCCTAAAGAGGGAGAATCCTGTGGTTTATAAAAACAATATTATCTGATAGGAGGTGTATTATGGCTGTTGATTTTAAAATTGCCAATTATTACGGTTTAAATTATAAAATATTCTCTGATGGCACTATCGTTGGACCAGAAAGAGGAATTGTTAAACAACGAGAAAATGATGATGGGTATATGGAAGTGACACTTGGAACAACAAAGAACAGGCACTCAAGAGTAAAAGTACATAGAGTTATTGCAGAGCAATTTGTTCCAAATCCACTTGGGTTACCAGAAGTAAATCATATTGACTATAACAGGAAAAATAATAACGCAAATAATTTGGAATGGACAACACATCAGGAAAATGTACGCCATTCAGCAAAGGTTGGTCATTACGCGAATAAGTCTGGTGAAGACAATGGAAGGGCAAAAATAACACAAAACGATGCCAACATTATTCGTTCATTATACCATAGTGAATACAGAATATGCGATATATCGAAAATATTAGGCATCAGCGATCATATCGTAAGTAATGTGGTCCACGGATTAACTTGGAATTGATATTTTTAATTGTTTTTATGAACTGCATCGACTATCCGGGATGAGTGTACCGGAGAACGGCCGCTATTGATACGCGGTTGGGAGCGCACCGCTGCCGGAAACGGTAGAAGATATAGTCAGCGCCTGCAAAAAAACAACGTAGGTGTGTACGACGGCGATTTGGTCCTCGTGTTGGACAACAAAACTATGATGAAGGGAGTTGATAGAAACGCCACTATTACGATTGATATTGACGATAAAGTATGTGCGTTGGTTGAGGCCGATACACCACAGAACAGAACAGCATGTATTATTAGAAGTCTGAAATCGCGTATTGGTGAAATTTCTAACTTTGCCTCTGCTTATCATAATAAGGCAATCACGAACGAGGAACAGCGCAAGAGATACGATACATACATAAATTTGTTGAGCGTCTCGAATGGAAAGGAAATCGATGCGGCAAAAACCGGCGTCCATTTCAAGATTCCTCGCAATATAGAAAAATACGGTCGTCCGCTGCCGTATTTTATGAAGTACGCAAGCCCGTACTACAAGCGGATGAAAAAACTGAGTTGTGCTCACTCTAACATGAACATGCTGTGCTTTGAGCTTGAGCGCTGGGAAAACACGATCCGCAAACGGCGCATGAAAAAGTTTGACTGGAGGATCATGTTTGATGAAGAGATTGGGTATGACCAGGAACACTTTGACGCTATTGAGTTGATATTTTGCGAATTTTACAAGCTGTGCAGAGATTTGGCGGAGCTGAATCACCAGTGCAGACACTACGAAACGTACAAAGATATTTTGAGAGAACAGAATATTACGAAAGAGATCGCTACGAATTTTGAGGTAAACTGGCAGTATTACTACAACATTTACCGCAGCCGGTGCCAGCAGATCGTTCCAGATGTGCGTGAGCTTGCAAACATCTGTGTGGTGTTGTGCTATGACAAGTATAAGAGCCGCAACAAAAAGTTCATGTGGCAGATGGCCGGTAAGGGTGTAGTAGAGAACATCAAACAGGTAAACATCTGCCTTCCGCAGGAGTGCGATGACGGCGAATACGAGTACCTTGGAAAGCGTTATACGCTGGCCCCTGTAGAAAGCGACATCCCGGTAGAGTATATTGATGCAGAGCTTGTACCGGGAGGTGATTGCGATGTTTTATGATTTTTACTGTAACGAGAAGATGCTGCTTGATAATTACAAGAAGAATGATTTGGGAAACCGTGCGTTGAAGCGTGTAATTGGGCGCAGCGGAATGACGCCTGACAAATGCGCTGATATGTACCTTACGATGTTTGACAACAGTTTGAATTTGAACTACGACAGATATGACCTTGTAAGACATTTTGAGACCTGTGGAACGAAGACATGTGAGTTATTACAGATTGACAGTATAAAAGTATATAAACAAGACCTTGAATGGATCATGACACAAATTGAGACACACAATCTGAAGCAGAAAGAGCAACTTTGCCTGTTTGGCGTTGTGATGATGTGTAGGATTTTACATATGGACACGATAGATTTGACGACCGAGTTTAAGATCAAGCGGTTTTGCAGCTGTTTTGAATCGCACCTGCATGATGTAACCATCAGAAAGGGGAAGTGGTACGAGACTTATCACGCGCCGATAGGGATGGAGACGGTGAGCGATGAGTACGGCATTCTGCTACGGACGGACAGCGAACATACCGCGAAGAAGGTTGGCTGTTATTATACCTACGAGAATTATGATTTGAAGAATAATGAAGTTGTATACGAGATGGTTGTTACGCCTGACACAAATCGGCTGAACCTGTATGCTTTGTATCAAACGGTGGGGTTGAAAAACATACGGTTCTGCGTGAGCTGCGGCTGTGCGTTTACGGCAAGAGGGAACATGACAAAGTATTGTGACGATTGCGCCAAGATCATAAAAAGAGAACAGACAAGAGAAAGAGTACGCAAATACAGACAGCGGCATTCTACGATGTAACGCTTTTAAAATAAGGCAGTTTACAACGATTAAGGACTGATGACTTTAACCTGCCCAGGGCTTCGGCTTTGGGCGGGCTTTTGTTTTGTCCGATTTTAAAAGTTTTTTAAGGAGCGATGTTTGTATGATTACTATTTCTAAGGCAGAGGCAAAGATGATCCGTGAGAAGTTCCCACGTGCGCACATGGTTACGACCGTGCATAAGACCATGGTTGACGAGACCAGAGATGTGCTGAAGGCGCTTGTTAATAATGTTGATGCACAGCAGGCGCTGGAGGAGATGGAACGGGATGAACGCCGCCGTACCGCCCGTACTTTGGGTGATGAGGTGGTTGCATGAACGATTGGCCGAAATTGAGCGGTGAGACGGACGCGCAGTATGTGTACCGTGTTTGCCGCAGCAAGGATGAAATTGGTACATGGACTGACGTTGCAAATGTCATCAACACAACGCTGGGTTGGGATAAAGGTGAGTGTGCCTACCGCAAGACGTGGAAAGCATATCAGGACCTGCAACAGGTGAGCGAGGTTGATACAGCCAGCACGGAAGAGCTGCTGGAAAGCATCCGTGAGGAGCGGCGTGAGCTGGAGAAAGCTCGGGTCAAGATGCGTGATGAGCGTAACGAGGTCAGTCGGCTGCTTCGTGCAAAAGCGCGTGGTGAGAGTATGCGTGAGCTGATCGAGCGCCGCATTGATGCCTATGACCCGGCTGAGTATGCGCGTGTGGATGTGCTGCAGTGTGTAGGACAGGGCGACTGTGATCTGATCGTCCACCTGACAGATTTGCACGCAGGGATCCAGATTTCCAACTACTGCAACCAGTATAATCAACAGATTATGATGTACCGCCTGCGCAAATATGCTGGCAAGGTTACAGAAATCTGGCGGCGGCATAATGCTAAGAAGTGCTATGTTGTGCTGGGTGGTGATATGGTCAACGGAGCGATCCATGTGAACAGTCGTTTGGAAAACAATGAGAATGTGATTGACCAGGTTATTTCTGCCAGTGAGGCTGTGAGCTGGTTTGTGGCAGAGATGGCGAAGCTGTTCCTCGACGTTGAGGTATACAGCGTACCTGGCAACCACAGCCGTGTGTTCCCTAATAAAGAAGACAATCAGCACGGAGAGTATCTGGACAGGCTTGTGAGCTACTACGTACAGGCAAAATGTGCGCAGATTAACAACGTACATGTATGCGATGTAGATTATGACGGCTCAATGGTTCGATTTGCAGTGCGCACGCTGGATGTATTTGCTGTGCATGGAGACAAAGATACTCCTACAGGAGTAGTGAACAGCCTGACCATGATGACTGGCATGAAGCCCGACATTGTTTTGATGGGACACCGTCACACGAACGGGCTTACCACCGTGTATGACACGAAGGTCTACGAGAGCGGCTGCGTAGATGGGCCTGACAATTATTGTATGGATAAGCGATTGAAGAATAAACCGGAGCAGACAGTTTTGGTCGTCAATGACCTAGGGCTGGACTGCGCCTATGATGTAAAGCTGGATTAACCCAGCGGCATTTTTTAAGGGAAGGGAAGTGAGTTTTTGGAGGAGAATGTTAAGAAGCAGCCTGAGTTTTTTTGTAGCTATTCCAGCCGCCTGACAAATTTTTTGAAGGCGTATGGACTCAGCTACGAGAAGCGCGAGGTGAACGATATTACCGGCGCACCGTTTTGTGTGTTTAAGCGGACACCGAAGCTGCTGGCGATTGTGAACTATTGGAGTAACGGTGGTCGTAATCAGTTTGCTGATTTTGACGAAGACGGTAACCCAACAGAAAACAAGGTGGGTGATCCGTAATGGGACGACCCAAAGGCGCTAAAAACAAAGCGACGATTTTACGAGAGCACGCAGAGGCACAGGCGCGAATCCAGCGCATTATGGCGGAGGAGGACCAGCCGGAAGTGTTTTTCTGTGTGACATGTCATAAGAAATTTACACGCCAAAAGGATAACTTTTATCCGAGCCAAAGTCAGCTGTGGGCAGGAAACAACCACTTTATGCCGAGTTGCAAGAGTTGTGTTGACAAGTTGTACGACCATTATTGCAAGACGCTTGGCAATGAAGAGGATGCTGCAAAGCGCGTTTGTATGCGGTTTGATATGTATTACAACGACAAAATTTTCAGATCAACGGCAAATCGTGCAGCGAATCTTACCCGCATGGCTGCATGGGTCAAGCAGTTGAACATTGTACAGTACCGCAACAAAACCTTTGACGATTACCTGGAAGAAGTTAATGGCCGCATCATCAATGAGGTTGATGATAACTCCCAAGCTGTAGATGCCAAGGGGCGTGTCAGCCAGCGTATGCTTGATTTTTGGGGGACATCCATGAAGGATCAGGAGTATCTGTTCCTGGATAGAGAGTACAAAGACTGGACAACGCGGTACGAGTGCAAGACAAAAGCGCAGGAGGTATTGTTCAAGAATATCTGCATTGGTGAGCTTGCCTGTGAGCGTGCGGCCAAGAGTGGCGATGTCAAGGACATTAAAACGGCCAATGACAACCTGCAGAGCTTGCTTGGTTCAGCCAATATCAAGCCTAACCAGACAAACGACAATGCGCTTGCCGAGGCAAACACCTTTGGTACGCTGATTGAAAAATGGGAGAGGACAGATCCGATCCCTGAGCCTGACCCGGCGTGGAAGGATGTAGATGGTATTGGCCACTATTTCCGTGTGTGGGTGCTTAGCGCCTTGTGCGAACTGTTTAAGGTGAAGAACCCCTATAAAGAGGAGTATGACGCTGAAATGGAACGTTATACCGCGCACAAGCCGGAATATTACATGAATAACGATGAGCCTGATGAGGCCGCCGAAGCTGCAAAGTGAGGTGGTAGGTAATGGCTCAGAAAAGAACTGCAGAAGAAGTTGCAAATGACAAGGCTACGCAAATCATGAACGCGGTGGCGAAGTGGTGCTCTTTTTACAGGGCAAACCCGCACCGATTCTGTAAGGACTATTTAAACTTAGAGTTGCATCCGTTCCAGGTCGTCTTGCTTTTTATGATGAATCTGGCGACGAATTTTTGTTTCATTGGCTCGCGTGGTCTCGGTAAAACGTTTCTAACTGCCGTATTTATTGTTTATAAGGCGATTCTTTATCCGCACAGCAAAATAGTGGTTTGCGCAAAGGTTCGAAGTCAGGGTGCGCAGGTTCTTGAAAAGATAACCAAGGAACTTATGCCAATGTCTCCGCTATTGCGCAGTGAGATAAAAGATGTTGTCATCAATCAAAGTAAGGCTGAGATTACATTCCGTAATGGCAGCTTTATCGAAGTTGTTACAGCAAGCGATACCTCCCGCGGACATCGTGCTACGATTCTGGTCTGCGACGAGTTCCGTATGATCGACAAGGATGTCATTGATCTGGTCCTGCGTCGTTTCCTGACGGTTGCACGCCAGCCTGGTTATTTACGGAAGAAGCAGTACAAACATTTGCTGGAGCGACCTATTGAAATGTACTTGAGTTCAGCATGGTTTCAATCGCATTGGTCGTGGAAGCTGTGCCAGGACTATTTCTATAATATGTACGCCACAGATAAAAAATATTTCTGCTTCCGGTTCCCGTATCAGATGCCTGTAAAAGAGGGTATGTTGTCGTTAGAGCAGGTTGAGGATGAGATGTCCGAATCTTCGTTCAGCGACATTAAGTTCCGTATGGAGATGGAAGCCATGTTTATCGGTGTGACTGATGGCGGGCTGTTCAGCTTTGAAGATATCAATAAAGTACGCAATCTGAAGCAGGCATTTTATGCACCGGGCACTATCTTGGCAGGCAAATCTATTGAACCGCCAAAGAAGAAGCCTGGGGAGAAGCGTATTTTGACGGTCGATATTGCTTTGATGAGTTCTAAGCATAGCGATAACGATGCAACGAGCATTTTCTTAAACAACATGATACCGAGCAACAGTGGACGATATACCAGCAACATGGTATATACGGAAAACTGTGAAGGTATCATCACGCAGGACCTTGTGTTAAAACTGCGCCGCTATTTTAAATGGTTTGACTGCGACTACATCGGTATTGATGCCAAGGGCCTTGGTGCCCCGATCATGGACCTGTTGATGCATGAGTGTTATGACCCGGAGAGCGGAGAGATATTCCCACCGCTGAACTGCTGCAATAACGCTGATTTCCAGGATAGATGCCCAGATAAGACCGCGCCCAAGGTAATTTGGGCCATTATGGGCAGCGCACAGTTCAACAATGATGTGACGATTGCCCTGCGAAGCGGTATTCAGCAGGGACGTATCCGGTTCCTTGATTCCGAGTACGATTGCGAGGAGCTGCTGCGTGCGCAGTTCAAGGGCTATGACAAGATGACGCCGACAGAGCGTACCGCTTTACAGCTGCCGTTTATCAATACAGGGCTGATGGTTAACGAGTTGGTCAACCTTGATTATGAGGCGACAAACAACCTGATCCGTGTACATGAAAAGCCCGGCGCACGCAAGGACCGTTACAGCTCGGTTAGTTACAACTACTACATAGCAATGCAGGTTGAGCGCAGCATGGCAAAGAATTACGCTAAGACAAAGAAAATCGAAATAAACTTTAGGGCACCTGCCAGAAGGAGGGGTACATTTGACTATTGATTCAACGCAGAAAAAAGTGGCCGTGATGACCCCGGATGGCAAGCGCGACTATGTATCTATGACGGAGTTTATGGACAAGCTCCGCTATGCAAATATTTCACAAATCAAAGTCCGAGACCTTGAAAATAACAAGGACTATGCACCTACATACCGTAAGTATACAAAATCCCAGATTGTGACTTATCTTGGTAACCCGGCGAACTACGAGACGCAGCTGCGCCAGATGAGCCAGTACCTTTATAATATATCGAACTACTACCGCAGACTGATCCAGTATTTTGCGAGTATGTCTACGTTCAGCTATATTGTTGTGCCGTATGGCATTGACAGGACTAAGAGCGTGAACATGAACAAGTTCAAGAAGGGGTACTATGCAGTCATCAATGAGCTGGAGAAAATGAATATCCGGCACGAGTTTACACGAGCGCTGACGGTGGCATTTCGTGATGATGTGTACTACGGTTATGCGTGGGAAACGAATGACAGTTATACATTCCAGCAGCTGGACCAGGACTACTGCAAGATTTCCAGCATTGAGGACGGCGTGTATAATTTTGCCTTTAACTTTAGCTATTTTGATGCGAACAGTGAACGGCTGCCGAATTTCCCGCCGGAATTCACGACGATGTACAATGCATACGCAAAAGACTCCAGCTTGAAATGGCAGGAATTGAGCAGCGACAATACCGTTTGTATCAAAATTAACGAGCAGACGCATATTCCGATTCCGCCGTTTGTGAGCCTGTTCAGCGCATTGGCAGATATTGAGGACTACCGTGCTATCAGCAAAAATGCAAGCGAGGTCAACAATTACAAGGCTCTGGCCCTGGAAATACCAACCGGCGACGATGGTACATTCCTGATCGATTATGACCTGTGCAGGGACTTCTACGACATGCTGTGTAATGTTCTGCCGGAAAACATTGGTGCGTTTATGTCACCCATGAAGGTTTCCAGCTGGAATTTTGAAAAGAGCGGCGCTGTGAGTGGCAGCGATGATGTAGAAAAAGCCGAGGCGTCTATGTGGACACAGGCCGGTGTCAACAGTATTTTGTTTGGCGGCGGTGACAAAGACTCAGCTACATCGGTCAAATGGTCAACTATCAACGACCAGATGATTGTATTTACGGTGATGCGCCAAATTGAGCGCTGGATCAACCGCAAATTAAAGAGTGTTTCAACGGCATATAAGTTCAAAGTGAATATTTTGGATGTTACATATTTTAACCGGCAGGAGATGCATGACCAGTTCGTAAAGGACGGTCAGTATGGCTTACCGGTGCGCAGTGCTATTATGGCTACCAATGGTTACAGCCCCAGTGATATGGAAAACATGCTGTACCTTGAGAACGAAATGCTTGGCCTTGATAAGCTGGAAATTCCGCTTAAAAGCTCTAACACGCAGGGCAAAAACTCTGATGATGAGGGCGGCAGACCCACAAATGCCAGCAAGGGCAAAGACCTGAGCGATGCAGGCGAGGTTACGGCTGAGCATGACAGCAATGCAAATTCTGCGGGGTGATGATATATGAAAGAGGTAAAGATACGCGGGCGTGAACTGGCGGTTCATCTGAGCCTGAGCAGAGCTGTGCTGCTGCGAAAGGAAAAAGATTGCAGCGGGCATACCGTGTATGTGTATGCTTTATCTGACGAGGAAATTGCCGCGCTGAAGGAATATGTAAAAGAAAAGCAAAAACGAAACTACTACTGATTGCCTGTGCTTGTCGCGGGCATCTTTTTGATTTGCGGGGTGTGCGATATGGGAAACCTACTGAATCGCCTGCCTGTCACCTTTGAGAAAACAGGAGAAGTCAACGGTAAAGATACGCGATTTATCAATGTAACGATTGATGTTTTGCACACTGGCGACAACCTGAATGGTTCCACTTTCTCAAAAGAGGTGGTGGACACGGCACTGGAAAGCATTAAAAACACGCCGATTCTTGGATATATTGAGGAAAGTAAGGCGGGCGACCTTGATTTTAAGGGGCACGAGCACGAGCTGAAAATTGACGAGGACGGCATTCAATATGTATACTCCGGCAGCGCCTATGGCGTGATTCCGGAGAGTTGTAATGCCCGGTGGGTGAGCCGGGATGACGGAACAGGAACGATGCGCGATTATCTGCGCGTAGATGGTCTGCTGTGGACCAAGTTCGATGATTCCTGTGAGATCTTTGAGCGTGATGGCGTAAAGGCGCAGAGCATGGAGATTACGGCGCTGGAGGGAGATGTAGATGACCGCGGCTATTATGTCGTGAAAAATTTTGCATTTGATGGTTGCTGCATTTTGTCTACGACTGATCCACGCATTAAACCGGCGATGGTCGGCAGCGATGTGGTGGCAAATTTCAGCGCTGTTACGCTGGCAAGCCAGATCAAAGAAAAGCTGGACGAATACACAGCACTACAAAGTTCTCAATCCTCCAAGGAGGCTGAGATAGATAACTTTGCGAAAGGAGAAGGTGTTTTGGAGAAGAAAAATGAGATTCTTGCATCCTACGGCATCGATGCTTCTACGCTGGATTTCTCTTTGGAGGAAATTACCATTGAGGAGTTGGAAGAGAAGTGCAAGGAGATGTCTGCGGCTGCAGCAGAACCGAAAAAAGAGCCTGAAGCCGCGCCTGCACAGGAGCCTGCGGAACAGTTTACCCTGACGGACAACCAGCGTATGCAGGAAATTTGCGACGCTGTTTCCGGCGAGAAGTACACTGACCGCTGGGGCGATGAGTGCAGCCGCTACTGGCTGCAGGACGTGCAGGAGAATCGTGCGATCGTGATTGATACGCAGGACTGGAAGACTTATGCGCTACCGTTTGCCATGGAAGGCGATAATGTCAAGGTTGATTTTGACGGTAAAAAGCGCGTGAAAGTCGTGTACGAAGACTGGGAAGATGGCTCTGCTGAGCCTGAGTTGCCCGTGCTGTATGAGGCACTGTGCGACAAGGTAAATGCTGCCAAAGAGGAGGCTGAAAAGTTCAGCACGCAGTATTCCGAGGTCAAGACACAGTTCGACGAGATGCAGCCCAAGTATGATGCTTATGTTGCTGCTGAGGCCGAGGCTAAGAAGGTCGAGGAGAACGAGAAGCGCGAAAAGCTGTTTGCCATTATGGACAAGCAGCTGGACGGTGTCGATGAGTACACCGAGCTGAAGAAGAATGAGGACATGGAGTTTACTGCCCTGCAGGATGAATGCTACAAGCTGCTGGGCAAGAAGGCCACTGCCGAGTTCAGTTATGTTGCACCCAAAGAGAAGAAGGGTGAGATCGAAAAAGCACGCTTTGGCGTGAGCGGGGTCCAGATGCAGTCCGTCTCGGACAAATACGGTGACCTGTTTGAACGCTATAAATAATACGATAAACGGAGGAATTTAACTATGGCTAATGAAAAGCATGCTGTTGTGCGTCTGGATCTTATGTCCGGCACTACTGATGGCTCTCTGCTGAAGAGTGTCAAGGTTTACAAGAATGACAGCCCTGTTGCGATCGACAATGCGCGGCTGGTTGTTCTGGGTGAGCGCGAGGGTCGCGAGGTCTATAAGGCTACTGCCCCCACCGCTGAGTCCAAGCCGAAGGATCTGGTCCTGATTGCCAGCGAGGAGCTGTTCTATGATGAGACCCGCACCCACTATCTGACTGAATGGGTCAATGAGGCTGGCAAGGTCTGCCGCGGCTATGTCCTGCACAACGGCGACGATTTCAGCGCTACTGCTGAGGCTTTCGACAAGGCTCCTGAAAAGGGCAAGTTTGTTGGCTTTGCCGCTGATTCTACGAAGATTGCCGTTCAGGAAGCTGCTGACGACAAGACCTTTGGTAAGATCGAGAGCGTCGAGAAGACTGGCTGGGGCAACGGTGCCTACGAGTATTTCGAGATCCGTGTTTCTTTCTAATCACGGGTTAGGAATAACTAATACATGACATTTACGCGCTGTCCATCTTGTTTGGTCAGCGCTTTCCATTTAGGAGGGTTTTACTATGGAGATTGATAACAAGCTCATCAACCTTGCAGTCGATAGCTATTTTGGCCGACTGGGCAAGGAATACAGCGTTGCTGACAGCCAGGAAGTTCTGCGCAAGGCTCTGCTGGAGGCCAACAACAGCAAGTCCACCATCGACCTGAAGGCAATTCGCGATGGCAAGTGCAGCAACCTGTTCAGCATCATCGAGGTCGTCGTTGAGAAGGTCAGCGAGGAGGGCCTGAAGGGCGACGAGTTCTTCACCCAGTTTATTGAGGATCGCAATCTGGCACTGGGTGACAGCAACATCTTCCACACGAAGAAGGATTGCCTGCTGACCGTTGCTGACGTTGCCGAGGGTACGCAGGGCATTCGCCGTCAGCGCCTGGAAAGCGGCTCTGATGTCATGATCGCCACCCAGCTGCAGGCTATCAAGGTTTACGAGGAGATCAACCGCGTGCTTGCTGGCCGTGTTGACTTCAATGACCTGATCCGTCTGTGCTCTCAGAGCTTTACCCGCCATGACCTGGACGGTGCTTATGCCGCTTTCGGCAGCATGATCACTGGCCTGCAGGCCCCGTACATGCAGACCGGCACGATGGATGCTGACAAGCTGCTGGATCTGGTCGAGCATGTTGAGGCTTCCACCGGTGAGTCTGCTATGATTATCGGCACCAAGAAGGCGCTGCGCAAGATTCCTGACATTGATGGTTCTGACAGCCGCAAGGAGAGCCTGTATGCTATGGGCTATGCTGGCAAGCTGGCTGGCACCCCGCTGATTTCTATGAAGCAGCGTCACGAGATCGGCTCTACCAAGTTCATCCTGCCTGACGACACCCTGTATGTTGTTGCTGGCGACACCAAGCCCATCAAGCGTGTTACTGAGGGCAGTGTTACCATGCTGCAGGGCGATCCGATGAAGAATGCTGACCTGAGCCAGGAGTTCCTGCTGATGAAGCGCACCGGCATTGGCATTATCATGGATCGTGACTTTGGCGCTTACAAGTTATCTTGATAGATAGAGGATCTGATATAAACCGGCTGGATAACTGGCCGGAATTTTTAATGTGAATGTTTGGAGGTATTGTTTTGGCAGTTAAAAAGATTACGAATAGCACTATGGTCGAATGCAAAAACGGCGTACATGGTCCCCTGATTTATATTTCCAGCCGCACGGCAGGATATATGATCGAGTGGGAGGAATTTGGCGAGGTTCAGGAGATCGAGTACGGTGAGCTGGTTGCCATGCGTGGTTCACAGCCGCGTTTCTTCCGCGACAACTGGATCCTGATTGAGGATGCAGATGTCCTGAAGGCGCTGGGTGTCGCACAGCATTACCGTAACGCACTCACGACAGAAAACTTTGATGATGTGTTTAGCTGGGATGCTGCAAAGATCCGCAGCGACGTGGCAAAAATGAGCGACGGCATGAAGGATTCTATCCGTATGAGAGCAAAAGAGCTTATCAAGGCGGACAAGATCGACAGCCGCAATGTCATCAAGGCACTGAACGAGGTTCTGAACTGCGACCTTGAGGAAGAGGTGCAGCTTGATGCCAAAAAGCCAGCCAAAAAAACCGTGGAAGTGACGACCATTAAGTAACGGAGGTGTGACCTATGGGCACCAAATACGAGGAAATTTTTGAGCGTTATCGTGCCCGGGTTCGCAACTACGAATTCTTGGACTTTGACGCAATCACACGGTTGGAATACCAGAAAGATTTGCTGACGCTGGCGATTGGCGATTTTGAGGAAATTTGCAAGCAGGACTTAACGGATAGGGAAGACGATATCCTGGCGTTTAATATCACACTGACAAATCGTGAGAAAGATATTTTGGCACTGGGAATGGTACTTCATTTCGTTGAACCGTTTGTGTACAACACGGATGCCTTGCAGAATGCTTTGAACACCAAGGATTTCAGCTTATACAGCCCGGCGAACCTGCTGGAGAAAATGACAGATTTGATGACTACGACGGAGCACCGCCTGCGTGGCGAGATCAACCTGTATTCCTTTAGAAACGGTGAGATTGCCGGACTGACACAGTGAGGTGGTACACATGAACTATGACATGTATGCCGCCATGTTGGGCAGACCCGGTACGAGCCGCCGCGATCGTATTATCCAAAAATCAAAGCACGACACGCTCAAAATGGGCCCAGACTCGCCAGCATATAAAGAGGTCGAGATTGATGGAATCAAGCACCATATGGAGATTATCTCCAGCACGGTAACGAACCAGAAGGTCATTAGGACCATGCCGGGTGATGATTTTGAGATCGGGCACATTATGCTGTGGAGTAAGAGCCATTGGCTGATTACGGAGCGTGATGCTGATGATGAGATTACGGTGCGCGGCAAAATTGAGCTGTGTAACCGCAGTATTCAGTGGCAGGACGTAGAGACCGGCGAGATCGTGACCCGTTGGGCCGTTGTGGATAAGCCGTATTTCTCGAACCTTTCTGAGAATAAGCTGATGACACTTTCCAGCCGTGAGTTCCAGGTGAAGATCCCCTACGATGAGGAATCTGCGCTTTTGGACGTAGATAAGCGGCTTATGCTGGAAGAAATCAACGGTCAGCCAAAGACATACCGTATTACCTGTGTGGATGGTATGACAGAGCGCTATGACCGCGACAACCAGCAGACTGGTTTCTTGGTGCTGAACCTTGAGCAAGACCAGTACAACCCAGACACAGATAATGGCGACAAGATGCTTTGTGACTATGATGAGCCGAAAAAAGTACCGGACACGGGCGATGTGGCTATCAAATACGCAGGGAATGCAAAAGTGCGCATTTGTGGGCGCGGTAAGGTGTTCCACGCGACACGCGACGGAAAGCCTTATGCCGGATGTGTCTGGACCATTCAGCCCGATAAGAGCACGTTAAATGAAAAGGTATATTTTGCCAATTCGACGATGTGGAACCGCGTGGATGGAGACAGCTGCCGTGTTTCGGCTGTTGATGATAAGACTTTGAATGGGCACACAGTTACACTTACGGTGCAAGCACCTGACGGGAATAGCCAGGACAGCGTGGTAATAAAGGTGGTGGATGCATGAATTTGAACGAACTTGGTGCGTACAAGCACAAAGTAGCGTCGATTTTTGCAGATGATCCCGATATTATCGACGTGTTACTTGGCCCTGTGGATGAGGATGCTGATACCGATGAAATGCTGTTAGGAAACGACCCGGACTCTTGCGGCCATATTTTTGAGTACGAGTATGTTGACGACACTAACGAAACAACTGATACGTACCTGTGCATGGAGACTGTGGTTGCAAAAGCGCCCACAACAACTGCATACCGGGTATACCTGTACATATTTGCGTATTGCCACAAAAAAATTATGCAGAGCTATAAACGAGAGGGGACGGTTGGCACCAGAGTGGATATACTGGCTGCCGACGTGGATAAGCTGTTGAACGGAAGTAAAGATTTTGGCATTGGTAAGCTGAACCTTGTCAGTGATGAAGTTTACAAGCCAAACAACAAATATTACGGACGCTGCATTTGCTATGAGGCTGTGGATTTTAACCGGAGGAATAGCAAATGAAAGTACCCTACTTTGAGCTTTTGAACCCAATCGGGTTCCAAGTGGAGACAGTTGGACGTATCCATTCCCCGCACCTTAGAGACATCTGTATAAAGGGGTATAACACCTACCAATACGCATTATCGCTGTTGTTGATGACGCCGAAGGATTTTGTAGAGCGCTTGAAATTGCTGCTGAAACACGGCGGGCAGGAAATGCCAAATATCACGCCGGAAGAAATTGACCAGTTGGATATTTTTACCCTGCTGACATTGGAAGAAGGAACCAGAGCTGATGTGATCTCGGCTCTGGGCTTTTTTATTTCAGAGCCAGTGGAGTATGAGCCAACGCACCAGTGTTTTCTTGTGAATCCGGCGAAGGATGAAGCCGGGGCTTTTACAGTGGATGGTATTATAAACGCCAAAAACTGGACGCTTGTATGTGATGTTTGTTTGCAGTGTGCTTACATAGACCCGCCGAAAGAAAAGAAAGAACACAAGTACAAGGACGAGAGAACGCGCAAAAAGTTTGAAGAGTTCTACCGTAAGAAAGCGGAGTACGAAAAAAACCAGCGCGGCGGCAAGAAGGCTGATCCGGACTATGAGCTTGCGAATATTATTTCGGCTTTGGCAACGTATCACGACAGTTTGAATATGGCCAACATCTGGGATTTGACGGTGTACCAGGTGCATGACACTTTTAACCGCCAACGAATCAAACAAGTCAACGACATTTCTGATTTTAACTACAGCGTGTGGGGTGGGAAGGACCACCAGATAGACAGCTGGTTCAAGAAGATGTCGTGATGGATAAAAACAAACAAATTAAACAGGAGGCTACTACTATGGCTATGAATCCTAATATGGCTAACCGTGAGGTCATGAACCTCGTTCTGCTGGACTACAAGACCAAGGTTCCTTACATGAAGATCGACTTCGCCAACGTTTCTACCACCAACTTCTCTGCAAACCGTGTGTATGCTAAGGGTGGCTGGGGTGCCCCGAACCGCGTTGGTTTTGATGGCGAGCGTACCGGCACGCTGCAGATCGATACCCAGATCATGCCCGCCAAGCTGTTTGCTCTGCTGTCCGGTAAGGACATTGCCAAGACTGCTACCGTGCTGAAGCGCGAGGAGCTGACTGGTACTGCCGATGGCATTACGCTGTCCGAGACCCCCAAGACCGGCACTGTCCAGGTTTTTGCTGCCGGTGACGACTGCGGCACCCCGATCTCTGATACCAATGTTACCGAGAAGAAGGTTACTGCTACCGGCATTACCGAGAACAAGAACTATGTTGTTTACTACTACCTGGAGAAGGCCAAGGGCGTGCAGAGCATCAAGTTCGACGCTGACACCTTCCCGAAGGCTTTTGAGATCCGCGGCGAGATGCCCTTCAAGACCGAGGACGAGGAGGAGGTCATGTGCGATCTGGCCTACTACAAGGCACAGCCGCAGGCTACCTTTAACCTGGCGTTCCAGAACACTGGCGATCCGACCACTGTGTCCATCACCTTTGACTGCTATGCCAACCAGGACGGTGACATCTACGAGATGACCTTTGAGGACGGCACCGGCGAGGAGTAATTTCCTTGACCGATTAAGAAAACCCAATAAGCAGGGGAGCTGAAAGGCTCCCTTGTTTATTTTTAGATTTGGAGATGAGAAGAATGGACGAAGTAAAGTTTGTTGAGACCGCGGCGACTGAGACTGCTGCTGTGGCAGTACCCAAACGCAAAAGCAAGAAGGCTAAGATTGAGCCTGTTGCCGTTGATAGTTTTGATTCTGAACCGGTCAGCGCCCCGGTTGTGAGACTGCCCGAAATGAAGTGCGGTGTAGTCGTGTACCACAACGAGCATACCGGAGCGCTTGGTTTTGAGTATGAAGGCCGCGGCTATCAGATCCCCGATGATGGGCTGAACTACAATGTCGGAGATCCTATCGACTTCATGATCGTTGACGGGAAGGTCATTCTCTGTGTGGTCTAAGTATCATGTGTCTGCCCGGGAGGACCGGACTTACGATGGTATCATGTTCGACTCTAAGGCAGAGATGGAATATTACCGGGATGTTGTGCTGCCTCTGGCTGCCGCGGGGGAGATAGTGCAGTATGAACTGCAAAAGTCGTTTGTGTTACAGCCAGGGTTCCGGCACGATGGAAAAGCTGTGCGTGCAATTACTTATGTGTGCGATTTCTACCTTATTTATAAGGATGGGCGCAGCGAAGTGATTGATGTGAAGGGCATGGCAACACCGGAGGCCAAACTGAAACGCAAGATGTTTTTGTATAAGTACCCGGAGGAGAATTTGCTCTGGGTCAAGAAAAGCGGAAAGCACTGGAAAGAGTGCTGATTGGATATTGAAGAATTTTAGTGGAACAACCATATTTCTCTAAATCCCTTCAATATCACAGGCAGATGTACTTTTGTGCATCAAGATAGCAGATGTACTTGCAGGTTTTCCCAGCTCACAACACTACTAAATTGCTATCTAGCCAAGGGAAACACAACCTCCTGCTTCGGCAAGAGAGACTTATCGTAAGGGATGTGACGAATGTGTCCACTATATATGTGCTTAACAAAGATGGTAAACCTTTGATGCCTACGACTCGCGGCGGACATGTACGCCACCTGCTTAAAGAACAAAAAGCACGAGTTGTAAGAACAAAACCGTTTACAATTCAATTACTATATACGACTGATAATGTGGTGCAGCCACTTTACTTGGGCATTGATCCAGGCAGAACCAATATTGGTGTTGCTGTTGTTAAAGCAGACGGCACAGCAGTCTTTACCGCGCATCTTGCGACCCGCAATAAAGAAATCCCGAAGCTGATGAAAAAGCGTAAGGAATCACGCCGCGCAAGACGCACCAATGGCAGACGCCACCGCCGTCAGCGTAGAGCTAAAGCCAATGGAACTATTTCTAAAAAGTGCGTAAAGCAAGCCACTGCTCAAAATGGTAGTGTGATATTGTCAATATCAGTTGACAGATAAAACTCAAAGAGTAACCACATTATGCA